TCGGTGTAGCGGTAGGACACCTGGATGACCTCCCCGGCGGCGATGTCGCCGTCGATGATCCGCTTGATGCGGTAGGTCGCCTGCGCGGTTCCTTCGGTGCCGCTGTCCAGCACGACTTCGTAGTCCGAACCTTCCTGGTAGACGTACCCGGTGCTGATCCGCTTGACGAGGAAGGGGACGGGGTTGAGCGCGGAGTTGGAGGTGTCGGAGTCGGTGACGATGCCACTGTGAGCCAGGACGCGGGTCGGGGTGGCGACGGTGCCGTTCTGGGTGTCGGCTTCGATCTGGACGCTCTCCACGTTGGTGCGGTAGCCGACGGAAGCCCCGAACAGCGCCACAGCGGTCGGCAGCGTCGTGTTGACCGACAACTGCGGCCCGCGCTGCGGGTTGGTGTAGACGCCAGGAGGGTGATACCGGCTGAAGTCAGTGATTGACGATTCAGTCATTGTGCGCCTCTTCCATTGTCACAACAGGCCCCTTCTCTCTCTTTCTGGTGGCCACCCCAGGTTTTCACAGTGACCTCGGCCAGTACGGCTGGTTGAGTCTTTCGTAGTCGATGACCGGGGCGGTGTCGACCCGCGACAAGGTGTAGGCACCGTCGCGGGTGAACTTGATGTTGAAGTTGCCCAGCAAATCGAAGCTGTAGGAGTCTTCGTAAGCCAAAACATCTTGCTGCCACGGAACGTCCATGCTGGCGCTTTGCCCGCCGGGGGTGATGGTGTCGGTATTGAGGGTCATCGCCACATACGGGTTCTGGTCTAGCGCGGTCAGCAGCGCCCGGTACTGCTTGGTGTTGGCGTTGGGCTGGGTGATGACCAACTCCGGCGTCCGGCTGAAGGCGAACATACTGATGATCGAATCCGCGATCCGGTCGCGCTCCAAGCTCTTGAGGGCCACGATGGTCAGGGTCACCCGGCCGTTGAACATCCACTCTTGGATGGGCGTCCAGTTCAGGTTGGCGTCTTGCACCCACACTTCGTGGGAGATCCCGGCGCGATTGAGCTTGACGACGGAGAACTGCACCCAAATGCCGGGGTACTGCTCCTTCTTCATTGGATACTCCAGGTCGACGTAGACCGGGGATCCGTTGATGGTGATGTTGGTGCGGATCAGGGCTTCGCGAAGTGCCATGACCACAGCCCGCTTCACGGCTTCGATCACCCCACCTTCGGAGCCGGGGATGTTTTCGGGCATTTCGGAGCCGGGTTCGGGCTGATCGAAGTCGGAGGAGAAGATGCTGGAAGCAAACCGGTTGGCTACCCACTGCACCCCTGAGTCCCGGCTGGCGGTGGTGGCCAGCGCGGCGGCGATCGTCCGGCCCGTCGACAGCGCAGTCTGGGGTGGGTTGGCGGAGAGGGCCAGGCTGGCGCTGAGGGTGCGGCCGACTTGGGGGCTGGGGCTGGAGGTGGCGGTGACGGCAAGGCTGGCCGCAGCGGTCTGACTAGCCACTGTATTCGCCCTTCAGCGCCGACATGATGTCCCGCTGGACGCTGATCTTTTCTTCACCGATCGCTTTGAGGATGGCGTCTTGCATGAAGTTCTTCGGCTTCAGGCCGGGGTGCCGCCACTTTTGGTCGCGCCATTTCCGGCCGACGTGGGGGATGTCGACGTAACCGGGCTGACCGGCCTGCCCACCGCGCCGGAAGTGCGGGCCGTCGCCTTGCTTGCACCCGATCGGGATCGGCCCGCCCTTTTTGTTGACCCACCACATGATGAACGGCTTGAAGCCTTCGTTTTGGCGCATCAGATACTTCAGGCTGGTGCGGATCCCCACTTTGCTGTCGCCGGGGAAGGCGGTGAGGGCACCCATCGCCTGGTTGCTCCAGCCGCGACTGGCAACGTCTTCGCGGGCGTACTGGGCGGCTTTGTCGGAAATGCGCTGGCAGATCGGGGCGGGGACGGGGATGCGGGTCATGCGAAGATCACCGCCCGCAGCGAGTCGGTCGGCGGCGGATCCTGAAAGGTCAGGGTGACCGACGAGATGGTGCTGGCGTAGACGTTGGTGTCGACCTGCTCGCCGGACGCTACGTCGTAGAGTTGGACAACAAGCTCTTTGGTGCCCAGCATGTGGTTGATGGTGATGGTGGTCGACGCCCCATCCCCGATGGTGTAGGCGTATTTCGCGGTGGATACCGGCGGGATGACGACCATGCTGTTGGGGGCGACGATCGGCGGCGGCAGCGGGGTGGGGTTGGCGTCAGTGGCGGCACTGAAGCTCACGCCGATGACCGGATACTTCGCGATGTCGACGGCATCGGACACCCGACTGATCTGGGCACGCTGGCCGACGATGTCGGCGGTGGTCTGGCCGAAGCGGTCGCCGGTGCGCAAGCTGTTCTGGGTCACCGCCCTGATGCCGTAATACCCTTCGATCTCGGCGGGGGTGTAGTCGTCATTCCACCGTCGGACGCGCACGACGTAGTCGTGCTCCACCAGCAGCGGCGTGTGCTGGGTGTGGAACTCCCGCTCGTCGGTCTTCCACAAGCCGCGACTGCTGGCCTTCTCGTCTTTGACATCGTCGGTGAACATCCCCCACACCAGCGCGGCCTGCTTGACCCCGCCTTGGATGGAGGTGCCGAAGCAGACGGTGCAGAGCTTCCCCGATCCGGTGTACACGTCGTCGGTGCAGTACGGGCAGGCCGGGAAGTCCTCTTTGTCAGCGTAGTTGTGGTACATCGCCAGCACGATGCACCGTTCGCCGTGCATCTGGAGCGAGTCGCGCACGTCATGTCGGGCCATGCTGACCGCATAGTTTTCAACGAGCTTGATCGCCATCAGTGCTGGGTCGCCCCCCACGAGATGGCCGGGGCTGCCGGGTAGAACCGCCAGGAGCGCACCTGCGCGGCGTAGGTTCCGGCCTTGAAGATACCGGTCGCCCCGCCGCCGTAGATGCCTCCGGCCACCAGCAGCGAGCCACGGCCCAGGCTGAGGAGCTTGCGCTTAGCCATCTTGACCATCTGCACATACTCCGGCCATTCGGTGGAGAGGATCTGCTGCCACCGCATGGAGTAGTCCCGCCGGTCAGCGAAGGTGACGTTCATGCCTTGGAGGGCGGGGATCTCGGTGTAGCTGCGCACCAGATGCCGGACGACTTCGTAGTAGGTGCCCAGCACCATCAGCCCACCGAAGTCCTGCGGGATTGGCTCCACTCCCGGCCCGATGCTCCAGTTGCGGATCGGGAATCCGGTCAGCCCCATGCGGGTGGCAGCCATTTTCTGCATTTGCGCGATGCGCTCGTAGTCGAAGTGGGTCTGGAAAGGTTCGATGAGGTACGGCCCCCCTTCGGTGGAGTCGAACATATCGCCCAGCATCCAACTGACCTGCTCCACGATGGACTTCTCCGATTCGCTGCACGAGTCGTACAGCGGCATCGGGTTGAGAACCTGGAGGTGGTCGTTGTAGGTGAAGGCGACGCCGCCGACGGTGTAGCTCCACTGGGCCGTCAGGGTGCCCCGGTAAGAGGTGTTGGGCGGGCCGATGGCGTAGTCGTATTTGCCGACATCTTCCCGATGGATCTGGGCCATCGGGATGTTGAGGATCCGGCTGCCGCGAGGATCGTCCCCCTGGTGGGCGGCGGGATCTTTGAACCACACCTGGAGGTTCAGGCTGTTGGCGTCCGGCTCCACCGATACCGCGCCGTTGGTGATGTCGATTGCGACATAGCCCCGCCCGCCTTGGGACAAAAACTTGCGGACGATTGACTGGTCACGGATTTTAGGGCTGTAGACCTCGACGCCGCTGGGGTTGGTGATCGGCATTATGACCCCACATACACAACGTCGATGCGGCTGGTGATGCGGGATCCCGTCCCCAAGATCGTGTCGACGGCAGCCTCCACGAAGCTGAAGACCTTCTCCACGATGTTGTTGTTCGCGGTGTAGCTGACCTTGACGGTCAGGACTTGGTCGGTGGTGAACCGCAGCTTGCCGGAGAGGGACAGGGTTTGGGAGAAGTTCGGGGTGTAAAGGTTGCCCCGCATGTACGCCTGGGAGCGGACGGCGGTTTCCACGCCGTTGATGCACAGCACCGCGTGGGCTTCATCGGGCACCAACTGCGGATCCCACTGGATAGCGCAGTCGACTTGATACAGTCCCGGCCTGCGGATGACGATGGAGGTCAGGCTGCTGGCCGGGTTAAAGTAGTTGAGGGTGTCCTCAAGCTCTTCGTGCCATTCGATGATCGTTCCGCCCGTCCCCAGCTTTTGCTTGACGCCCTGGCGCAATCGGCAGGCCACGGCGGTGTCCGGCGCGACGGCGGCGGAAGCGCCGAACAGAATGTGCCACGACGGGGAGGTTTGGGTGGTCGGCTTAGCCCAGATCTTGAGTTGGTTGGTGTCCGTCTCAAAGATCAGCATCCCCAGCCACGGCGCGGGCCGGGTGGTGGAGGTGCAGATCTGGTAGTTCTGCGGGATAGCCGTCTGGTCGTGGGTGTGATTGCCCGGTGCGGCCTGGTTCGCCCCCGGCCCTAGCGTGTGATGAATCGCGGTGGGGGAGGAGTCGGTGTCGGCACTCTGGTGGGTGTTGGCTTGGGCGAGCTTGGGGCCGTGGATGTTGTTGTCGATGCCGGAGTGGTCGTGGGTCTTCTGGGCGGCGTGCGTCTGTAACGCAACGACCGCTTTGTTGATGTCGTCGTGAAGCTGGGTGTGGTTACGGGTGTTGCCGCCCGCACCGGCCGAAGAGAGGGAAGTCTCTTCGGGCAGTGACGGAACGGAGAATACGTCTATCCCGGCGGGATAGTTGATGGCCATGCGACCCCTCTCTTAGCGCCCTGCTCCTGACGCGGGCAGGAGGGATCGGCTAGATGATCGACGCGGAGTCGTAGAAGTCGCGCAGGAAGTCTGCGTTACGGACGGCGAGCGTCCGCTGCTTCGCCCCGCTGACGGCACCCCGGCCGTTGGCGTTGATGACGCCTTTAGCGCGGGCGCGAGTCGCTGACCCCGCCTCGGCGGTGGCACCGCTGCGAGTCTGGCCACCGATGACGGCCGACTGCACTTGGTGCAGCGCGGCGAACACCGACGGGCCACCGGGGACACCGGCGTTGGACTGCCGGGTCTGATACAGGCCGGTGACAACCGGGCCGGTCTGCGAGTAAGGAGCGGTCATGGCGTTTTCCTTTTCTAGGGATGCGGAAGGTTGTTGTTGGTGATGGCTTTGGCGGCTGCTGCCGTCATCTTGGCGGGGGCGTTGGCCAGCGCGGAGGTGACGCGCTCACCGGCCACCCCGAACTGCCGCTTCTGGAAGGAGGCGACGAAGTACGCACCGCCAGGATCCACGCTCAGTGCCATGCGTCAGGCCCTCTTGTACTTGTTCCAGTCGGCCTGGGCTGCGGCCGGGATGCTGGACTCTTTGGACACCGTCGTGGTCACGCCGCCAGTGGTGGTCGTGGTGGTGATGGTGACCGCAGGCACCGTAGCGAGGTAGTCGGACACGAGGTTCTCGGGGCCACCGACGGAGGTCGGGTTGCCGACGTTGACGGTGTCGAACTGCCGGGTCTGGTAGGCCAGCAGGAACGGGTTGGTCGATCCTGGCTGCGGTGCGGGTGCGGTCATGCGGGTGACTCCTTATGTCTTGCGGGGGGCGGTGATGGTGACGCTGCTGAACTTCCAGACCTCGTTGCCTTGAGCATCGGAGGTTAGGGTGCCGGGGAACATCGCGGTCATCCCGGCGTGATCGGAGCACAAAGGCGGGGTGCCTTCTTTGATGTCGCGGGCCGACTGGAATACCCGGCCGCGAATGACGACGCCGGACTGCGCGTCGACCTGCCCACACTGGAGGCATGCCTTCTCCACCAGATCCTTGCCGGTGTTGCTCTCCACGACCTCGCCCCGCAGGCTGGCCATCTGCTCGTCGGACGCCTGGATGGATTGCCCGATCAGCAGGGTGATCTGGTCTTCCATCTCTTCGTCGGTGGAGACGGTCACCGCGCCGCGCAGCCACAGCTTCTGCAAGCCGCGCATCTCCAGTGCCAGCCGGGGGAGGTGGGCGACGGAGTCGGGGGTGCCGGTAGGGGAAAGCTCAAAGTCGACGGTGCCCTCACCGATCTTCTGGTGGAAGCTCTGGACATGCGGGGTGTTGTTCTTGATGTACAGCGTGCCGTCGTGCTTGCGCAGTTCGGCCAGGGTGAGCTTCTTGTCCTGCTGTTTCCGTGCAGTGGTGGTCGCCATCTGTTCCTCCTCGACTAGGCGTGGATTGACCCTTACACCTTTTCAGGGCTGAGGATCGGGGAGGTACAGGGTCGGGGGTCACTCCTCGACGGGCGGCTCCTCGACGGGAGGCTCCTCCACCGGCTCCTCGACGGGAGGCTCCTCCACCGGCTCCTCGACGGGAGGCTCCTCGCCTACGGCCTCAGCCAGGATGCCGCGCACGTTGACCACCATCGCGTTCAAAGCGTTGGCGCGAGCGTCGTCTTGGGCAGCCGCCTCTTCGATTTCGGCGGCGGTCTGGGCGTTGTCGATGGCTTCCCGAACCTGAGCAGCCATCACCGGGTCTTGGGCGATCACGGCCATCGCGGCGTTCATCTTGGCTTGGAGGTCGGCAAAAACCTCATCAAACTTGGCCATCGTGGTTCCTTTCGTCGTTCATCTCTTTTGTCACATCAAGGGGAAGAAGGCAGGGCAGTAGGAGCATCACATCATCGCAAAAAACGGAGAATCCCCGACCAGGGAAACTCCAAGAATCCCCCACGGAGTTGCGTCTTGCGCGGTGCCGGTTTGGGTGTAGGGGCCATTCGCTGTATCCGCCACCATATGACTGTCACGGGTGCCTTCTGCCTGCGCCTTGTAGGCAACGCCAACACTGCCGGGGCCGGAAAACATGCCTGGGGAGGCCCAGCCCATTGCGGTTACCACGAGTCCGTTGGCAAACCCGCCGTAGGTTATTGTGGCATTAACAGACCCTGTACCGGCGCTGCTGGCCAGGGGGCCAAGTCCTTTCACTCCCGCGAACGTCATCGAAATCCCGATTATCCCGCGATTGACCTGGGGCGCGGTGGCCGTCACAAGCACCGTCTGGTTTCCGGTGGGCGGGTTGGCCAGGTAGAACAGGGTGGCCTTGTCGCCTGTGCCGTTGTTGAACATCACCGACCCCAGCGCGGTCATGGGCTGTACACCAAACGACGCACCGATGGTGATGCTGCCGGATGCGGTCGAACTTGAATCGTGGTATTTGCCCAGGACGATTGCCATGCGGTCAGTGCCAGCACCACTGACGTGCGTGAACTGCGTGCTTAACGTACTGCCGTCAAAGAGTCCTTTGCTGCCGTTATCAGACGCACTCGCATCAAACGTGACGGCCATATCAGTATCCGATCACGTCGGAGGCGGCACAAACCCACTTGGTTTTTGACTCGTCGTATATCAGACCGACCAGATGGGTTTTAGAGGCTACAGTCGTGGTCGGCAGGGTCGCTACACCGGAATTGATGAAGCCGGAACCCCAGGTGATCGCACGCGGAGTCGCATCCCCGGTGATGCGGATCGTCAACTTTTGACCGTCAGCGGGCTGACCCGACAGGTTGGTTGACATTGACGTGATCGCCGTCGCCAGCGCGGTGATGTTGAACTGATCGAAGAGGTCGGTGTTGATGGCCGGGGCGGCAGCAGAGGCGACAGTGCCTATACGCGGAATCGTCCGGCGATCCGCGTCGGACAAGGAGGTCGCCCTCCAGTGTGCTGCCGTCGTGGGGGTCGCCGCCGTCGCGGTGAACATCATCGCTACGGAAGGGTTGATGCGGCCGTTAGGCCACGGCGTCGAGATGGAGTTGCCCAAGGAGGAAGCCACCTGGATGTAATTGGTGGACTGGTTGATGACCGTCCATGACATGCCTGCGGTGACTGAGGTGCTGGGCAAAACCACCGTCTGTATTAGAGAGCCGGTGAACACCTGAACACCACCGCTGGCGATGGTGAGGGTCGTCGTGCCTGCCGCCGTCGCGGTGGACTCCACCACGCTGATGAAGTTGTCAGCGAAAAGGTTGGCGTTGGCATCTCGCGCAGCCACACTGGAAGCGGTAGCGGCAGTGACCAAGGAGGTGGAGCCGGTGCCGCCGTTGGCCACCGCGACGGTGCCGGTGACGTTCGCTGCGGTGCCGGTGGTGTTCTGGTTCAGAGTGGGGAAGGTGGGGGTGCCACCAAGGGTGTAGGTGCCGGTCACCGTTCCGGTAATCACCGGGGTCGTCAGGGTCGGGGTGGTCAGGGTCTTGCTGGTAAGTGCCTGGGCCGCAGCCAGCGTTACCACGGTGTCGGACGCGCCGGGGAACGTCATCGTGGTCGCGTCAGTACCGGCCAGCGTCAGCGAGTTGTTGAAGGTCACCGCCTTGCCAGCCGCATACTTGCCCGCGAAGTACTGGGCATCCCAGTGGGTCGGAGCCGTCGGCGTGGCAACCAGTGCGATGAATAAGCCGCTGGTGTTCGTCGCCAAGACAGTGACGGTCGTCAGGTTGGAGGACTGTACCGTCACCGCGCCGGTCGAGTTGTTGATGATGCGGTGGCGTTCACCAGCAAGCACCGACGTAGTCGGCAGCACCACGGTCTGGTTGGCGGTGCCGGTGAACTCCTGAACACCCGCGCTGGCGACGGTCAGGGTGGTGGTTCCGTTAGCCGTGACGTTGGTGGCGAACTGGACGGCGTTGGACAACGTGTTGATGTCGGTGGCCACCTCGTTGAAGTTGGCGGCGGTCAGCACTTCGCCGGAGGCCCAGGTGGACTTGAGTACCATGATTTCCTTTCAGAGATAGTAGGCAAAGAAGTTGCCCGGTCGTAGTTCGGTAATGTTGGTGGGGTCGGACGTTTCGGTGACGACCAAGACGGCGATGACACTGGCGTCGAGCTTCAACCTCATTTCCGGCACGGAGCAGTTGATGCTCTGATTGGCATTGATGATCCGCGATAAAGTCACTCCGCACAAGAAAGTGCCGGTCACCGCCAGCGTGTTGGCGCTGACTGCGTAGGCCACACCCACAGAAGTGGGGCGGCTGCTGGTCACGACCAGGGCGGCATTGAGGGCCTGTCCTCGGGTCAGCGCAGCCGTCCGGCTGGCTGTGACCGGCAGGGTCGCGCTGAAGGACGTGCTGGTGTTGGCTAGCGCCGCAGGGGTTGCCGTTACTGCCAGGCTGGCGTTGATGAACTGGTTGCGGGTACCGGACGACGACACGGCGGCGGTGACCGGGAGGCTTGCCGCGAGCGACTGCCCTTTCGACGGGGTAGCCGTGGGGGTAGCGGTCGCCGTCAAAGCGGCAGCGAAGGGCTGCCCCCTCCCGACATCGGCGGTGAGGGACGCGGTGCCGGTGGTGAAGGTGGAAAGTTGACCGCTGCCGATTCCGGCTGCCGAAGTCGTGGCGGTGATCGGGATGGTGAACGCCCCGGTGAAGTGATTCCTCGTGCAGGATCCGGCCGTGGTGGCGGTAACGACGAGATAGGCTTGCGCCCCGAAGCCCCAGAAGATGGTGGCCGTCGGGCTGGCGGTGACAGCCAAACTGGCGGCGGAGAACTGGTTGCGGGTCACGGTTCCGCTGCGGGTGACGGTGATGACCAGCGGGGCGTCAATGCGGGCCGACATCGCGACGGTGTTCGTCGTCGTTGAGGTGACCGCTAGGGAGGCGTTAGCGAACTGGTTGCGGGTATCGGTCGCCGTCAGAATCGCCGTGACGGCTAGTGACGTGTTGGTCGCATAGTTCTGTGACACCGCCGCGATCGGGGTGGCGATAACCGACAAAGCCGTAGTGGCGATGGCGCTGCGGACGGCGGAAGCAGTTGGGGACGCCGTCACCGCCAATGCCGCCAGGATGGGCTGGCCCCGGCCTGCGGTTGATGACGGTGTCGCGGTCACCGCCAAAGCGGCGGCGGCGAACTGGTTGCGGGTGCCCGATCCGTCGGCCGTCGCCGCCAGGTCGAGGTCGGCATTAGCCGCGTACCGCTGCGATACCGCTGCGGCCGGGGTTCCGGTGATCACCAATGTTGACGCGACAAATCGGTTGCGGGTGGCCGTCGCCGTCGCCGTCGAGGTCGCCGTCAAGTTCTGGTTGGCGACGACGGACGCCTGCTCCACAGCAATCATGCTGGCTGTGACCACAAGGTTGGCGGAGGTCGCATAGTTCTGTCGGGCGGCGGCAGTACGGGAAGCGGTGACGCCCAGCAGAGCATTTCCTACGGCGGTGCGGGTCGCCGTCGAGGTCAGGGTCGCGGTGCTGGCAACATCAGCCGCTATCTGTGCCGCCACGGCGAGGGCGGAGGTCGTCGTCGCGGCGACAGCCAAAGCCGCATTAACGACGGCGTTGCGGATCCCGGTAGCCGGACGGGCAGCGGTCACCGCTAGGGACGCATCTATTCTTTGTCCGCGACTGGCCACCCCGACCAGCGTGGAGGTCACCGCCAGGGAGGCACTGAAGGGCTGGCCCTGGTTGAGCAGGCCGGTGGGGGTGGAGGTGAGGGCCAGCGCTGCGTTGACGACGGCGTTGCGGGTTCCGCTTCCCGTCAAAGTCGCGGTGATCACCATCGGGGTGTTCCCCGCCGCCGGGGAGAAGTTTCCGGCATTGATGGTGGTGCTCGTCAGCGCCAAGGAGGAGTTCGCGAACTGACTTCGGGTAGTAGAGGCGGTGAAGGTGACGCCCACCGGCAGGCTGGCGTTGACCACCGCCTGGAGTTTGGGCTGGGCTGACGGTGTTGCGGTGATCGTGATTGCGGACGCAGCGGAGGTAGTAATCGTCGCCGCAGCCGTCGGAGTCGCCGTGACCGCCAGTGCTGACAGTGCGTTGGCGTTGCGGATCGCTGATGTGCCATCCAGCAAGAACGGGAAGATGTACGGGAAGACACCGTTGAGGGTGACCGGCAGGGCGGCGCTGGCGAACTGGCTGCGGGTGCTAGCAGCAGTCCGTGTAGCGGTGACCGGGAGGTTGGCGTTGGCGGCGGCTTGGTTGCGTGCCGCCCCCGACAGCGTGGCTGTTACCGGCAGCGAAGCGGCGGTGAAATGGTTGCGGGCTGCGGCGGAAGTGATGCCCGCCGTCACCGACAAGGTAGTGGCGTTGGCGACAGCCTGGACGGTGGTTGCCGCTTCCCGCGTGGCGGTGACAGCCTGTGCCGCCAGCATGTTCATAGTGCGGATGACCGACGGGCTGCCATCCAAGGCAAACGGGAAGATGTAGGGGAACACCCCGTTGAGAACGGCGGTGGCGGCTAATGACGTATTGGCGACGTGGTTGCGGGTACTGGTGGCGGTGAGATTTGCAGTGACCGACAGAAATGTTGAGGTGACGTAGTTCTGCGAGATCACCCCGGTGCGAGTGGCGGTGACGGCCAAGGCGGCGTTGGCGAAATGGTTGCGTGTCGAGGTCGCGGGGGTTGACGCCGTAACTGGCAGGCTGGAGTTAGCAACGGCCTGGTTGCTGATAGCCCCCGTCGGGGTGGCGGTGAACGGGAGTGCGGCGTTGACGATGGCGTTACGGGTCGCTGTTGAAGTCAGGGTCGCAGTAGTGGCAAGTGAACCGGCTGCGATTCTGGCGGTAGATGCCGCTGCGGTCAGGGTGGCGGTGACCGGCAGCGCAGCAGCCGCGACGGCTTGATTGCTGACCGCAGCCGTGCGGGTAGCGGTAGCGGCCAGGGTGGTGGAGGTGACGAACTGGTTGCGGGTTGCGGCGGAGGTCGGTGCGATGCTGACCGGCAAGCTGGTGTTGGCGACGGCCTGAGCGTTAGCAGCCCCGGCAAGGACGGCAGTGAGGGCCAGCGTGGTCGAGTTGACGAACTGGTTGCGAATAGCGGCGGAGGTCGGGGTGTCAACGAGAGTCAGAAGTGCAGCGGCTATTCCGGCGACGGCGGCGGTGGCAGAAGGTGCGGCGGTGACCGCTACGGCGGTGCTGGCGGAGGCTTGGGCGCTGGCGGCTCCGGCCCGATTCGTCGTTGCTGCGAAGGACGCATTGGCGACGTGGTTGCGGGTACTGGTGGCGGTGAACGCTGCCGTCAGAGCCAAGCTGGAGTTGGCTGCGGTCTGGCTTCTGGCGGTGGCATTAAAGGTAGCGGTAAAGGGGGCATTAGCGTTGACGACGGCGTTGCGGGTTGCTGTTGCCGTAAAGGTGGCGGTGACAGCCCTGGTGGCTGCTCCGGCGGCGGCGAGGGAAGCGGCAGCAGTAACGGTGGCGGTGACCGGGAGGCTGGCGTTGGCGACGAATTGGAGTCCGGCCGATCCCGTTAAGGTTCCCGTCGCCGCCAGCGTGGTAGTGGTGGCGAACTGATTGCGGGTAGCAGCAGATGGCCGACTGGCCGTGACAGGCAGGCTGACGTTGGCGCGAGCCTGGATGCTGGCCGTTGCGGTCGGCGTGGCGGTGACGGCCAGGGGGGCGTTGACGACGGCGTTGCGGGCCACCGACGGACTGCCGTCGAGGGCAAACGGGAAGATGTAGGGGAACACCCCGTTGAGGGTGGCGGTGACCGGGAGCGAAGCGTCGGCGGCGTGATTGCGGGTCGCTGTTGCTGTACGAGTGGCGGTTCCTGCCAGAGTAGTGGAGCTTACTTGGGTAACGACAACAGCGTTCGCGGTGCGATTAGCAGTAACGGCCAGGGTGGCATCGGCGGCGGCGGCGGTAACCGTCCCGGTACTAAGGACGAGTGCGATACCAGACCAGCCCAAAGCGGATGATTGCGTAGCGCTAAACGTGGTGCCTGTCGCGGCTGAATCAGAAACTGCTAACCCGGCATAGTTGGCGACGCTGTTTGTAATGGCACGGTTAGTGCCGCCGCTAGTCGCCGTGATAGCAGAACCAAGGTTGCTTACGCCGGTTCCGATAACACCAACAATCACATCCCCGCTGGCGCACGCAATCGGGCCGATTGACGGCGAAGCACTGCCGAATGAAGTTGTTGCAGTGCCTACACTTCCGACTCCACTGTAAGAAAAAACAGTTGCGGAATGAGCCGTGTTCGCATTGAACGTAAATGCGGCTGTTTTTGACGCGCCCGAACCCGATCCGGCCAAACGGTACAGGGCCGTAGTGCCATAGAGCGTACTTGTGTCGCTGCCATGGCCTATGTTGGCGATAAGCGTCATTGCCACGCCGCCATAGCTGCACGACGTGATTGTTCGCTGCACAGCCGTTGCGGTTGAGATAGCTACAAAAACATCTGCACCCAATAAGGCGGTGAAAGGAATTGAGGCAGAAGCAGCACCGGATGTTCCGGTGAGAGTACTTGTTTGACTGTTGAAGTCGACGCCACTTTTTACAACGCCCGCCGTCAGGGTAGCGGTGACGGCTGGGGTAGCGTTGGCGCGAGCAGCATTGCTTGCGGCTGCCGTCCGCGTTGCCGTGACCGGCACAGAGGCGTCAACTAAGGTTGGGGCCGAAGCCGCCATAATTTCGATTGTCTGACCCAAAGCGCCGCCGTTGCCGGTATTTGTTTGCGTCGCGGCACCGTCAGACTTTGGATCATCTTTGGTGTTGAGGCATAAGCCTGACGTGCCTGCCACGGCGGTGCGCCTAGTAAATCCGGTAGGCGCAGATCCCCAGGCCGTACAGTTCCGGTGGCCGTGGAAATACAGCAGGCAGCTAGAGCCGTCGGTCACACGTTGTGTAATTGCAGGCGCGGTAACAGAGTTGACTACGTTAGCGTTCGATAGTGCAAAACCACCTATGGGTGACGACGTGGTTTTTGCGCCTTGAATCACTACCGCAGTAAGGCCGGAGCAGCTACCCCACGTCCCCGACGTATGATTGTTGCTGGTGGCGACGAAATACCATGCGCCGCCGCCATTAGAGTTACCGCCGCCGCTTTGAATCGGAACCCACGCCGGAACGGTGCCTGAAGCGGTTGGTGCCGTGGGTGGGGTGGCGAGGCCATTCAGATACCCAAAGATGACAATTACATCACCCACGGCATGCGCGGGGATCGCAACACTCGACGCTAACGCTGATTCCGCAGTGCCCTTAACTGTGGCAGGATTTTTTATGACGCCCGCTGTCGGCGTTGCAGTGACTGCCAGCGAAGCGTTGGCGGTGACGGGGGCGGGATTTAACTGGATACGGACGGCTCCCCAGCCGCGCCCGGTAGCGGATCCTGAGAATGTTGTTGTCGCCGCCGCGTCTTGGACGTATAGGAAGTTTCTGCTGGTCACCGTGTCGGCCACACCGGTTGTTGATCGCTGCCACCGCAGTGTTCCGCCGGTGAGACTGACCGCCGCGACACGCGAGCCGAAGGAGTGCGAAACATATCCGCCAGCAGGCCGGGTGACTGCGCTAGACCAGGCCGTGCTGCTGTTGGAGAACAGCGTTGAAACGGTAGTGCCCGTTGCGATGGTTGGCGGAAGCTGTGCGGAGTTGACGCCGGAGTAAAAGACAGACGACGCGCTGGCTTCGGTCGATGAAGAATAGGTGACCACAACCGTTTGATTGCCCGTCAGGCTGGTCGCCAAACCGAACGCCGTCAGGGCGTAGATGCCACCGTCAGACCATGTGACGTAGTCGCACAGCCTTGTCATGCTGACGCCGCCGACTGTCGCCGTCGAGGTCGGGGTCGACCCCCCTGCCATGGCGTAGACGATGACGTAACCGTTGCTCACCGAAGCGAGCGAGTGCGTCCACGACAAACTGGCCGCAGTGCCGGTTCCACCAGGGCCGGTGGAGACGAAAGCGACTGCCATAGCTCACCTCCGCCTCTCCACCGGTCATTCTGTGGTGCCCGAAGGCACCGGCGGAGTTACGCCGCCAAAGGTGCGAGGGACAAGCCGCAGGTGTTTAGGGTGAGGGTGTCGCCGTTGGCCACCGTCTTGCTCACCGACAGTGCTGCCGACCAGAGGAAGGAACCGGCGGTCGAAGCCGACCACACACTGATGTGCGTGATCGACTCGGACGCAGTCATGTTCCACGCAGTCGGAGAGGCCGACAGCGCAATCGCGCCGGTCGCTGCCGCCGCGAAGGTCGCAGCCTGCCGGACAGTGACGGCCGACGGGTTGGTTGTCCCAGCAGCACCGGGGTCGCCAACGTGCAGGGCGATGTGGGTGGCGGCGTTGTTGAACGCAGTGCCACGGATCCCGTTGAGCATGGCGTTCGCCAGGTTTACCGTGGAGAGTCCTACGGTCATGGTGCTACCTTTCTAATGGGTGCGGGGCATTAGGAGTCCCCCTCTTTTTTCTCTTCGGCCTCGACCTTGTCGGTCTTGTCCAACCAGAGGTTCTGCGGTGCGCGGACGACGGATGCCGACGCCTCGCTTACGATCTGTCCGATGATGTTCATGTCTCTCCCTCTTTTAGGACTCAAAGGTCGCGGATAACAGGAACCACGCCTGAGCATGACTAGAATAACGGAAACCGAAGAAGGCCGTCTTGTTGGCCTGGACGGTGACGCCCCGGCTGGAGCCAAGGGTCAGCCTCGCCAGGCTGGGCATGAACACCAGAATCTGGTTGCCGTCGGCTTTGACCTCAAAGAGTTCCATCTGGTGTTCCACCGGATTGGCGGGAAGGGTGAGGTTCAGGTCTTGCGGGCTGGCAACGTAGTTGCTGTAAGAGGGGTAGGTCGTCCTGACCCATCCCAGCGTGGCTCCGTCCTTGACGCCGACCGGAGTCGGGCCTAGATCCTTGCGAGTCACGAAAGCCTCCTCACCCCTTCTGGGGGCGAGAGGGCCTGGCTACAGGGGGTTAGGAAGTCTCCCTGATCGGCACATGCTGGGCCGCTTCGGCGTCGATGTCGATGACGATGGCGTTCTGGATCTGAAGATCCGTAAGGCCGTCTACGAACTCTTGCATGTCGTGGATGCAGTTCACCGGGGTTTGGACAACGATCTTCTGGATGTCCCCAGAGCCGTTGGACAGGGTGACAAGGTAGGAGTGCATGGTGGCTCCCCTTTCGTGGTTGCTATCCACAATGTAACTCTCTTGCCTGGGATAACGACAGGGGCTTATGGCCCACAGCACAAAGTGGGCCAGGGGTGACCTGGCCCACTGTGTGGATGTAGGTGGGGCTTAGACGGTGTCGTCGGTGACCGGAACCTCGACCTCGACCGGAACCTCGACCTCGACCGGGGCGGGATCCTCGACCGGGGTGATGGTGGCGTCGATGACTCCGCCGTCAGCCACGATGGCAGCCGGGGTGTCGGACTCAACCACGACGGCCGGAACGACCAGCGTGTCGAGCGGGTTGACGGCGTCGGCCTGGGCCAGCACCGCGTCGGCGGCAACGGACAGGTCATCGACGGCAGCGACCAGGGCCGGGTCGGTGTCGGTACCGGCGGCGGTCAGCGTGTCGACCTGAGTCTTCAGGTCGGTGACCTGAGCGGTCAAGGACGCGAGGCTGTCCTTGAGTGCGCCGACGTTGATGTTGTTCTCGGTCACCGCCAGGTTGAGCTTGGCGACGGCGTTTTCGATCTGGGAAGCGAGGGACATGAGGACTCCAATTCGGGAGAGGATCTTGCGGTCGGTTTCTTGGAAGGGAGCTAAGAGGGCGTGACTGATGTCGTCTGACCACCAGTACGTCCAGCTAGCGAGCAGCAGGGCTAGAAGAGCCACTAAGAAAGCTAACACCACAGTAGCTACCTGCCAGTTCATGTCCCCTCCTCCATCCTTTCTCTGCCCACTCCGGCCCGAATACAGGTCACCGAAAACCAAACGGACGGTGACGATCTTCCCACTCCCCGTAGTGGTCGGCGGGGTTCAGCGGGGAAGCGTCTCGCTCAAAATTGTGGGTTTCCCCGCCGCCGATGCGGCGAGAGTCTTCGGCCTCAACTTCTTCGACGGAGGCGAAGGCAAGCTCTAAGCACCACACCTCGTGGCCCAAGATGGTGAGCCGAAATATCATGGTTCACACCACGCTCATTCGACTGACTTCGCCGGACTTCATCAGGTACACCAGCGCCCCACGCTTGGCGGTGGATCCTTTGGCGTTGATGAGGTAGTCACTGCCCACCTCAAAGGTAGGGCTGGACACGACGGTGCGCTTCGCGTTGGAGCCGATCGCCCACTGGTGCCAGTGGCCGTGTTGGAGGACTTGGGCCGCGCCGGGGGAGTGGTTGTTGACGCTCTGCGCCGCCCACCAATCGAAAGCCTTGCCTTTCTGCCACTGGTTGCCGTGGACGACGGTGACGATCGTGTCCCCGACCGGCACGGTCATGGCGGCTCGCCATTTGTCCGGCACCAAGATGTCCACATGCCCGAAGGCGGCGTCGTTCATTTTGATCTGGTCGGACACCGCGATGGCGCACTCCGTCGCCCAGCCGTCTCCCGGCCAGGTGTTCTGGCTGCGCTGTGATTCGTCGTGGTTGCCGTTAACGACGGTCACCAGGCACTGGCTGGCCAGCGGGGAGAGCCGTTCGATGGTTTGGTACAGCAGCCGCCGGAAGATGCGGACACCTTCGGTGATGGTCGTATCGGTCAGCCACAGGTTGCGCCCCGCCTGGCTCTGATTCCCCTCCAGGCAGTCGCCGGGGAAGGAGAGTTGGATCCCGGCGATGCCGTGCCGCTTCAGGTTTTTGAACTCCACCACCGCAGCCTCCACGGACTGGAGGTAGCGTTCGATGATCTCTTCCGTCGCGCCGCCCTGGCTGCGCTTGCCTAGCTGCTGATCCCCCGCCTGGAAGACGAACCAGTGCCCGTCCTTGACGGGTTCCGGCGGAGTCTTGCGGACTTTGGCGATCAGCGACTCCAGGTCGGCGGCGGTGTGCGACGCTTTGCGCCGGAAGCGGGCCTTCCAGGCGTGCAGCAGCGTCGTCTCAAACTCGTTGGTTTCCCGGTTGCGGGAACGCTGCTCCCAGATGGACTCCTGCGGCTCCCCTGCCACCTCGTAGTGTTCGGGATCCTTGCCAAACCGGCGCAGGGTGTCCTCAAAGTCGAAGCCGTCGGTGATCGGCATCGGCCCGGTCTGCACGACGCCGCCGTTGCCGTCGAACTCAAAGTGCGGGCTGTACTGCGGTTCTTCTGCGGCCGGGTAGGCGTTCAGTTCGTCACGAAGAGACATCGTCTAGCCGTCCGCATCCCCCGCGAATGTGCCGGGTCAAGTGGGCGTACTGACAGGGCAGGGGGTCGGGGCGGCGGCGGCACGCCCGCCAGAGCTTGGAGAAGTTGCCCTCTTGATCAACCCATTCATCGAAAGAGTCCCGGTCATCCTGGCTTTGGCGGGCCAGCCAGTCGCAGACCGCGCACTTGCGGCCCCGCTGATCCTGCCGCTCTTTGTCCAGTTCTTCGGCTAACGACATGCCTCAATCCCCTTCGGTGGAAGGCAGCTTCCACCTATTCAGGATCGGACAGTGCTACTAACCAGTGCTGACGCAGGTAACGATTTTACTGCTCAGAGTTGTCGAGAAGGTGTCGCGCACCCATGATCTTGTACCATTTTGTAGCGTGCGACGGCGGGTTTTCGGGCTGCGGATCCGGCGGTGTGCCGATCCAGCCGCTGACGGCCTGCGCTTTACGGTTCTCGGTGTCGCTCATCGGTGTCTCCTCGCGAGGGTGAAGCCGATTGCCCCGGCTAATCCTTGGTTGATTATATCAGTGCGAGGAATGTCGGCTTGAGGGAGGAAGACTTTCTCCCCCGTCGCCGGGTCGGTGTGGAACGCCCCGTTATCCCACATCGACCACTGGTTGCGATCCACGGTAGCGCGGGCGGCGTCGTCGTAGTCCCCGATCGTCTGCGACGGCTCGGTGTAGTACAGGTCGTCTTCGCCCCGCCACGTCCCCAGCGAGTTCCCCCGCAGGACATCCTGCTTCTCGCGGGCGTAGTCGGCCCAGCCGTCGCCGGTGGAGATGTCGGTGCGCTCGTGGCCGGGGATCGCAACTTGATAGCCCGACGACGGGCCGTCCCCTGGCAGGGTGGGGTCGTCGTGGATGCTGAAGCCGCCGGTGTCGCGGGCTAGCTGTTCAGCTTTGGCCTTCCACTCCGGCGGGTAGGTGTCGTCTTGGATCCCGGCGGTGTTGAGCGTCGGCCTGGGATGGTAGTCGTTGGTCGCGTTTTGGGTCATGTCGTGGAACCGGCGGAAGTAGTCGATCAGGCGCAGTTGCTGTTCGTCCAACGGCTCGCCGGACTTCATGTCCTCCGCGAAGTCCTGCTGGAATCGGGTCTGATCGGAGTAGGCCCAACGAAGCTGAGCGTTCATCGACATCTGGTCACGGTGCGTGACGATCCGACGGGCCATTAGACCTCCCTCTCATCCCTTCTGACGGGCTATCGCACCCCGCACAGGGGGAAGGCCCCGCCCAGCGGCCGGATCGCGGCGCGGGCAGGGCCTTCCAGGGACAGGACGCCGACCTAGGGGGAGCGGCAGAAGCGTCCTGTTGGTTCACCTTTTCTGTCATGTTGAGCAGTTCCATACAGGGAGGATGTTTGGCAAAACAAGAATCCCCCCAACCAGTGTTTGCTGGAAGGGGGGAAACTTGTTTGCTGTGGCAGCATCCTTGCAGGTCTACGCCTTGCGGAGGATAACTATGCCCCTTGCGTTTAGGATAGCTAGGCCGACGAGTTCGTCCATAACCCATCCTTTGTGGAACTGCTCCACTTGGTTGTTCTCCTCCACGTCGAGGGAGTACATGACGGGGAAGACGCCCAAGAAGGACGGCTCCGGCGTCAGGTAGGTGGTACCCGGCGGGATGATGATCGACTTGCCGATCTGGAACTCACCGAACTGGACGATGCGCTCGCCAGCAACGACAGAGTCTTTGAACGCCCACCCGGTCGTGTTGATGTCCCACCTGTAAAAATCCCGATATTCTTGGGGATTGCACAGGAGGCGCGAGGAGTCCAACTGACGCTGATCGGTGAAGGTCACAGCGGTGTAGAGATCGTCCGGCTGAAGGTAGTTACCTGCGACCTGGATCTCGTTCGGCAGTGAGCCGGTACCCGGTGTGGCTGTCGAATCGACCGTACGGTACTGAGCGGCAGCAACCTCCAGCAGCGTGATCAGGCGGCTGTCTTCCTGCCGCATGATGGCCTGCTTCGACATATCCTGCACATATTCCACGATGTTGCTGCGGAGGTAGTACAGGTCTTCCTTCTTGATCTTCGGGAAGGTAGCGATGCGGAACAGACTGACGGGTACGCGCTTGCCCTCAAACGCGGTGATTTTGACCTCACCCTCGTCGCCGTGGAGGAGGTAGGCTTGGCCCAAATCGTCCAACACGTCGTACTCAATCGGCACGCCGGGGGTCAGCGTGTCCTCCAGCAGGACGTTACGCAGGATGCCCTGGTAACGAAGCTGAAGCTGGATGGGGCCGATCATCGACTGACCCAAGCGGATCATGCCGTTCTGGCGGTCACCCAGGATGCTAGCGAGCTTGGCTTGCTTCTCCCTGACGGAGAGCTTGCGGCCCGCCATCTTGGACATGACGCCCTGGATGTCGGAGACGTACTCGTCGGACGAGCGGGCGATCCGCTGAAAACCGGATCCGGTTGCAACTGGAAGGCTCATTGTTCTTTTCCTTCCTTAGCTTCCCGCACCCAAGGTGACAGCACCCAGGTTGTACGGATTGAGGCGGATGAGGATCTTGTCGGGTGACAAGACATCCAGCAGTTCCGCAATGCCGTTAGCGTTGGTCGCCCCGACGGGGGTGAGCTTGCCTTGAGCGTTGCCGGTCAGCAGGACACTGCCACCGTTGACGGGGGCAGTCCAGGTGGCTGTGGTGTCGAAGGCCGGAGCCAACACCTCAAACGTGGCCTGGTTGCCACCGACCCAGACGGTGAAGAGGTTGGTACCGGTGGCGGTAACCTCGTCAATGCCCAGGTTGGGTGCGACGAAGAGGGCAGACAGGCCGAACGGCTTCTGTCCTCCTGCGCCGGTGAACGGGGTGAAGACTTCGGCGGAAAGCCTGGCCATAACCGTACCGGGAAGAATGTCGAAGGACTTCGTCCAGGCGGGGTTCAGGAACCCGCCCCAGGTGGTCGCTTGGTGCTGCGCGTAGATCGGACGCAGCGTGCGCTTCTGGCTGGGGTTGGTGATTGTGGCACGGAACATTTCTCGCCTCCTTTCTAAAAGAGGTTGATTGACTCTGTTACTTGAAGAACAGAAGTGAGTCGTTACGGGGATCGCTGTTGTCGGCAACCCGCTGGGTCTGGGCGGTGCGTTGGCCGCTGCCCAAGCCTGGAGGGATGCTTCTGCTGGTCGCACCGCGAGAAACACCGGCGGAACGTCGTGATGTGCGCTGTGAGTCCAACTCGTTCTTGGCCTCCAGCAGTCGCGTACGGTCAACGACCGTCGCGTGGCGCATGGTCTGGAATCGGGCGATGAGTTTCCACTTGTCGTCCGCGTCCGCCATGCCAGCGCGAATGTAGGCTTCGGCACAACGAACCGCCGCTACCGCATCCGCCATCCGGTTGGATGTCTTGCTGCCTTCGCCCGGTGCCCAGATCTGTGAATCCGTACTGAGGTCGGGGTCGGCAAGGTTGTCACCGGCGTTGGAGCCGTAGTCGCTCAGGTCGTACTGAGACGCTTGGGCTTCGGCGTCGGTGACGTTCTTGACCGGACGCTCCACGTCGATGCGGTCGCCTGGTGCTGCAACTTCCAGCTTCGTGTCAGCGACTCGCCTCATGGCTGCCTTCCGGTTGGTGATGTCCTCAGCCTTTCTGGCTTCCACCAGAACTTTTTCCAGGGTGGGGAACAAGTTGTTCAGCGGCAGCCCGGTGGCGCGGATGTACCGTGCCGCTTCGCGCCGGATGAAGTTCGCATTGCCGTGCTGGCGAGCAGTCCGGCCGGTCGAGCGGGCCAGCCAGTCATCGAACGCGGCGAAAGCGTGGATGCTCGCGTCCTTCGGCTGGGTGGCGACGTTGTCGAGGGCGATGTTGTCGAAGTCGTCACCCTTGATGGTCTGGTCGTCGGTGCCCGACAGTTCGGGGTTGACCGTCGTGGGTTCGATGATGTTGTCGTCGCAGCACTCCGCGTAGAAGCGGCGGAAACCGTCCTGGGTCGGACGGACGTTGGCCTGACGGCACAGCGCGACGTACCGCCGACTGATTGCTTCGGGGGTAGCGGCGGCGGCGGACTTCTTCTGACGCAGACTGGCCAGCGCGGCGGCATCCCGGCGCAACTGCGCGGTGCCATGCTGGACGCGGGCGACGAGGGTGTTCTCCGTGTTGGAGATCGTCTCACCGGCGTGCGGGTTGGCTACGGCTTCCGCCGACGGCACACCGTCTCCACCGAACTGATCGGAGATGTGGACTTCTTCGGACTCACCCAGGTCGTTACGGCCGTAAGGCCCGCCGTCAGTGAGGCCGCTTTCGTCGGCATGAAGGCGTCGACCACGAGAAGCGACCCTCCCGCGCTCGGACAGGTTGATTCCCATTGGTCGTCCTTTCTGTGTCTCTCGTACATTCCGTCGTGAAGCGGTGCTTCTCACAGGGCGACGGGAAGCTAACTGGGGAGGCATTTGCCCACCTTCTTCTTGCGGGGGCATTTGCGGCCCCGCGCTGGGCACTCCGACATAGTCTTCGACTAACTCGGATTCGGCGTACTCCAGGTCTTGCTCCGCCTGGTTGAGGAGAGCCAACTCGTCGGCGGGGCTGAGGCTGCCCATCGCGCCGGGAGGCATGGCTTCAGCGGGCGGCATCCCTTCGGACGGCATCATGCTCTCTTCGGGGGCCATGCCTTCTTCAGGAGGCATCATGCCTTCTTCTTCGGGGGCCATCATCGGCATGTCTTCGGCGTAACGGCGTCGTCCGGCCACGGCTCTTCCTCTTCCTTGTTGGCCGGGGGTTCCGACCTCTTCGATGTCCTCTACCCGCCGGTCGGCGTCGAGGCCCTGCTGTTCTTGTGCCCGATCCAGCCGCTTAGCCTGGTCGAAGTCGGGTGTCTGAAGTTCTTCGGGGGAGTCCACATAGTGGTGGAACTCGTCCTGCCCGTCGTCTTCGCTTTGGTCGCGCAGCGTGTCGATGTCTTCGGGGGCTTCGGTTTCTCCCCAGGCGCGACGGCGAGACGCGGAGCGCGGCATCAAAGACATATCCGGCGGCGCGAGGTGGACGTGATCGAAATGGTTTTGGGTCGGACTGAACCGATCTTCCATTTGTGATACTCCTCCGCCGTTGTACCACGGTGCGTTGAACTGCTGCTGCTGCCACAAGGCGTAGGGCACACCGTTGTCGAAGCCGATCTGGCGGATCTGTGCCGCTATGTCGTTGTCCGTGGTCATAATGTCCAACGCGCCTTTGGCGTGTTCATCGAAGCCATCCCCCGGTGGGCGGTAGCCGCCGATTTCTAGGTCGGGGAAGGTCTGCTTCAGCAGGGTGTGCAGGCCCCGGTTGTTGTCCATCAGACCTGCCGCGTCGGCCGTCCCGCCGCCGGGGGAGACGTAGCCCGCGCCGCTGACACCGCCGCCGGATGAACTTCCGCCCGACGGTGCGCCGGGGATCGCGGTGGGGAACGAGGTCGGCCGATAGGGCAGATCACCCAGCGGGGTGTTGGCCAGTTCGCTCATGGTGGAGGTGTTCTCATCCGGCTTCATGGCGGGAGGCGGTGCCGGTGAGGTCGCGGGAGAGATCATGCCCCGGTTGAGTTCGTCTTCGCCCGCCGCCAGCCGACGGCGGCTGGTCTTCCTGGCGGTGTCGTAGCCCTGCTGGTATTCGTTGCTGATCCACCGGGCGGTGTCGCTGCGCGGATCTAAGTGCTTCAAGGCGGCGGCAACTTCGGGATGGCTAGCAGCTTTCGCCGGTGCGCCCTCCCCGTATGCCCGCCGACCCAGATCTGACCAGTCCGTCCTGGCGATCTCGGTGGCCACGATGAGGCGGGCTGCCTTAAGGCTGCCGGGGTTTTGCTTGATGAAGTCGCGGTATTCGCGGATCTTGCGGTCGCGCTCCTGGCGGCGCGACGCCTGTGGGCGGCTGGCTACCACGACGCGGCTGACGACGGCCGTCTCATCGGCCGGGTCGAAGACGTAGCTCAACTCAAAAAATCCCAGCTTGTAGCAGTTCTCGTAGACCATGGTGTCTTCGCCGGTCTTGGCGTGGCGCATAAACTCGCCTTTGTGGAACTTGATGTGGTCACACATATCGGTCATGTCGGTGGCGCGGTTGTCACAGATTGAACATTTCGTGAACCCGGCCTCCACACCCATCGACACCGAATCCAGTCCACCTTCGTGGATCTCTTTGGCGAGCTTCGGGAAGCGTTGGGCGTCGATCTCTTGGATGACCTCAACGTATTTGTCGTTGCCGCTTTCGACATAGCGGGCGGCGACAACCCGGCCGCGTGCCTTCTCTGGGTCGAAGTTGGCGTGATTGACGAAGACCGGCTTGCCCAAAAAGGTCTTGTAGCTCTTCTTCAGTTCGCCGCTGGGCCACGCATCGTAGTTCTGGTTGATCCGCGCACTGATGGCCCGCACCTGGGTGTAGATCATCCCCGGCTCAATCGTGAAGCCAGGAACGACGGCAGCGTTGTCGGCGGCACCACCCCGATACGAAGCGAGTAGCTGCCGGACACCGTCGCCGGAAAGGCTGCGGGATTGCGCCGCAGAGAAGCGGCGGGGCGGCGTTATCACAACGATGCTCCCTTCCGCTTATTACTGCACGGACTCACCTGGGTTAACAGGTTTCAGCCCTCCAGGTAGTGGGTGCCCCGAAGGTCGAGGCCAGGCAGGTTGCGGGCACCCTGCGGGTGGGACTCGTCAATCAGTTCCTGCTGCTCGGCTAGGGAGTACACCCGACCCGCTGTCCGCAGAAAGCCTTGGGCAGCCTGCGAGATCGCGTCGTCGCTGTATCCGCCGCCGCCGCCGACCGATGCCAGCGCGGTATTACCGATGTTGGCCTGGAACTGCCGGACGATGTCGTTGTCGTCGTAGCTAGCCTGCTTGGGCTGCTGGCGCGGCGGGGTGTAACTGGTGATGTCGCCGTCGCCGTCGGTCACGTCTTCCCGGCAGCCGCTCTCGTTGGCGTTGATCCACTCTTCGGAGGTGCCGAAGTCCTCAGCGGGCAGGCCCGCGTCGTGGTCAGATCCTTCATTCGGTGCAGACGCCATGCTGAACAGCCCGCTGAGTGCGCCGCCCAAACCGCTGGCCAAGCCACTGATGGCCGGAGCCACAGCGGATCCGATCTCGCCCACCAGTGGGCCAAGGCCCGTCGTCAGGCCGGACAGCGCGGGGCCGATTTCGCCCATCACCGATCCGAAGTCACCCATGCCGCCGTCGCCGGTTGAGGTGGACTGCCCCGGCTGGGGTAGCCGATCCTCTAAGGTTTGTGTTTTCGGCTGGGACTTGGCGGAGCCGAAGTTGTCTTGCGTTATCTGGTCTTGCGTTTCCGTCGGGATGGGGATGCCTTGCGCGGTCATCCCGCCGGATGCGCCCGCCGCCGGGGAGCGGCTGTCTACTGGCGTGGACGCCGGGGGCGTTGACGACGACGGTGTCGTGGTGGTGGATGCTGGCGGGGCAGTCTTTTTGGTTTCGTCGTCGTCGTCGGTAGCCTCGCTGCCGTGGTCGTGGCCGGGGCCACTGTACCGGCGGCGGGCCACAGTGCCGACCGGCGGCACCGGGGCACCCGGCGCGAAGGTTGCCGATGCGGCGTTGTCCGGCGGGGGGCCAGCGTTGGCCTGAGCCGGGGTTGGGGCTTCTGCGGCCAAAGCCGGAGCGTCCGCTGCCGCCGGGGCGGGGGAAGCCCCTCCCGCGCCGGGAAGGTTCAGGGTCGTCCCAACATCAAGCTGGTCGGTGTTGGTGATGTTGTTGTTCGTAGCGATCTCTTCGTAACGGTTCATGTCGCCGTACGTCCGCTGCGCGATGTCGGTCAGGGTGTCCCCCGCCTGGGTGGTGTAGCTCTCGGTGTTGATCAGCGAGTTGTCGCCGTTCTCCGCGCCGGGAACGCCACCGTCGGTGACGGGGCCGCGAGTGCCGCCGGGAGGGGACACATAGCCACCTGCACCACCGCCGCCGCCTGCACCACCACCGCCGCCGCCTCCGGCGTCACTGCTGACTTCGCTGACTCCGGTACCGGATGCGGCGGCGGCTGCTGCCGGGGCGGGAGCGGGGTCAGCGGGATCTTCTCCGATATTGCTCAGATCCGCGAAAGCATCGGGGTCGGAGCTTCCGGTGGGCGACGATGGCTCGTCCCTCTTGACGTAAGCACCAGATCCTTGCGGGTTTGTCTGTGAAGGTGCGTCGTCATTGTAGAACGGATTACGAAGATCAAATGCGTCCGAAAAGCTGTCGCTGCCACCATCCAGGTTGCGCTCAAAAGGGCTACGGGTTGCCTGCCCTAGCCAGTCAAAAATACCACCCTCGCCGTCCTCGGCGGTACGCAGCGATGCGACGAACTGGCTGGCGTCATAGCCCCGGTCGTGGAGTTCGTCCACGATCTCCGACACCTCGCGGTTGCGCTCCCGCTTGTGGCCGTTGCTGTCGGACGGGGCTTCCAGGCTGAGGTCGCGCAGCTTCTCCAGCAGGTTCTCATCGGCGGTGTAGGTCAGCGCCTGCTTGCGCATGCTGAAGTGAACGATCGGCTCGTGCTCTTCGTCGTCCAGCTTGGCGTGGTCGTCGGCCCACTTCTTGTCGACTTTGGCCATGATCTGATCCGGCCCGGTGGTCTTGCGGTCGTCGCCTAAGTTCGTGACCGTGCCCTTGCCATTGTCGAACGTATACCCCTGTTGGGTGCCGACGGGTACTTCGTAGAAGTCCGGCTCCATGCTTTCGGGCTGGCTCTTCAGGGTCTTCGGGCCACCGGATCCGCCGTCGTCATCGAAGCCGTAGCCGTCCACGTCGTAGTCGCGCTCCGACCGGGTCTTCATGTCGTCGGCGGCAGCCTTCTTGTTTTGCGGCACACTCAGCCACGGCTTGTTGCGGTTGCGGTTCGGGGTCTGCTTGACCCCACCCTGGCCGGTGGTGTGGCGGGACTGCATCTCCAGGTAGGTGGCGTAAGCGTGGGAGCAGAACCGGCCGACGTAAGAGATCTTGCGCTTGAACGCCCACTTGCCCCATGGGCAGCCACAGTGCCATTCGGTGACCGACTGGCCACCGATGTTCAAGGCGTTGCCTTGGACGATGATGGAGTCGTACACGTTGTTGTCGCCCTCGACGGTGGCGTAGATGGCTTCCGGCGTGGAGGACTTGACATACACCTTGCCTTCGCGGCGCAGCCGCAGAGCTTTGGTGCGGACATCGTTCCAGGCGGCAGTGCGGATGCTGGTGTCGGCGTTGACCAGATCCATGTACTGCCCGACACGCGGATCCAGCCCTTCTTCGCACTCCGCCTCGTAGGCTTTGCGCTGAAGGAAGGCGATGGGGTCGCGGCGGAACTGGACGATCGGGTCGTGAATGTCGTCGGCGGCAGCCTGGATGTCGATGTACTTGTCACTCAGACCGGCGGGGCGGTGGCTCTGCTTCATAGCGAAGCCTTCAGCCCGTTCCAGCGGGATGTTGTGTTCGCGGGAATACTGATCGGCGGCGAGGCTGCTGCCGGGGTTTAATCCGTTGCGCAGCGCGTACTGCTGATAGTGCCCTGCGCTGCCTTTGGCGTGGTGTCCTCCGCCAGCTTCGGGTTCGTCGGCCAGGTCGCCCCACGCTCCGGCGGCGGTGCGTGCAGCGAAATGCTCGTAGCCGTCAAAGTCCTCAGCAGGCTCGCCTTCGTGGTGATCCCCGAACGGGAAGTCATGCTGTTTCTTCTCGTAATTCCATACTGCAACGTCGGCCCACGCTTCGGGATGCTCCTGCCAGTCGTGTCCCGACTCACCGCAATAGTCGCAGTCTTGAGAGGCTGCGCCTTCGGCTGCGCCCTCAAAGGACATCCGTCCTTCGTACTCTTCGTCGCCGTGGAAGTGAGGGCGATGCTCAAGGAGGTACTGCTCGTAAAGAGCTTCTTCCTCTTCGCGGTTCCTGCGCTCGTCGGCGGCGACTTCCTCTTCGGACGGCTCATCGCCCAGGTCGTAGTCGGCGGGGTAGTCCATGACCCTGGCGAACAGGTGCGGGGCGGGGCCGGGGTAGGGGCCACCCTCTTCGCTCTCGCCGGTCACGGAGTTGGTGGGGTGGGTGCGCTCTTCTGCGTCGACATCGTCGTGCTCGGCGGGGATGATGGTGGACTCTTGGTTGTACATCTCCACCGGGTGCTGCGGCTCGTAGTCGTACGGCAGCGTGGTGGAGTTGGACTCGTCTACGTCACCTAGCGAGGACTCTTTTGTATTCAGCCGACGCTGAGAATCCTCATCTTCTTTAAACGGACTCCATTCGGGGTGAGAGTTTTCCCATCTCCGACGCTCGTCAACCCAATCCTCTGAGCTTGGGCTGGAAGCGGCAACCTTCACGTCGTCCAGCCAGACAGCGAAGCCATCTCCGGCCACTTTGTACTGGGTTCGGCCGCGCACCGTTTCGGTGTCGGTAACCGTGCCCAAACCGTGGGCAGTCTGTACCGCGCTGCCGATTTTCACCATCGTCGCTACCTCCTACCCTTTCCGGCAGGACAGCGAGGTGGTTACAGGTTTAACCTTTAGTGTAAACGGGAAGACCGAACAGGCCGGAGTCGGAGTGCTCCCAAAATCGACGCCAGCTTTGGTGAAGGTTGTAGACCGTCTCCGCCATGGAGTGATGCTCCATCGGGCAGGTCACCATCTCGGTGCCTTCCCTTGCTGCCAGCACCCCATGCTGATTCAGATACTCCATCAGCGACACCGCCTCGTCGGCGTTCTCCGTCGGCAAGGTCATGTAGAAGATGCTGGGGGCGGTTTCCATTAGGCGAGCAGCCTCGTTCCTGGGTCTGGGGGAGGGGAAAGTTGATAGCCACTCTATAGCTAGGCTGGCTCCGTGTCAGTAGGTTCAGCGCATATTTTCTCGTCGTTAATCGTGTAGGTGTTTCGCCCACGGATAGTAGTGGTAACGCTACGCGATACCCATCCATAACGGGACAGAAACTCGCGCTCATCGAAGCCGACTTCTCCGGCTGTCTTACGAAGAACCTGCCACAACACCCATCGGTGTTCAGGGGTATGAGTCGGGTGTCCCCGGTACTCATTCCACATCACTTCTCCGCTAGGCAAAGACAGGCCCCACTCCATGCGTACCGACACAGTTTCGTCGTCGGACACCTTAGTCCCATCGGGGCGTGATACCGGTGACTTCTTCATATTGCTCCACCAACTCCTCTAACAGCTTGCGACTGTCGGGGGCACCCCCGGCTTGAATCTCCGGCCAGTCGGCGCGGATCTGCGCTTCGTAGCCACCCATATTAGTCAAGAAGTACGACTCGGGGTCGTTGACCAGATCGCTGACGGACACTCCGCGAGCGACCGCCTCCCGGCGGCGCACTGCTTGCTCCACCCGGTTGGTGTTGGCCCGCATCGCTTTGCCGTAGGAGCTTGGCCCCTGCTCAAACCGTGACTTCTTCGGCATGGAGCCGCGCTGCTCGTCGGACTCCGCCGGACGCTGCCGGTTGCGGGGAAGCTCCGGCGGAGTCCCTTCCTCTTCTACTTCCTGCACACCGCCGGGGCCGGACGCAAACGGCGGGGATCCGTGCGGGCCGGTCGAGGCAGCTTTCTGCTGACCTTCCGGCGGCGGCGGAGGCGCAGCGACGCCGGGGATAAGGCCCATCTGTCCGGCGGGAGACATCGCCTTCATCTGCTGCTCCTGCATCTCCGCCTGACCCTCGACCATTTCGGTCTGGGCCAAACCCTGACGCAGTTGCAGTGTGGCTGATAGTGCAGCCACCAGATCGTCGGGGTACGGGATGCCTTGGGCGTCGCACATCTTCTGGAGCTTGTCCATCGCCTGGGCTTTCGCCAGCCCTTTAGCGACCGTCTCTTCGGCCTGCTTCTCTAGCTCCTGGTCGAACTCAATCGGGATGTTGACCGCCAAGCTGCCGTCGGAGACGGGCACACCCATCTGCTTGAGTTGGGCGATGAACGCCCTTTCTTGGGCTTCGTCGCGAAGGTTGAGGGTAGCGAACTTGACTTCGGGCAGCAGCAGCTTGGGGACGCGGACGATCTCTTCTTCGCCCGTCTCTTCGTTGTACTGCACGATCTCCCGGTAGATCGGGCGGCGGATGCCGCCTTTTAGCTCAAAGTCGTAATGCTCCTGGGCTTCGGCAATGACTTCGGCCCGCTTCATAATGTGGCGGTGAACCTTGTTCTGGAAGGTGAGCATCAACTGCTCGCACACCTCGCGGTTCAGCGCGGACGAAGCGTAGGCACCACCGGCACCGGAGCCACCGGCGATGAGAGCTTGGCCGATGCCCCACGCCTGGAGGAGCTTGGCGTCGATGCGGTCGTAGTCGGTGTCGAAGCGCGGCACCTGCTCGCGGCCGAACACCGACTGGATGTTCACGCCGAAGTTATGCACCATCAGCTTGAAGTCGGCCGACAAAGCGTTCTGCATGTCGTCGCGCAGATCGTCCAATTCGCCTTGGTCGGGGATCCACGGCTCGCCGTCGCCCATATTTTCAATACCCATCGTGGCGAGGATGAGCGGGGCGTACAGCCGGTCGGCCACGGCGTCCTGGGCGGCGTGCAGCGACTCTTCCATCATCAGGGTGCGGAAGGAGCGCAGCAGGTGCGGGGTGCCCCGCAGATCCCACCAGGAGGACTTGTTGACTAGGCGTGAGCAGAGCGCGTCGGAGATGTCGAGGCCGTCGTCTTGGGCTGCCGCCTTGACGATTTCGGGGTAGTGCTTGACCAGTTGCTGGTACTCCCAGGTGCGCTCCAGCTTCTCGCTGGGCGACTCTTCGCCGGAGGTTGACCCTTGCGGGCCGGTGCGCAGCGAGTCCACCAAGTCTTTGACGAGAAGCTGCACCCGCTCCTGGCCGACGAAGAGGCTTTTGCTGACGCGCACCATGTCGGGGTTCAGGATCTCTTCGGACGACCAGATGCCCAGCGACTCGTTGAAGTGCGCCAGCGAGGTGACCTCACCGACGGTGAAGTATTCCCGGCCCAGCCCTTCGGGCAGAAACTCGGAGTAGTTCAGATCCTGCATAAACATCTGCTCGTAGAACTCTTGGATCTTCGGGTCTTTGCTTTGGAACTCCAAGCCGACGACCGGGAACTTCGCGTAGATGTCGATCAACAACGGCACCAAGTCATGGGTCGAATAGAACAACCGGCACCACCGGCGAAGCTCAATAAGCTCTTTGGGGTCTTGGACGTTGAAGGGGATGCCTTTGTCGGCCAGCGACCCCATCGGCTGGCGCACCTTCGGCATCGCCATCTGGGTATTGGATCCGGTACGCATCATCGTAGATCCGCCGGTGGACGCCCGCATGCTGCCCATCCGGCTGCGGCGCATCTGCGCGGCGATAGCTTTGTTGGTGGAGTCGGCCAGCGATCCGGCGGTGGCGGTGTCGGCTACCCGGCGGGATTCGATGCGGGCCTGCACCGGGGAGTTGGGCAGGGTGTACCCGGCCTGGCGCAGCCGGTGCATCTCGGTGTTGGCGTTGCCGACGTAGAGGCCGGACGCGGTGCGCCCGCGCCGGTCGGAGATGGAGAAGTCACTCATCGCTGCCCACCTTCGTCAGGCAGGCTTCGGTGTACAACTGCACGTCGGGCACCGATGAGTATGCCTTCTCATCGAAGCGGACGCGGAACGCCGGATACACCCAGGTTCCTCCGTCCTTCAAGTCGGTGGAGACTTCCTCCACCACGCCGATGCCGTCGTAGATCACTCCGGCGGTGCGGCACTGCACCCGATCGCCCACCGCGAAGGGGACGGTCAGCGCCATGAAGCTGTTGGCGAAGAGGAGATCCCACGACGGCCGGTAGCACTGGGCGCAGAAGCCCCGCTCCAGTTCGTCGGTGTGGACAATCTCCCGCAGATGCTTACAGGTGAAGCACACGGTCACGCCGTCCACTTCCCTCCACGATCGCGGTGATGCCAATCGGCGGGGGGCTTGCTCATCGTGGACTTCCCGGCATTGGGGTGGTGCTCAGATGGCCACTCGTCGGAGTCGTCTTCATCGGCGGCAAGCATCTCCCGATACTTCCACGAATCGCCCCGCCGGGACGGCTGCGCTGCTGGCGTGTCGCGGCCGGAAGTCTTCTTCCGGCAGGAGCCAGACGCGCACGGCTCGGTGCCGGGGACACGCTCGTAGCCTTCCCAGCAGGTGCAGCCGCCGTCTTTGGCGGTTTTGGCGGCTTCGCGGCTGGCCCCGATCTCTGGCGCATCCTTGCCTGTCCAATACTTGCCGGTGGTTGGGTTGTACCGTCTTGGATCAAACTCAGAGTTGTCGTGCAGATGCTTCACTGAATCCCACCAATCCCTCAAGTCTTCAGGACTGAGAGATTGCCTTTGGAAATCAGACGGGCGACGGTCTGGGTCTTTTTCTGGCCTTTGGGGCTGACGAACTACTTTGCGCTCGACGTACCCGTCTGATTCCGTTTCTATTGGGTTGCCCTGGCTGTCGCGAACAGGGCGACCGGCGGTTCTGTTGTTCGCCACGATGACGTTGTCGCGCACCGCGATCTCGCGGCACAAAAACTTCTCCACAGCAGCCTGACGGTTCTCCCCGCCGGTGCCGATGACGTACGAGTTCCAGATCTTGCCGCACTTGCAGTTGTGGTAGCCCGGTACCGCGAGCTTGGATCCGCACTTGCAGATGAAGTGCTCCGGCGGACTGGAGGCGACGTACGCCGACAGCCGCTTGTCCCAGTCCCAGCCGTCGACAGCATGGTTGCGCTTGACCTGGCTCGGCCCCCAGCCTGACCAGGCTTGCTTGCGGAGAGCCTTTTTGCGCTCACCGTAAGACTCATACCAGCCGGTGCGCTGGCCGTAAAGGTGCTTGCGGAGTGTGGCCACACCCCGGCTGCCGTAGCCGCGCTCGGCGGCGAAGTCCTCAATGTCTTTGTCTCCGCCGATACCCAGCTTGCCGCTTTGGCTGCGGCGCTGCTGCCACTTCTGCCATTCCTCCAAGATGCCGCCGGATTTCTGCTGCGCCCGGTTCTTCTCTTGGGTTTCTTTGCGGTAGCGGTCTTTGACGCGGACGTACCGCTCTGCGCAGGGGCGGCAGAACGGCACATCCCCCAGGATGCGCAGCGGCAAGGTCAGGTCGGCCTGGTTGCCGCAGCCCGATCCCATCTGGCAGTGGCCCAGGTCGCCGCTGGCGGTGCGGCCCCGGCTCTGGGGCCTAGCGGCCCCTCGTGCTTTTCCCCGACCACCACGCTTTTCGCTTGAGCGCGACTCCGGTTCTGGCCAGTCGTTCTCTTTGCGTACCTTCTTGTGGTTTTCCTCAAAGCCCTCTTCGGGTTCGGGGTAGCCCAGTTCGGAGACGGCACCCTCACGGTGGTTATCGTGATAGTTCTCGTAGTCCTGACGTTCACCGCCGGGGTCAAGCTGACTGCGCAGTCTCGCGTTCTCTTCCTCAAGCTGCTGCATCCGGTTCAGCTTTTCGCCTTCCCAGATGTGCTCCATGATTTCCATCTCGTCTGGATCATGGGGATCGAAGTCCTGGCCGGGAACCCAGCCGTCACCTCCGTCGTAGCCGTCTTCGGTCATCGGCATGGCGGTGCGTCGGCGGGCCATGTGTCCCGTCGGAGGGTAGTCGTGCCCTTCCGCGTCGTGAGCCTGCTCGTCGTGACCGTTCAGGAACGCGAGGGCTTCGGGGTCACCTTGCTCCGCCAGACGGTGGATGGCTTCCTCAAGCTCAAAGCTCTTCACGTCGTCGTGCGGAGTGCTTTCGTACTCCGCGATGAGGTCGGAAGTTCTGCTGGCGGTGCGGCGGGTTCCCGTAAAGCTGCGGTTGATGTCGCCATCACCGCCACCGTAAGGATCCTGCTCGCCGTGGGAAGGAACCTTTTCCTGCGGCCCCATATCGACAATGTCTTCTTCATCCACCGACACCCCAGAGAAGTTCTGGGCCAGGTCGCCCTGCATCACATGCAGGAGATCCTTCATGTCTTCCGGCGAAGCCTGGAACATCACCCGGTGACCGGCGGGGTCTGTCCCGCTGCACAGACCGGCACCCCGGTCTTCGATGCGGACATCAGACAAGCTGATCTGCGCACGGCGACGGCGAGCCTGCATCTGCATCTCCGGCGGCACCGCACCCTGCTGGGCGGCTGCCGGAGGGATGCCTGCGTTGGGATCCTGCATCTGCGACGGATCCCCGCCACCCATGCCCATAAGCTGGGCGAGCATCGCCGGGTCGACCTGGCCGGACGGATCTACACCCGCCGGGGCAGGCCCTGCGGGGCCTTGGGTCTGGGGCATGACGTTGACGGTTCCGGCCGGAGGCATGACGCCCATCGGGTTCTGCGCCTGCTGCACCTGCTCCGCGTACTGGATGGTCTGGAGTGCCTGCTGGAGCGGCGTAATGCTCTCTTGGAACTCTTCAGCTTTCTCGTTGAGCAGGTTGGTGATGGCCTCGTCGGCTTGCAGCAGGTAGTCCTTGCCCTTACCGGCGGCGGTATGGAGGTTAGCAAAACGCTGGTAGCCCTGTAGCGTTGGCTGAACACCCTGTTGGCGGCACAGCTTCAGGTAGGCACCCGTAAACTGGCCGGTTGATCCCCCGCTGCCTCCACTGTAATCGAAGTTTTCGGGGATGGTCAGGCCAGCGTAGGGGTTCGGATCAAGAGCCTTGGGTTCAGGGGATGGCTCAAAGGGGTTAATGATATGACCAAGCCCCTCCGATGCTGAACCACCGGGAACTTCAGCGTGCTTCTGCAACGCCGCCGTCAGGACGAAATAGTCCAGGTCGGGACGGTTGGCGGCGTAATACTCCAGCGTCTGCACCGACGGCCGCGCCAAGTTGGCGACACACCACTGGGCATACCGCTTGATGATCGCGGCGGTCATCATTTCGGGGCCGCTGCCGCCGGTTCCTGGCGGGGCGGCAACCATGCCCGCACCGGTGGTCGGATCCATACCGGGAGCGGGCGGCGGAGTCGCCATGCCTGCGTCGGGCATGCCGCCGTCGGCCGGGTACCCCATCACCTCGTTGGCGGTGCGGTAGCCGTGCTTGTCGGAGCCGGAGTCCTCGCCGGGAGTGAAGTTTCCCGACACCGTCGAGTCGGCGTTCTGGTCGACGGAGTTCTGGTAGGCGTGGAAGTCACCTTCGGGGACGAGCGGGCCGTCAGAGGGGGAGTAGGTCTGCTCCAGGCTTTGCACCGGGCCGGTGTTGTCGGCCTTCTTCCACTCGCCGTCGGTGTCGGGGAACGGCTTGGCTTTCGGGCGCGGCGGCTTCTCGTCGCTGCTCACCGTCTCTTTGTAGGCTTCCAACTCTTCGTCGGAATAGGCCAGCCGGTTGGCGCGGCGGCTGACCAAGCCCTTCAGTTCGTCCTTGATGCGCTTGGCTTCCGGCCCGCGCCACGATCTGGCGTTGGAGAGGAAGTAGTTGACGATATGGCTGGCCGGATCCGCGTAGTACATATCATCGACGCTCTCCAGTTCGTGGAGGGCATCTAAGTACGGCTGGGCGGCGTAGTTGACCTTCGGCCAGTTGGTCTTGATGTCGCGGGCGATCTCGTGCAGCGGACGATTGGCGGTGCGCTCACGCCATTCGCGCTCCATCGTCTTGCAGACCCGGCGCATCACGCCGGTCACCGGCATGAGGTGAGCGTTGACCGTCTTCATCATGTCGTCTTTGCACAAGGCCAGACGGTCGTGGAACTCGTCTTTGCTCTTGGCGATGAACAGATGCTCCCCGAACTGCTCGCGTACGTCGTAGATCGCGGCGGCGAGGGTGTCGGCCGCTGCTTTCTTCGCGATGCTCTGCTCGGACTCAGAGGCGGTCAACACCTCAAAAACGTCAGCCACGTTCGGCTCCCTGCTTCCAGCCTTGGACGGAACTTGCTTCTTCCCTCTTTCCCGGCGCGGGGCGTGTCGGTTACAGGTCAGCGTGGCTAGATAGCTCGCCTGGCGTGCTGGCTCATCTTCTCAGCCTTGGAGATCACTCCCGGCGGGGCGTCCTTGATGTACGGCAGCAGCAGGTCGATGACTTCGATGAGCGAACCGACGGCATCCCGCAGTTCGCGGTTGTCTTTGTCCAATTTCTCATTCAGGGTAGAGAGCCGGTCGGCTAGACCTCCGGCGGCGTTACTGAGGAGTTCGGCGGCGTGGGCGCGGGATTCACCCCGGCCGGAGCGGGCGGTCACGATGGAAGCTCCGATCGTTCCGACACCGGCCCCGACGCCAGCGTAAGCGAGAGCGGCGAGGAATCCGCTCATGGATGCACTCACGGGGCTTACCCCTCTCGCCGGAGCTTGGCGGCAAGAGCCTCAATACCCATCAGCTTGACGGAGTCCCCCATCACGAGGTGGGCCATATACCCCAGCGCTGCGAACTGGAAGGCCATGGAGTAGACGTGGTAATCCCCGACGTAGATCCGCATGATCAGGTACACCAAGATGGCGATGAACTGGCAGAAGTCGGCACTGAGCCGAAGCCACAAGGCACGGTATTTGCACTGCGGGGACTTGCGGATGAGGACGGAGGCCAGCAGCGCGACCGGCGGTGCCCACAGCGATAGCCCGCCCCACACCCAGAAGATGCCGTCGGTGTTGTCGCGTAGCTCTTCGGGGACGGAGGCAAAGTCTCCGTTGAACAGCAGCAGCAGGGTGGAAACCCAGGTGAACACATAGAGGAAGGGCCGAAAGGAAACGTACTCGTCATCTATTGTCAGCGGTTGACCCATCATCGGGGTGCCCTTCTGGGTTACAAAAACAGTGCTTCGGGCGGTAAGGCATTGACGGTCGAAGCCTGTCTGCTCATGCCGGACGGCTCGCGCCGGACAGCGTCACGACGCTGCGCAGCAGCAGAAGCCACCCGCCGGACGAACGCGGTGGTGACGGCCTGAGAGCGATCGTCGGAGTAAGTGGAGGTGACCTGCTGCGCGAAGTGCTGGGCGCGGGTGGCTAGCTCGCGGACATTGTCGGTGTCGGTGTTGTCGGCTAAGAACTTCGCGGACTCCAGCACCACGAAGCGGCGGTCATCGGGGGAGAGGCCCGCTTCGCGTGGCCCACCTCGCACGATCGCGTCAGCCAGTTCGCGCAGCCCTTCGTTGCGCTGATCCTCGCCGCGCTGGACGTTCTCCGGCGAGAACTCCTCCAGGTACTCGGCAATCACGTCGGGGTCGGTGCGCAGTTCATGCGGTGTGCGATCAAACCGACCTTCATCAGCCCAATGACCTGAACCTTCGGTGCAGTTGTCTCCCGGCCTGGATCCACACTCAGGGCACTCAATGCTGCGCCACTCAGATCCAGCGACCATTCGCCTGGACGCTTTGTCCCAGTGCCCGCGCCCCTTCGGGTTGCCGCTGAAGCTGCCCCCGTCGTCGCCGGTGTAGGGGTTGGTGACCGGACGGCCGGATCCGCCGACCTCGTCCATGCGGTGCTTGCCGCGCTTGTCACGCTTGTCGTCGGTTTCGTCGTCGTAGTAGCCTTCGTCGCGCCAGTCGTTGTCCTGGCCGTCCCCGAAGTATCCGGCCTCTTTGCCCTTGAACCGCTCGCGGCGGTACCGGCCCTGCTCATCGAACAGATAGTCGTTGGGCTGCTCGCCGTCTTCGTCGTGCTCGCCGCCCTTGTACTCTTCGTCGTCGCCGCAGTCGGCGGTACGCGAGTTGCCGTGGCGAGCACTGCTCGCCTGAGCAGCCACGCTGGCTTTGAGCAGTTCAATCAGTTCCTCGACGGTCATCCCGTTGAGGGGGTGAGTCTCTGTGTACTCAGCGGCCAGGCGACGGAAGTAAGCCTCGCGGTAGGCAACGGTAAGTCCCGACTCAGCGGACGACAACTCACCGGACTGCAACGCCCTCTCTCGCTCCTTCTTTTCGCGGACTTCTCGCCGCGTCGTCGGCACACCCTTGGCCTTTAGCTCGTCGCGCATCTTCATAGCATTTTCAAAATGCTCTTCCCAGTCGGGGTCGTTGTAGTCAATGTCGAAGGCCGGGTCGTAGTCGTCGTCGGGAGCGTAAATGCGCTCTCTCTCACTCCACTCAGAGGCGATGTGGACTCCGGCGATGGGCGAGTTGTCCTCGCGGTCAGCCCCGGCGGTCAGCAGGTCGTGGCGCAGCGCGGTCAGTGCTTGCACGTCGGCCTGAAGCTCCCCGATCGACGCCAGCTTCTCAGCGTCCATGCCTTGGCGGGCGACGGACTCCTTCGCCAGGTGCAGCAGCCGGTTGGCGCGAGCGATCCGGCCGTCGATGGACTGGGGGGTGCCGTCGAACCAGGCTTCCGTCTCACCGGCGTAGCGCACATAAGCGGCGCGGAACGTCGTGGCGGTAGCCTGGTTGTCGATGGAGCGTGCAGTCGAGTAGAACATCTAGACCTCCTACACCTTCTTTGTCAGCGGCAGGGTGTTCACAGGGATGACCGCTTTTTGTCCATGCCGGGATCGCGGACGTAGCGCAACTCCACGCGACCTTCAGTAGCAATGACACAATCAAAGCGGTACGCCAGCGTTGCTAGTTTGTCGCGGAGCGTCAGCTTTTTCAGGTTCCCCTTGGTGGTGCGGATCAGTTCCGCGTCAGCCAACGGCACAGCATAAAACACTTCGGGGCAGTTTTCGGTGTTGGTAGTCACGGTGTGGCCATCCTGCTCGCCACCCATTAGCTGGATCTCCGGCACCTGCTCACCTCCCACACTTGCGACCTCACCCTTTACAGGCTGGGGCATCACCGGTTGGAGTGTCGAAACCATCCGATGGGGAAGGGACTTTACTCACGTTGAGAGCAACACGAGCGGCTGGTCTAGGAAGGTTGCACCAAGGTGTCCGGCTTGCAAATATCTCTCGGCCAGGCACTCGCCTGGGCACAGATCAGACAGGAACCCTAATGTCCATCACCGTCTTCACCACCGGCCCCGCATGCCACCTTTGCCGCATCACCAAGATGCACTTGACGAAGCGAGGCATCGCATTTGAGGAGGTTCGTCTGGACGAGAACCCCAGCTTGGCGGAGGAAGTTCGTGCGTTGGGCTTCACGACGGCACCGGTCGTCTTGGTCGGTGACGACGACGTGTGGGATGGATACCGCTCCGACGCGATCGACGCGCTGGCCGAAGAGTTGGCTGCCGCCTAGCTCCTGACGCCGGTCAGGATCCGGCGGCTGCGCACCGTCGGCATCGCCACCCGGTAGTAGCCCTTTTTGATCTGGTCGGCGTACCCCAGCCTTTTCAGGACGTTCAGCCGCTGCGACGCGGCGGAGGCGTTGATGCCGAAGTGGCGAGCGACCGAAGAGATGCTGACGCCGTTCGGGCAGTCGTTCTCCCGCGCCCGAAGATAGTTCCAGGTGCGGTACTGGCTGGCGGTGAGGGAAGCCTCCGGCCCTTCCAGTCCGCCGATCACTTCTTCGATCTCCGGCTCTGGTGCTGCCTGTCCGGCCAGCTTGGCGTTGAGTATCGCCAACTCTTCATGCACTGCCATGAACTGCTCTGCGGTGAGTTCGTAACTGATTTTCATCACTGGGGTGTCTCCTTCAAGACTGCTTATGTCAGCGATGATATACGCACATTGGGAAATCAGCAATACTCACTTAGCACGGAGTTTGAAAGTTGTAGTCCGTTGGGAAGATGCCGCCATTGACGCCCATGCACACCTGGAAGCAGTTCCGGTACGTCGAACTCCCGAAGCCGGTGTATTCGCAGTGCATAAAGCTCCCGTCGGCTTCGGGCATCTGGTCGCAGAAGCCGCCGAACGGACTGTTCCAGCACTGACCTGGAGCGGCCTGCGCTTGGGCGGGCAGGGCAAGAATGGCGAACACTCCAGTTGCCGCCACCAAGAGGGCGCGTAATGCTTTCATTGTGGATCCTTTCTTGTTCGGGCGGCGGATTTCTCCCACGCCACTCTGGGCGGAATGGTTTGCACTCCGCCGTCGGTAAACAACATGCGGGCCAGCAGTTCGATCTCCGGCCCCAAGACCAGCCCCAGCAAAGTGATGAAGCTGGAGACGAATCGCGGGCCGTGGCGATCTCCCCACGCTAAATGGTGAGCCAGTTCGTGGAGCACGACCAACTCCCGCATTGCCCAGCGCCCGTCGCGATCCGTCGGAATGGCGATGGTGTCGTTGCAATAGTGCGCCGCCTTCGTGCCCTGGCGGTGGCGCACAGTCGGAGTCGACTTGCCGCCGAACGCCGCCGCCACCGTCGGCATCGCCATCACCCGGTCGATGTACGCCTGCACGGAGTCGACGCACCCGAACTTCGCTTCGGGAGGCAGCGTGACTGTCACGCCGTGCAGGCTCACCTCTGGGCTGCCCGACTCCGCAGCGCGGTCGTACATGCGGGCGAGGATGTTCTCCGCCGCGTAGACCTTGGCCCGCTGGAAGTCGCGGCTCATGCCGTCAACTCCCCGCGCCGTCCGCCGATCTCGCCCTGGCCGGACAGCCGTGCTTTGTCGGCGGCGCTGCGTCCCGCGCTGCTGGCGGTGTGCGAGCGGTTGCCGGAGTAGGCACCCCTCCAGCTTCCGCGTGCGCGGCTGGTTGCCTTGTAGAAGTCTTTGACCTCCACCTGCTTGTTGGCCAGCACCAAGTCGGTACCCGGCTCTTCGGTGGCGTCGTCGGTGATCACCGGAGCCTTAGCGGCGTCCTCAGCGATGCGCTGCTGCTCCGCTTCGACGCGGGCGATGCGCAGGCGCTCCCCGATCCGGCGGGCGTAGCCGTCTTGGAAGGACAGCCGCGCCGACAGCCACGAGACGGGGCGCTCTTCGTACCCGTAGTCGTACCGGTTCCCGTACCAGCCGTCGTTGGCGTAGCGCACCTTGGTGTAGACGGTGTCCTGCTTCCACTCGCCCTTCTTCTTGAAGGCGGCAGATGCGGTGACCATCTGACCCAGGACGCTGGTGTAGATCTGTTCGGCCAGGTCGATGTCCTCTGCGAACCCGAAGGCGTAGACGACCGTCGAGTCGTGGGCGATGTCGATCTTGACCTCGTTGGCTCCGGCGATCCCGCTGAACAGCGTGACGTAAGTGCCCAGCCCTTTGGTGCGGCGCTCCCCAATGCGGATGCTCCGCTGGATCGGGACGGTGCGCTCTTTACCTTTGGTGTGGGAGCGGGCCACGGCGAGGTCGATGGAGTGCGCGGTAGCCAGCGCCTGCGCCTTCTCCATGAAGACGGTGGCTTCGGCTTCGTTGTCGGTGTTCTCCGCCTGGGCGAGCAGCGCAGCGATGCGCTCCAGCGAGCGGTCATTCGGGGATGTCACGTCGGGTGTCTCCTTCGTGGTTGGTGGGCTTACGTTAGGTGTAACGCAACCCGGCCGGTTATTATTCCGGCCGGAATCCGAAGTACACCCTTGGGGAGTGGGTGAACTCCAGCGTGCCTTTTACGCCGTCGGCTTTGCGCCGGACGACGACGAACGGGGCGGCGAAGCCCACGACTTCGTAGTCGCGCTGCAACTCCTCCGTTGTCCAGGTGTCACCACTGGGCGGTGTGCCGGTGGAGTAGTCGTGAACCTCAATCATGGGGTCATCCTTCCTAGATGTCTTCGGCGGGGAACTCGTCGGCCAGCAGGTCGCACAACTCCCCGATGGTGTCCACCACGACGGCGGCGTCGAACTGGCGACGGAACTGCTGTTGCAGCATCAAGATGCGTTCGGCCACCAAGGCGCGGCGCAAGTTCGGCCCGATGAGGTTGAAGCCGTAGTCGCCACCGGCCCGCTTTTTGGCGTCGGCCACGCAGGTCTTGAACAGTTCGTAGCGGGGGGCTTTCTTGGCCATGGTCGTCCTTTCTCAGACGTAGAGGTGGTCGAGCTTCTTGAGGCCGTACTCGTGGTCTTCCAGCGCCTTGATCCGTGCGGCGTAGATGTCTTCAGCAGCGTCGTCCCACACCGCCGCGACGGCGGCGAGGGCAGCAGACTCGGAGTAGAGCCGACCCAACTCGCTGGGGGCACCAGCGAAGGGATCCAACAGGCCGATCATCTCGTCTAGCTCCGCGATCTGGCGCTCCAGGGCGGCTTCGGCGTACTTGCGGGGATCCATGCGAACTCCCTTCCAGGGGGGAAACTCCCCCTCCACTAGCTATAACGCTGGTGGAGGGGGAGTTATTCCCTGGACAGGCCGGGGGAGGGGATCTTCGCTGTTGAGGCATAGCCGAAAGGGGCCAACTGCCCTCCCCCGGCCTTAGCTATGCTCGCGGATCCAGCCAGACACCGTCGTCGTCGGCTAGGTCGTAGATCCGATCCATCCCGTACTGGAGTTCGCTTTCGGTTTCGTCCGCGAACAGCCAGTCTTGGATCCTGTCCTCCAACTCGCCGTCGTCGCCTCCGCTGACGATGTGCCAGTCGGAGTCGCGCAGCAGCGCGATCAGCTTGTCGCGCTTGGCCACCAGGGAGAGGCTGTCATCGAAGATGACTTTGCCCCAGCCGTTGACTCTCAGCTTCCACTTTTCTTTAACCGGCATCTGCTGCCTCCTTCTCTTTTGCGATGTATTCGACCAGGGCGTCGATGGCTTCGGCGCGGGTAGGGAAGCGCAGGATGTCTGTGCCCCCGGCGCGGAAGTAGTCCACGGCCCCGGCGTCGTCGGTGGCGTAGACGAGCTTGTACTCGCGGCCTTCGTCGTCGTAAGTGCGGGCAGACTCGACCCAGAACCGGCCGTCCATGACTGGCGTCTCCACCCGCGCACCCCAGTGCTTCCTGGTGGCGGGGCTGAACCAGAAGTATCCGGCGGCTTTGTTGGCCCGCTTGACCTCAGTGATGTTGCGGTACGTCATGCACGATCTCCCCGTCTTTGACTTCCACTTCGGGCAGGGCCAGGAAGACCGCCATGCTCACGTCGAGAATCAGCGTCTCCCCATCGGGGTCGACAGCGACGATTGCGCGGATGTGCGGCTCCACCCGTTCACCACCGGCGTGCTCGTGGAGCATGGACAGCGTCACCGGGAACACCATGTCGTCCGGTAATCCTGCGATGACTTCCGATGGTACCTGCCGGTTGTAGTTCCGCTTCGCACCCTGCGCAGCGGCGGCGGCAAGCACCTCTTTGTTGAACAGCTTGATTTTCATGCGTCTCCTTACCAGGGGCGGATGCCCCTTCATCTGGTGTAACGCCGGAGCGGGCGGGGCTATTCCCCGCGCAGACCGGCCATCTTCAACAACTCTTTGACGGAGAAGTCGGCCGTCACCGTGCGGCGGTCGGCGTAGCGCACGCGCAGCGCGATCGACGTGATGTCGTCGGCTTGGGCCTTCAGGAGCCAGTCGTGGCTGATCTTCGTGCGTCCCGGCAGGATCTTCCACCCTTCGCCGCGCCGGAAGACTTGAGCAACTTCGGCGTGACTGCGGGCCTCACCCGGCCAGCCGCGAGCATCAAAATGCTCTTGCACCCGGCGGGGTTCAACGGATGCTGAAGTGATCAGGTAGGTCGCCATCACCCTCCTCCCGCCCTGACGCCTTCACCGAACGCGACAAGCTCACTCCAGTGGCTGTAGCAGTAGGTGTAGACGACGTAGTTAACCACGTCGGCGGCGTCTTGTTCGGTGCGAACAGCCTGTTGTCGATAGACGACGGCGAACAGATCCAGCATGCTGGCGGTGTTGACTCCTTGGTCATCAAGGAACTCGCAGACGGCCTCACTCATAAAGTCCCCCAAAGCCTCTTCGCTGGGGGACAGATCGGCGTGCGCAACTCCGGCCCCCACGAAGGTGGCGGCAAGGAGCGATGAGAGTACAGCGATAATCTTCATACATCACTTTCTACTTGCGGCTGACCGCAACGTGGGGGAGCCACGCTGGGAAGTTCTATAACTTTTAGGGGCCGGTTAGCTCCGGCCCCCGCCAGTCAGTGGAGCTTCTTGGCCAGTGCGGGGGTAGAGGCGATCAGGCCCTCCTCCTCCGCGATCCGGCGGTAGCTGGCATGCCAGTTGGCCGGGTCAGTCTGGTCGTAGTGCAGACCCTTTGGCCCCTGCCTCAGTTCCTTGATGCTTTTGATGGCTTCCTTGCGGAACTTCGCGGTCGCTTTGGCCAGAAGCTCATCCAGCAGGTCTGCCGGGTCGGTGCCCCGCTTGACGGCGACGGCGGCGACGATCTTCTTCGCCTTCTCCAGGTACTCGTCGTTCTCGTACCGGGCGTAGGCATCCAGGTGCGAGGCGATCTCGTTGGTCGCGCCCCGCTCCGTCTTGAAGAGGGTCTTGCCGGTGTCGGGGTCGATGACCTCCAGGGCCGCTTTCGCCGCCCGCTTGGCTTCCCGCTCCTCGCGGGCTGCCCGCTTCGCCTCTTCGTCCTTGCTGAAGATGGCGGTTGGCCGGTTCAGCACCTCGGCCGGAGCAGTGGGGTAGCAGATGGTGCAGGCACGCTCACCGGCCGCGTCGACAATCTCCGCTTCGTCGTGGCCGGAGAAGTCGGTCACCCAGTGGAACTGGGTGGTGGGGTAGCAGGTGTGGCACGCCTGGCTGCGGTGAACGTGGCCGTCGCCGTTGGTGACCACCAGGAAGGCCCGCGTCCAGCCGCCCCGCCGCTGGAACTCAGCGATGTAGGGGGCCATCTCGTCCAGCTTGGCTTCTTCGATGGCCGCTTGCTCTACCGCCAGAGCTTCCAGCTTTGCCGCCCGCTCCAGGTCGGGGCGGGGAGTCTTCACGCGGGTGCGCCAGTCGTAGTGGATGTGGTTGCGAGCCTTGTCGGCGGCTTGCCACAGGTCGATCTTGCGAACCATGGCGGCGTAGCGTTCGTAGTCCAACTCCGCGAGGGCGGCGTCGATCACCGGCGGTGTCGCGGCTCTGAGGTCGATCATGGTGTCTCCTTGCCGGAGGGAACTGCCCCCTCCACTAGCTGTAACGCTCAGTGGAGGGGGATTATTCCGTCAGTCGTCATCCTCGTCGTCATCGTCGTCGCCGGGTTCCACGTCGATCCCGGTGAAGTAGATGACGCTGCCCCGGCCCATGGAGTCGCCGGACGCGCTGAGGCTGCTCAGTTCGTAGCGGATGTCGCTGGGGCTGGGGTCATCGCTGTCGCGCTCCGCCAGGAGTTCGGCCAGATCGAAGACGAACAGGTACGGCTCGTCGCCGGTGTAGGCGAGGCAGGCGTCCCCGTACATTCCCCGGCCGCTGTAGTCGGCGCGGACGCCGTCGAAGCGGTCGCGGAGGGAGGTGTACTCCTCGCGGGTCAGGGTGGTCATGGTGTCTCCTTCCTGTGGAGGGGAGGATCCCCTCTCACGGTTATCCGGCTTTGCGCCGAAGTCGGTACGCCGCCTCGTCGGGGCGCTCAATGTCGACCTCGCCGTAGTAGCGCACGTCGAAGTAGTCGAATTGGACTTCCGACCCGTCGTGGTTGTACGCGGAGTGGATGCCCTTGAGGACTTTCTCGACCCGCTGTCCTTCGACGGACAGCACGTCGTGGTACTGGGCGTGCGGCAGGTCGGCGTGCCGCCCTCCGGCTTTGCACCAGGGGTTCCCGCAGGAGCGTTTGTACTCGCTGTCTGCGGCGGGGACGAATCCCTCGCACTGCTGGTACAGCCCGTCCAGGCCGATCGCCTTCACGCGGATGGCGGAGCCACCGGAGTAGGACTCGCTGCGCACGCTGTAGTTCGACGCACGCCCCGGCAGGTCACCCCGGCCGATGGCCTCTTTGATGTCGCGCCGAATCAGTTTGGCGATGTCGGCTACGCGGGCATACTTGCCAGGCTCGTCGTACCGGGCACCGTAACTTCGCTCGTACATACGGCTCCTTTCAGCGGGGGATCCTTTCCCCTCCACCTACAAGAACGCCACAGAGCGGTCGATTATTCCTTCGGCGGCTTCAAGGGGCGGCGGTAGCGGCCGGTGAGCAGATACTCGCGCTCCCATTCGGTGATGCCGCCCCAGGTGCCGTGCTTCTCCCGGCGCACCATCGCGTACTCGGCGCAGCGAATCCTGACCGGGCAGGTGTTGCAGATCGCCACCCCGGCTCCGGCGTCACGCGGGTCGTTGGGGCACCACAGCGGGTCGGGATCGTGGTGTCCCCGGCAGAGTCCGTGCAGCCGCCACTCTTCGTCGTCGGTTCCGACCGCAGGAAGGTGGCTGTGCAGACCGGGCTGGGCGGGACGCTTCACGAAAACGAGTTCCGCAGCGGCGAGGTGAGCAGCGACGCAGAGTCGTTGCCGGGATACAGCCCTAACATCTGCAACAGATCGACGGCGTCCTCAGCGTCGAGGGCGTTCCCGCACACCGTCAGCCGCGCTGCGGCCTTCTCTACTTCCGACGGCTCTTCAGCGTCGTCGCACACCGCCGTGAAGTTCTTTGAGTCGCGCACAGTCATCCTCTTCGTGATCGAATAGACGACGCCCGGTCGGGCGAGAATCCACTACGCCCGCGCTCTTTGCGCTGACGCTCCAAGTCCTGCCAGGCCCGCCCGGTACGGCGGGCACCACCACCGCCGCCGGGTTGGCCGAATCCCATCCGCTCAAACTCCCGGCCGGTGCGCAGCCCCGCTGTGTCAGAAGATCCGTACGCCGACGCCGTCAACGTGCCCGCAGCCCACCGATCCAGCGCTTCGTGCAGCAGATCGACGGTCACCACCTGGACGCAGTCCGCGAGGTCTTTCGTCGTGACTGGGCCGAAATCCTGCTTGACGACTTTGCCGTTCTTCTCCGACAAGAACTTCAACTCTTGTTCCAGCAGCGAGCCGTTGTCGAAGAAGTGGTCGCGATACGACGACACCCAGCCCAGGTTCATGGCCGACTTGAACTTTTCGTACCGCTCCTGGTTGACTTTGTCGGTGAAGGTCACTTCGGTGACGCGGATGCCGGGGGAGAACTGCTGCTTCAGATCCGCCAGGAAGTATGCGGAGTTCCACTGGTCGAAGGAGATCTTCTCCGTCGAGCGGAACCGGGTGAGGACATCTTTGATGTCGTTGCCGACTTGGATGTAGTCGATCGTGCGCCGTCCACTCTCGGCGTCAGCCGGGAAGTCTGAGGGCTTCCAGACATGCAGCAGATCTATGATGACGTGCGGCCACACCGATCCGCCTTCGGGGCAGATGTGGGCGTTACTGGCCCAGCCGGTGCCGCCGTCGGCTTTCGTCCAGCCGCAGCCGTTGCAGGGGGCATCTTCCAGGTGGCCGACAGCCATCGCGAAGTTAGCTCCTGTTCGGCCTGGATCGCAGTGAATCCGGTAGCTGCGGTCGAAGCGGCCTTGACTTTGCGACACCAGCGGTTCCCGCCAATCCAGCGGGGCGAACATCGCTTCCACCTTGTCGGGGTCGAGGTATTGCGCGGCCACCTCCGCGAACTGCCCCATCCTTTCCACGCGGAACTTCTCGGGGTTGCGCCGCATCCTGCGCTGCTGCACCTCGCTGGTCAGATCCGGCTGGATGGCACGCTTGAAGGCTCGCCCGACTAGCTCCGGCCCGCGTTCCCAATCTTGGTACAGGATCCAACTGGGGCCTTGGAAGACCAGCTTGACCGGGTCGGCGGTGAGGTCGGCAATCTCCGCTTCGGCGTCGACACCTAAGCTCTCTTCGGTCTGCCGGGTGTAGGTGACGCCTTCCTTTTCGGTGTAGGAGCGCATCAGCACCGACCCCTGCTTATAGAGGGCGAAGAACTGTCCGATCTTCGTCCACGGCGAGGAAGGGATGTAGATCAGGGCGTCAGGGTCGAACTGGTCGAGGGAGGGCACCGCCGACTCGTACACTTCTTCGCCGGACTTCGATGACCCGGTGCCTTGCACCATGAACGCGAACTCATCCAGAAACAGCGCGAACGACGCCGCGCCGCGCACTACGTCGGAGTTGGACGCCATCGCGATGGCGTGCAGCGTCGCGATCTCGTGGTCGGGCACCATGCCCGCCGCCTTCAGCGAGCCGATCCGCCGGAGGTCGGCGGGGGTGCGGATGGACAGTTCGTAGTCTTTAGAACTGGCGATGTGCGGCTGGAGGTAGGCGCAGTTTTCGATGGCCATCGCGATGTCGCGAAACTGGTGGCGCTTCGCCTGGGACTGGCTGGTGGCCACCACCGTGAGGTAGCCATCCTTGCCGGGGACGACGCCGTAGTGGGACTGCCAGTCGTCCAAGCTGAACAGATACGCCATCTGCTCCGCGCCCAAAATGCCGCCGATCATCCCTTTAGAGGCCCGTCGCCCCAGGACGGCTTGGATCTCGGGGAACCGCCGAAAGCCCCGCTCCTTAAGGTAAGCCACCCGCTCCCAGATGTCGGGCTGCACCCCGAAGACTTCGCGGCGCTGCGTAAAGCCGCGTCGCCACTCTTCGATCACGTCGCGGTCGAAGTCGGTCATCTGGTCGGTTTCCAGAAACATCAACCGCAGCAGCGTCTGCTGGCGGGGGTAGAGCGTCATCCCGCAGAACGATGGGTGAGTAGCGAAGTCGATGACTGAATCCCACGGAGCTTTGGTGATGATGCCCGACGAGAACGCCGCTTGAGGACTGTAAGGCCGGTCGGTGACGAGCCGCTGCTGCTGGCCTGGATGAAAAGCCACGTCACCATCCCATCTGAACTACTTGGCGGTGTGCCTGGCGGATCTGGCTGCCCAAGCCGCTGATCGTCGGCGCGGTGACGACCGCCAGGTTCAGGTCGGTGTGTCCGGTGCTGCGGCGGTGGCCGTCGAGGCAGTCGGCGGCGCAGTCTTCACACAGCCAGCGCCACACTTTGGGCTGGTTGGTATCGGAACGACAGGTGTAGCAGGTGACCTTACATTCCGGCATTGTCCGCCTCCTGCTGGTCAAGCCAAAGGGGGAGACTTCGCCTTGGGGAGCGACCCTCTTGGGTACAGTGAAAGCTACCGATCCACCGATACGGCCTTGGCTGCCCGCAGTAGAAGCACGCCTCGGCTGAGCTACTTTTTCTCGTACGGCGGAGCAATTTTTAGCCGCGCAATGTAAGAGATTACTGTCTGAATGACAGTCTTGGTGATCAACACGCCGAAGGTGATCCACCCGGCTTGGGTAAAGAAGTCAACATGGCTGAGGGTGCCGACGACGGCCACCAGCGCGAACATCACGTCCAAGCCCATCCCGGCCAGGAAGGTGCGCCAACTGCGGTTCTTGGCCGACGCGATGTCCAGTTTGGTTCCCGACAGGGTGGTGCCGGTGATCGTCGGGCTGGGGGTGTTTCCCGTCAGGATGCCGGTGATGTAGTCCTGGGTGTACTTCGCGACCTGATCCTGAATCTTCGGTGCCGCATCGGTCAGCGCCGACTGTGCGGCCTCTACTGCGGCCTGCTCCAGTTGAGCGGCCCAGGAGAGTCCCGCCGGTGCGGCCGTCGAGGAGGTGACCGGCACCGGCGGGACAGCTTCGGGGGTGTCGTACTTCACCCATGGGGGGACGAAATCGGTCATGGCGTCACGGCATCCTTTACCTTGTTAAACACGTCGCTCACGTCGATGTTGTTGGCTTCGCACAGCGCAGCAACCAAGGCTTGGGTGCGCAGTCCTTCCATCCGCATCGACAAGACGTGACCTGCCAGGTCGTCGGGGATGCGGGGGTCTAGCGGTCGGCCGGTGAGGGTAAGGCTCCCCGCGCCGGTCGGGGGAGGTACCGGAGTGGTACCAGAATCTGGTACAAGATCTGGTACAGCTTGTACGCCGAACGCGGAGATGAAGTCGGCCAGCGTCATGTGCGCCTGGTTGATGTCGCACGGCCCGAACGGCGGGGTGTCTTCGTTGTCGGCATACTGATGCCCGAACGCCGTGTAGCCTTCCGGCACCCACGGCTTGCTTTCCGGCCCGCTGTACGCCGGGACGATGAGCTTCAGTCCGTGCGGGATGGTCTTCCACAAGTCTTGGTTGGAGCGGAAGTTGAGATAGCCGACCGCCGCCGCCGGGTTGCCGAAGCGCTCCGACACGCGGTCGATGAAGTCGTTGACGCCGTCGGACTGGTCACCGGTGATATTCCACTTCGTGCCGCCGTCTTCTACGTCGATCATAAAAGCCAGTTCGGGGAATATCCCGCCGCTGCTCTCCAGCGCCGACATGAAGGTGCCGACGTTGTCGTAGCCGGGAACCCAAAAGTGGTAGGCGATGACTTTCTGGAGCTTCCCGGCAGCCACCAGCTTGCGGGCGGCGGTCATGTTGGCGAGGAACTTTGTGTCGCGCCGGTCAGCGACGGACGCACGGAACGCCACCACCGGGTAGGGGTAGGTGGCGTCGAGGGTGGCAGTTTGGTACTGGCTGACATCCGCCCACTTGACGCGGGTCGCGGGCACCGCGTCGGGCTTCCAGCCGTCCGGCAGACGCCAACCGTTCTTGATGACGGCATCCCACTCACCCAGGTACACCCCGCCGTAGCCGAAGTCAGGGTGCGGAGGCCACCGCTTAGCTAGCTGGAGTGTCGTCGCGGCCTTCGCGGTGACGCCGTCATTCCACTTGCCGGTCTGCTTCAGACCCAACGCTTTCTGCCACCGCTTCAGGCCCGCCCTCCACTCCGGCCGCTCCCCCGCCCACTCGCCGGATACCGACTCGTTCGGGCCGCTGAGCGGGCCGTAGTAGTACCCCAGCGGCAGCGGGAAATCGTTCGGGTTAGCGGAGGCATAGATTCCCAGATGTCCGTTGAGGAGGCGCTGAGCAAAGTCTTCTGCTTTCTTCGACCCCTCAAAGCAGTCGTAGTTCATCTGGAAGTGCATCTCATCTATCGGGTTCGCCCAGTCGCCGCCGTAAAAGACGGTGCCCTCAAACTCGCGGAGGATGTTGCGCAGCACCGGCAGCTTGTCCCCGAAGGTTCCTTTGACCCTGAAGGGGTGCAGCCTCCAGTTCAGATCGACGGCGGAACCGGCGAGGTGGTTCGACGTAGCGACGGAGTTCGTCGGCGTCCAGCCGCCGCACTGGGTCTGATCCAGCGGTTCGATCAACTGGTTGAATCGGGACGCGAACGCTCGCAGGATGGTGCTGGGGACGCCGGAGCGCAGCGGGATCCGCACGCTACTGCCGGGGATAGGCAACGAATCGGTTTCGTCGGCGTTGCACATCCGCCAGCCATTCTCGCTGCGGGATTGGCCGTACACCACGCGAAAGCTCATCACACCCTCCTCATCCTTTTAGGGGCGGGCGGAGGGGGGATACAGCTACACGCCGGATTGGGGATAGATGTCAGTGCGCCCCAAAAAACGCTCTACATACGGCTTGGCGACAGCCACCTCGTCAGGGTTGGAGGCGTACTGCTTCATAAAGTGGTCGATCGTCTCCCCCGGCTGGCGGCGCGAATCGAACCACTCCACCAGTTGATCCCCGACGGCTTTGATGTAGTTGCTGTGATACACCACCGACTCGGCCGGATAGTTGACAGTGACGGAGTTGGCTTGACGCACCGGCGGCGGCTCGTTGTGGACGGACTGGTGGATGGCGTCGAGGATTTCATCTAGCTGCTCGGGAGTCAGAACGCCCAAGCTGACAGCACACGACAACCAGAAGCCGTCGTCGTCCCCCGGCATCATTTCGCTGTGCATGTACTGCGACCATCCGGCGCGGGCCGGGTCGTCGGCAATCGGGGTGATCGCCATGAATCGGTTGACGATTTCCGACACCAACGTGGGGTAGTCGATCTGCTCGGCCCTGTAGGCGTTGAGGATTCCGCGCACGCTGTATGGGTCAGTTTCGTAGAGGTTGTGCTCGTCGGCCATGAACCATCTCCTCGCGCTGACCAGCGTCGGCGTCGGTGGTGTCGGGGCCAGGGTGTCGGGGTGGCCCTGCGGAATGTTGAGGTTAGCCCACTGTCCGCTGCCGCCTTGGAACACCGGCTTGCCGCGCACCCGGTTGTCGATGGAGCCGTACCCCATCGGCAGCAGGTCGGCGTGCTGAGTGATGAGTTGGTTGAACGCTTCCTGGCTGCTGCTCATCATGCCGGAGCCGGGGGTGGGGCTGCCTTCATGGTGGGCAAAACTGGGTAGCCAACGGCCACCCTGCTTCGCCGGATCCGACCCGCCGGAGTCCAGCCACGCCTGTTGGCCGTCTTTGTGTCGGCTGATCGCGGACTTCAGTGCCCGTTGCGGGTCGACGTTGACCAGGAACGCCCCGATGTCTTTGTAGCCGTTGCTGCGCAACCGGCCGATGCGCTCTAGTGCCGAAGGCAGGTTGGCCATCCGGTAGTCCCAGATGACGTTGGTGCCCTGCTCAGTGGCGATCTCCGCGACCCGCTTGGCGATCTCGTCGGACTCCAGGTGGATGAGGGAACTCAATTCCATCGGGGAGTGTCCGGCAAAGCGCGGGTCGTGCTTCGCGGTGGGCATCATGCCGCGTGCGGCCATCATCTCTTTGATGTTGTCGGCGCTGAGGACGAAGAACTGCTTCGCATCCACCCCGAAGAAGGGCTGGTTTTGCACCCAGGTTTTGCCCGCCCCGCCCAGTCCGGCCATCAGGATGGCCCGTTTCTGCCGGGGGATGTTCGCCATCTGCGCGACGAGTTCGTTGACGATGTCTTGGTGCATCTTCACCCGGTCGGCGTTCCACCGGGTGGTTTTGGTGATCGGGTCGTGCTGGCCGAACATCGACCGGCTGTCGATCTTGTTGTCGTGGTACTCGTTGAGGAGGGTGTCGAGGTTCTGGATGTGTTCGTCCCAGCGCCTGCCGCTGTGCCCGCGAGGGGCGGCGAGGGTACCTTGCATCTCGGGGTCGCTGGCCCACTCCGCCGGGACGGGGAAGCGTGCGACCCGACGCCACACCGGGTCGGCGGTACGCCAGGAATACACTTCAGCTTGCCGCTGGATCCGTCTCGCCACGCTCATCCTCCTCATCTTTTAGGGGACGAGGAAGGCCAAAATCCAGGTCAGACCGGCGGGGCTTGGAGCAGGTAGGCTGCGCCGGTCACGTCTTCGCTGGCGTCCATCGACACCGGCACCCCGGCGGCGTCGGACAGCCACATCGTCAACGTGGCCGCGCTTCCGGTGCCGACCAACCAGGCGGCGGTGCTGGCCACCGGCATCACGGCAATGGACTGTAAGCCGGTGAACATCGTCCGACCCCTGCCGACCGCCACCAGTTCACCCTGGTTGGTGGTGCCCATCCGCACCTCCACCACCGGGCGTCCGGCGGTGCTGGACGATTTGACCAGGATGGTGGCGAAGCACATCGGCCGGTACAGGTATCGGGCGGGAATCGCGGAGGTGGTGAAGGTTGCGACGGCCACAGGGGAAAGGCCAACCCCTGTGGCTTTGGTGGCGACGCCGACACCCCACGGCCCGTACAGGTATCCGGCACCCATCAGCGGGAACTTGGCGGCGGCGATGGTGCCGTCACCTTCTAGTGTTGCCGGGGCACCGGCGACGTTGACGGGGTTTAGCGGCACGTTGCGGGTGGCGTCTTTGCTTTTGTATTCGGTGTCCAAAGCGTAATAGTTGTCTTTAGCGCGGACTTCCGCCGCCGCCGCTTTGTCGGCCACTGCCGTCGACACCAACTCTTCGACTTCCGTCCGGCTGGCCGCGACGGCGGCATCGACAGAAGCGTAGGTGGCGATGTCCCGCCACGCCGCAGGGACGGCCCCGACATAAAAGAGTGCAGGCATAAGTGTGTCCTTCCTATCCTGCTGGCATGGCGATGACGTAAAAGATCAGATCCGCCCCGGTGAAGGTGTACCCCTCGCCGGTGCGCCCCGCGCCGTCGCGGCACGACCCGTAAAGGTTGAATGTCAGCGCACCAGAAAGGGGCGTGGCGGTAGTGCTAGTAGAGGCGGGCAGCACCACCGAATAGGTGTCCTTCGTGCTGGCGGTACATTGGCCGGATCCGTAGACCGTTCCGTTGCTGCCCTGCACGGTGAGGATACCGACGTTGTTGACGAGGATCTGTCCGGCGGCGTCGGCCACTCCAGTCCCCGCCCAGCGGGTGGGGCTGGCTCCGATGCGGTCGTACCCCTTTACATACGCGAACACCAGCGGTGTCCACGGATACCCTTGATCTGTCACTGTGACGGTTCCGATCAGCAACTCGGTCGGAGTGGCCGTCACCACGCGGGTCGGTGTGCTGATCGACGGGGCGGCGCACGGATAGTAGCGGGCGGTACGGTCGGTGACGAGGCCCGACGAAGGAATAGCCGACGCCGGAAGTTTTCCGGTCGAGTCGGTGACCGCAAGGCCGTGCCCGGTCGCCGGGAAGTAGTTAGCGTCCGCCGCCGTCACTTCGGTTCTTGTCGCCCGCTTGGCGTCTTCTTGGTCGACAAATGCGGTCGTCGCTAAATACTGGGCGCGGGATCCCACAACTTGGTCAATGAAGCTGGTCGTCAATGCGCTCGTAGAGTTGAGGGAGACGACGTACCTTTTCGGCACCACGGCATCGGGTTCGTCAGGGTAGCGCCCGACGTACATCAGCGGGGAGGCTGCCGCCGTGGTCGGCGCGAGCGTGCGGGTCGCATCCGCAGTGCGGGTAACAGTGACCGGCAGCGCAGCAGCGTTCGGGGGCGGCGGGGTAAAGGAGAACGCCGACGCCGTCGGGGTGGCGGTAATGATGCGCGAAGACCCAGCGGTCTTTGGGCCGATCGGCTCTACGGCGGTGGCGCTGGCCGTGACGGTGGCCGTAGTGGTGCGCGATGCCGCTCCCTTAAGACTGCCGGTGACCGCAGCGGCCAGGGTGGTTTTCGCGGCGACGAGGTTGGCGGCGGTGGTGTGACCGATGCTGGCGACGGTGGCCGGTACCAGCGCGACGGTCACTCCACCCCACGTCGCCGGGAGGGGGCCGGTGACGTTCATCGACATACTCACCGACCCGGTGGCGGCGGTGTCTTCAATGCCGACCGACGCGGCAGCGGATGCCGTCCACCGCATCGTCTGGCCGGATCCGGCGGTCAGCGTCCTATTGGAAGTCACCCCGAACGCCGCTACCACCATGCCCTTAGTGGGGCCGGTGACGGACGGCAACGTCTGTCCAGTGCCCGCCAGGTTGACGCCTCCGGCAAAAGCACCGAACGCTGATGCGCCGTTGTAGGCAACGGAGTTCGCGGTGATCTGCTCGGAAGCGGAGCAGGTGACGAAGATACTCTGCACTCCCGTCGGCGGGCCGATGATGCCGAACAGTTCAATCCAGCCCACCGGGGCGAAGAAGAGGTTGTAGCGGTTGATGATCGACCCTAGTGGGGTCAAGGTTTTCGTGCCAACCTTCACGGTGCGAGTCAAAGAGTTGTTGACGTTGCTGGAGCCGGAGAAGTTGACGGCAACGATGAGTGCGGTCGCGGAGACGCCCATGACGTGCTGCCACGACGTGGAGGTGACGCCCCTGGTGGTTGCGACTCCGCCGCCGACCGAATCGTAAGTGACGGCCATGTCAGGTCATTTCCTCAAGGATCTCGGCCCAGTCGGTGACCCAGCCTTCGTCGGCGGTACCGTTCCAGGCGAACGGGCCAAGGTGGGGTTGCACCCGGTAGAGGTGGCATTGCGGCTGGTGCTTGAGAACCCACTGCTGCCACTCGCGGGCTTTGCGCTCGTCGTATTCGATCCACACCCAGTTGGCCCGGTTCTGCAAGCCGTTGTCGTACGGTTCGTCATCCCACGGTGTTTCGCCGCGCATCGGGGCCAGGATGGTGCCGACCTGCATGCGGTGCGGCGAGACGTGGTACCAGTCGGCGGTGTCGGGGTTCTCCAGGGGCGGATGATCCATATGGCGTTGGAACCAGTCGTTTTCGTCGTAAGCGTCATACGGCCCGACGAGCAGGGAAGCGGCGGTGACCAAAGCGCGGGCGTCGGGTTCCTTCTCCAGCATCCGGTCATGGAAGGCTTGGCCCATATCGGTCATGCCGCCGGGGTTAATTCGGATACCTGGGTTATCTTGATGTAGCCTTCGCATCAGTGCTTCAGCTACTCCACGATTACGAAATGGCGCGGCAGTACCTAAATCGTGAATATCTAATACTGGCTCTCCATTGTCGTCCCGGCCCCATCCGTAATTGAGCCATGACTCATGCGTAAAGTCTGGCTCATCGGGGTCTGGGCCGTGGTCAATCTTGTACGTTCCAGTGTTGTCTGTTCCTTGAAGAAAGTCATCGCCATATTCATGGTGCTGAATCTTGTCTTTCCACTCATCCCAGGCCATGGCCAACCGCACGGCTGTCACGAGTTCCCGCGCAGACGGCTCCTTCTCCAGCACACGGTCGTGGAAGCGTTGGCCGTCGGGTGTCATGTAGCCGGTGTCGATGTGGACGCCGGGATGGTCTTCGGCGAGCCGCCGCATCAACGCTTCGGCTACGCCGTCGTTGCGGTTGTCGGGGTGGGTGTAGATGCCGATGACGTTCAGTGCAGGCTTGCCCCACCGCTGTCCGTGACTGTAATGGAGGAACGCACCGGCCTGGGGGATGGTGTAGCGACTGTCGTTGCCACCATTTTTGTCCCAGTAGCAACCGTCCAGCAGACAGCCGCCTTTAACCTTCGGTGCCCACTCATCCCACGCCATGGCGAGACGATACGAGATCCGCTTGTTGATCCAGGTGTTCCAGTCGATCTCCGGCAGCCCTTGGGCGCGGCGGGTCGCCATCTCGGCATACCAGTCATCTGCGCTGTCTTTGCGGGTGTCGATGTCTTCTAAGTCGTCGTCGTCCAGCGCCCGGTGGTGGTACTGCGTTTCGGGGCTGCCGGTGAAGTTGTAGTCGCTGGTGTCCTTCTGCGGATCCCTGATGGTTTCGGGGTAGCGGATCTTCAGATCCAGCTTCTTGTAGGTCGGCGGGCTGAACGCGACGATCTCGCCGTAGCCGTGATGGTCGGCGGTGATGATGCCGTCGTAGCCGTCGGCCACCAGGCTGGCGGTGAGTTCCTTCCCGGTGCGCCCGTCGTAGTGCGCCGACAGCGCCTGCCGCCAGCCGCCGTGCAGATGCTCTAAGCGCAGCGGGTTGACGAAAGATACGGTGCCGCGCTCCCACCCGGCGGGGGCGGGCTGGTTGGGGATGGTGTCGGCGGTCAGGTAGCGACCGGACGGCTCGCAGTCGTCCAGGTTGTAGCCGGGGACGCCGCGTGCAGCGGTCTTGTTGCGGAGGTAGGCGATCCGAATCTGCGGGCCGGAATGGAACTGGGCGACACTGGGGAACTCTTTTTGGCGGGTGACATAGCGGGGGTCGTTGAGGACTTCTAGATCGTGTCCGCCGGGGCCACCGTTGCCATACCCCACCAGCTTGAGTCCGGTGATGTTCAGCGGCACATCCGGCAGGATGGTGACCTGCTGCTCTGACTGCATTGTGCCGGGGTTCTGCCCCCTATTCTTGGGGTCGAAGCTGTGCTCGTCGGTCGGGATGTCAGCTTCTAGTACCACGCCTAGCTGGCAGGGGCCGGTCTGCGAGCATCCGGCTTTCCCCGCGAAGTCCCTGTTGATCGTCCAGTTCTGACCCAGGCTGAGTTCGGGGTCGTGGTGGCTGTTCTCAATGTGGTCGAGCAGGACGGGGCCGATCTTGAAGTGCTGGCCGACCTCAGACTCGTCGTACGGCATGCGCGTGTGCCGCTTAACGTGTTCCAGCAGTTCCGGCGGGAGGTTGTTCAGCCTCAGCCCCCGGTACATCTTCCTTGTCGGTGCGTCCATGGTCTATGCCGGAATCGGGACAACCCACAGATACGGGCTGTAGTTGACGGTGGACACGGTGCCGCCGGAGGCGGGGTTCTGGATGCGCAGCGACACGGTCGTGGAGGTTCCGGCGGCGATCGTGGACTGGTTGGTGATCTGCGGGATGATCGGGATATCGGAGGAGGTCTGCCCGGTCGCGGTGGCGGCAGTGATGGTCAGGGTTCTTGTCGAGCCTGCCGTCCAGGTGGCTAGGCTCCCGGCGTTGAGGGTGGGGTTGTAGAGCGTGCCGGAGTTTCTGGTCAACGCCTGCACGACGTACACCTGTCCGGCGAGGGGGGCGATAGTCGCAGTGACCGTGGCGGTGCCGCTGGCGGCGGTAACGGCGGCGGAGGTCGCCACGATGGTTTGGGTAGACACGTTGACGATGCGGATCTGCGAGGCAGTCGCTCCGCCCAGCGGGGCTGCCGCGCCGGTAAAGGCCAGCGACGCGGAGATTGTCGCAGCTTTCATGGTTTTGTTCACCAAAATGCCGTTGCCGCTGAGGGAGGCGGTGTAGATCCCGGTGCTGACCGGAGTCCAGTTCGGAAGGTTTGTCCAGGTGTTGTTGGCGTCCAGCGTGACGGCGGTGGCCAGGTAGATCTGGCTGGATTGACCGTCTGGTACTGGGGTTTGGTAGCCTTCCGCGATGCCGTAGCCGATGCCGACGACAGTGTTGTCGGCGCGGACGGCCACGATCTTCGGGTACTCCCCGTTGTCCCGGTTGATCTGGGCATGCACTGTGCCGGTGACCATCAGCTTGTAGTTGTAGCCGGGGTCGGGGATGGGGATGAGGCTGCCGATCGTCGTCTCCGACGTGGTGGAGCCGGAGCCGGTGGTGGCAATCATCGCAGTGCGGGGATAGCGTTGCAGGCTTGCAGCCAGTGATGCCGGTACTTTCCCGGCGGAGTCCAGTGTGAACGGAAAACCCGGCTTGTTGAGGTTAGCTTTGGCCAGTCGGGTGGCGTCGGCGGTGTCGATGTATTCGGAGGTGGCCAGCAGCGCATCGCGGGTGTCGACGTAAGTGTCGTCGGCGTACGTCGCCAAAGCGGCGTTGATCAGTGTCTGCGCTTGCGGCACATCGACGGTGTCGGGCAGCAAAGCCAGCAAGTTTCCTTGCGTGATCAGATCGTTATCGCCGGATGCCGACGGCCCGACGAATCGCAAGATGTTTGCCGTCGACACGTCGATAGCGGTCGGCGTTGCTGTCACCGCCAGCGCGGGGTTGGCGGAACGTACCGCGATCTTCGCGGTGGGATAGGTGTCGGTGATCCTGCCCGCCGTGACAGCCAGCGTGGCGGCGGCAGTGTAGCTAGCCAAGGACGACGACCTTCCACTGGCCGGACTGCGGCGTGGTGGCGAACTCAAAGGAGACGGTGTTGGGGCCGGTGACTGTCCACCCGACGAGAACGGCGGCACCGGAGGCTACGGAGATCACCTGCACTAGCGGCCATTGGGTGTTCAGTCCATGGTTGACCGAACAGACCGTCGAGCCGCCGGGGATGTCCCCGATGAACTTGTGGGCGACGACGGCCGGGTTGGTGGCGATGCCCGACGGCCCGACAGTGATGCCCCGGTCGGGTTTGGCGGAGAAAGCTCCGGCAGTCAGTGCTACACCATTCCCGGCGGTGTACGCCCCGCCGGTGCCGGACTGAAGCACCTTGACCCAGTTGGTGACGTTCGTGCCGACCACACCGGACGCGGAGGTGACTTGCCAGACGGTGTTGGCGAACACCGACCCGCCGGTGACGTTCACGATGGTGCCGCGCACCAGATAGGATCCGGTCGACATATCGGTGGCCCGCGTCCACGCACTGGTGCCGGTGACATACACCCCGTTAGCGATCGGGTCGACCTGGGCGGTCAGCAAGACAACCTTACCGGGAACGGTGGAGACGCCGTCGATGGTCTGCGCACCGCTGAGGGTTCCGACGGCGGTGGTAGCGACGTAATCGGCTGCCTGCTTGATCTGCGGGCTGCCGGAAATGATGCTGCGCACCCCTTCGGCTGACTGCTTGTCGGCCAGGCCGGTGGTCAGTGCGCTGGTCGTCGCCAAGCCGTCGAGTCGCCCGGTCAGCCCGTTGATGCTGGCAATCGGGATGAGGCTGTCTTTCGACCAGGCGTTGACGTTGTCGGCGGTCAGGTTGACGGCACCGGTCTGGGTGTTGACCGACGACACCGTGCCGCGCACCGTGTTGTACAGCCAGTTGCCGAACTGCGACGGGTCACTCGCGATAAGGGTGTAGGTTCCCGCGTCGGTGCCGCTGGTGATGATGCACTGGTCACCGATCTGCACCTGCGAGCTACTGAGGCCCATCATGGCTGCCCTGGAGGCCACCGCGAACGTCTCGTGGGTCGCGATGGCCGGGATCTGGCTGCTCGCCAGCTTGCCGTTGACCAGCGAGGCTTTGCCGTCGAGGGTGGTTTGCAAATCGGTGATCTGGCTGATCGGCAAAGTGGGGATCTGGTCGACCAAGATTTTGCCGCTCACCAGCGATGCCTTGGCGACGAGGGCTTCAGTAAGACCGTTGACGGACGACACCGGGATGCCGATGGGGATCTGGGCTAGCGGGATCTTCTTGTCCACACCGACGGTGATCAGGTCGGCTTTGTTGGTGAGCGCGGTGTTGAGGGTGACGATCGCGGCCTTCGCCGTGTCCAGTTCGGCTTGCGACGCCTTGGTGGCCACCGTGGTTGTCAAAGTGTTGACCTCGGCGGTGCTGGCTTTGTTCGTGACGGTCGTCGTCAAAGCGTTGACGGAAGCCTGGGTCGCCAGGCCGGTGATTGCGGTAGACAGAGCGTTGACGGAAATGACGGTCGCTTTGGCTGCCAGCGCGGCCTGCATCGCCTCCAGGTCGGCCTGGTTGGCTTTGGCGCGGACGGCGGTGTCGACCAGCGCCAGGTCGACCTTGCTGGCTTTGAGGTTAACGGTGGTGTTAGTGGCGTCCAGCGCGGCCTGCGGGGCGTAGACGACATCCGCCCCGGCCGTCTCATCCCACTTGCGTAGCTCCAGGTGGCCCATCGGGGTGATGTACGGCCAGAGGGTTTCGTTCTCCGCCGCCCCGGCCGGGTCGATGTAGAACTGTCCGCTGGCGGCTTTGCCGAACGGCGACTTCAGTCGCACCCCGGCGGTTTTGAACGCCGGGGCGGTGGTCTGGCCGGACACGATGCTGGCGGAATCCCACCACACGTCCTTGCTGACCGGGGATCCGCCGCCGCCGGAGGTCAGGTTGGTCACCTGCGTTTCCAGTGTCGACACCCGGTTGGTGAGGGCGGTGGTCGCGGTGGCGGCGGTCTTGGCGTCCAACGCGGTCTGGAGGCCGGTGATCTGGGTAACGGCCAGCGTGAGGGCGTCGGAGCCGCCGGAGGCGTGGCTGGCGGCGTGGGCCGTCGGGGTGCGGCTGTTGGTCAGCCGGGAGTCGGAGGTGCCGACTTTGGCGTCCAACGCGGTCTGAAGGCCGGTGATCTGACTGATCGGCAGGGCGGAGCCGGTGGCGATGGCCCCGACGTTCGTGGCCGTCAGCGTGATCGCACCGGTGAGGCCGTTGACGGACGCGACGTTGCCGGTTCCGGCCGCAATGATCGTTCCGGCTTTGTTGACGACGTTGTTGCTGCCGTCAATGTACGCCACCGTCGTGCCCAGCAGCGTCGGCGGGATGGTGCCGCTGACGGTGCGGACGACGGTGGAGTCGTTCTGCAATGCGTTGACGGTCGTAGTCAGCGACGACAGTTGTGTCGTGGACGCCTTCGCATCTAGCGCCGTCTGGAGTCCGATGACTTGACTGACGGGAATGGACGATCCGATGGGGATAGCCCCTACGTCGGCGGCGGTCAGGTTGATCTCGCCTTGGTAACCGTTGACGGAACTGATTTTGCTCAGCGGCACCCAGTTGCTGAGCACCGCCGGGTTGGTGGAGAACAGCCCGTACACACCGTCGGGGCGCACCGCAAGGTCACCGGGCTGCACCTGCTCGGTGGTCAGCGCCAGCATCTCCGCTTGGTTGGCCACACTGACGGCGCTGGTGATGGCTTCGCGGGGGATCTGGCTGATCGGGACACGGCCGGAAGCGTCCAGGTCGGCTTTGTTGTCGAGGGTGGAGGTGTCGCCGGTGATGGTGGCGTCCAGCGCGTCAATGCGGTACCCCAGCGCGGTGTCGGCGGCGGTGCGGGCGGTGATTTCGGCGGCGACGGCGGTGGCGCGGGCGGCACTTTCGTTGGTGATCGCTGTGTTCAGCGAGGTCGATAAAGCGCTTTGGCTGGCGGTGAGCGTCGAGGACAGTGCGCTGGTCTGCTGGTTGGTGTAGGCGTTGGCCGTCGCCAAGGTGTTGGTGTCGCCGGAAGTGCGGGCGGTGGTTTCAGCCGTCAGGCTGGTAGACAGCGAGGTGACCGACGCCGAAGTCGCCAAGGCGACACCGGTGGAGGTGATCGGGATACCGGAGGAGTTGAGGCGGGCCACCCGGCCGGGGACACCCAGGTCGGTCTGCTGGAGGTAGGCTTCCCCACCGATGATCTGGCCCAGGTCGCCTAGTTCGTCAAACCGGGTATCAGCATCCGGCATAGCGAAGTCGTAGGTGTAGGTGCGCCCGACGACGCCGCCGTCGCGCCAGGCCACCCGATACCTGACGGGGGCGAGCAGTTGCGGCGAAGCGGTAGGGACGAGGGAGAAGACGAGGACGTTATCGTCGTCGTCCAGCAGCACCGTCTGCCGCTGTAGTCCACCAACGTAGGTGCCCTGATCCGGCCCCGAAGGGTCGGACAGCGGAACGACGACCACCTCCAGCGTCTGCGGAAGTTGGCCGACAGCCGACACCGCTCGCGGAAAGTGGAACTCCAGGTTCCGTTTCAAGATTGTCGGCGGCATGCAATCCTCCGGTCAGCAAGCTCTCTATCTCTTCTGGCTGCTGGCAGGGAGGGGTACAGGGACTCCTAGAACACCGTGCAGTGGACGTGGTCGTAGTGGGCGGGAACCTGCCACAGACAGTACTTAATGCCGTGCCTAGATTTGTTGGAGTTGAGGTCACCGAAGATAGCGTTGCCCAGTCGGGTGTTGCCGTAGACCATAAAGTCCAGCGCATGCCCCGACGGGTGATCGGGCAGCGGGTCGGGGCGCACCCCGCCGATCGACGGCGGTGCGTAGGTCGCGATGACGTACGCCTTCAATGCTTGGGCGTTGGGGGTCAGCCCCGACATGCCGACGAGTTGAGTTTCGGCGTGGACGGGGGGTGCGGCGAAGACGGCGGCGGCTGCTAGCGCAGCGAGCGTTTTCACCCTCTAAGACCGCAGACCGGCCAGGCACCGATGCCTTGGGTGCGCAGGACGTTCTCGGCTACGCGGATCTGTTCGGCCCGCGATGCTTGGTTCGGCATGCCGGTGCCGCCGTTGGCCCACCAAGTGGCGGGCAGGAACTGCAAGCCTCCGTAGTAGCCGTTGCCGGTGTTGATGGCCCAGTTGCCGCCGGACTCGCATTGCGCGATAGCGTCCCAGTTGACGGCCCCGGCGACGGGGGCGGTGAATAACGTAATGGTTGCGAGTGCCGCAGGCACGAGGCCGATTAATGTTTTGTTCACGCAATCGACACTAAAGGATGCGCAATCGGGATTTCCAATTGAGGCTGCCGATTCGGGCGTTTTCACGCAATACTAAGCGTGCGATTCGCTGCCTCATCACCGAAGATAAGAAGTTTCTGAGAGTTGGGGGGGGCAGGGCGGGGCGCAGCACTAACCTCTCCTTCAGAAAGGGGGTCAGGGTCGTGAGCTAGGCTTGCCAGGGAGATGGGTATGTGGCCCGTACTGGTTTGACGCCCAGCCCTGCATATGGGTGGCTCAGTAGTCGTCGTCCCACCGCTCCCCGGCGTAGGCCGGGTCGAAGTCGGCGGGGGCCGACCGGGGGTAGCGCCGCCGGGTTTCGGCGTGGACAGCGTCCATCCGTTCGGCGTACTCGACGTAGTGCTTCTCGCAGCGCGGGAATCGCATCCCCGACCCGCTGCGGGTCAGTCGCTCAAAGGTTTCGCCTTCGCAGCCCTTGGGGCCGTCCAGGCAGTCGTGGTAGCTCATTTACTCCATCCCTTCCAGTGCTAAGTCGATGATTGCCTTCTTGGCTTCCGCCGCTGTGGGGTAGGCACCGATGCTGCCGTCGAATCCTTCTCCGACGTAAGCCGTCCACCAGGAGCCGCCGCCGCCGGTGACGCGGCACTCCAGGCCGCGCACGTCGGCGTAGAAGCCGTCTTCGTACTTCGTCCACTTGGTGCCGACTACGACGGCTCTGTCCATCCGAAGGCCCAGGTCTGTCATGGGAACTCCCCTCTGGAGGGAACCGCTCCCTCCATCTTGTACAACGCCGGGGAGGGGGTGGTTATTCCTCGTCTTTGCCGCCGGGGAGGAGCGCCAGGATGGGGGCGAACGGCTCGTACATATCTTCGTCGTCTTCGTCGCCGTACAGCACCAGCAAGCCGGGAGGCTCTGGGGTACACATCATCTCCAGTTCCAAGGTGTCGCCGTCGATGATGAAGCTGAACCAGAAAGGGCCGTTCTTGACGAGGGTGAAGACTCCGGCGTGCTCTTTAATTCCGGCGACGATGATGGTGCCGTCCGGTTGGGCATGTAGCCGGTCTTCGTCCAGCATGGTTAGGGCGTTCCGCAACACTTTGGCGCGGGAGTAAGGGCCTTTCATCACAGCCACTATTTTGCCTTGCCTCACGCCGTTTTGGGGACACGGCGCACCGTGTTGATTCCGGCGACACCCAACCGTTCGCGGTGCGTCCAGTACGGGGCGATGAAGATCCATTCGCGGTGTCGGCCGTCGCAGTCGCAGGTGTTGCGCATCAGTTCGCAGGCGTGCGCGGAGCGCGGGCCGTACCATTGCATGCGGAAGTGGCACTTGCGGTGCTGCGGATCCTGCTGGTGGGCGAGGTCGCCCTGCTGGCTACCTTCACCCCGGCTCTGGGCCTGGCGGTACTTCGTCAGCGCCGCACCCAGCGTCCAGCCCACCCGGTAGAAACTGAGCGGCTTGCGGGCGATGGTCTTCGCCAGGTGCTTGGTGGTTACCGTCGGCACCCGTTCGGCGTCCAGCACCGTCGAGCAGAGGTAGAGCATCGTGCCCACCAAGATCTTGTAGACCTCCGTGACCCACGCCCTTTTCAGTTCGGTGGCGGATCCGACGGCGAACGTAAACCGCTCCACCTGATCGTCCACCAGTTGGGCGAGGGTGTAGTCGCCCTGGAGGGGCACGGAGAAGCTGGCAGCCTCCATGTCGAGGCGTTTGCCTGCGGCGTCTAGCACCTCAAAGATCGCCGTCATCCCGATCGTCTGGGCGTCGGGGGCGTGGGTGGAGGTGACGATTCCGGCCATCTTCTTCATGGCGATGTGTTCGTGCGCGTCGGACTCCGGCGTAGCGACAACCCCGTGCTTCTGCCCGTACACAAAGAATCCGACGAGGCGCAGTCCGTCCTCTTTCGCGGCGTACGGCATCAGACGGCTGGCCTGGGTGCGCTCCCGCCACGTCTTGAGAATCGGCGGGTCGGAGAAGACGACCATCGGGTTGATGTACGGGATGGCCCGCAGGATCTCGGCCGGGAACTTAGACGACGATGCCTTGCTGACTTCGCGCACGACTTCGGGGTGGATCGCCAACGTCTGACGGCCTTCGGCCCGCCACAGCTTGGTGGCGGCGTTGCCGCGCACGATGTTGGCCCGCCACGACACCGACAGGTCTTGATACACCCCTTTGGGGGCTGTCCCGGCCAGGATGGCGGGGGCTAGCTGCTGGTCGACGGCGCAGTGCCGCAGCATGGCCTCCGCCGACTTGATGGCGTTGCCGGTGTCGCTCACGATGTCTCCTTCTCTAGCGATCTGCCCGGTACAACAGCACCGGGCAGACGATTATTCCCGAAGGGGATTACTCCGCCTCCGCCTCCTTCTTCGCCTTCTTGAAGGACACCTTGGCGAGCAAGGCGATAGCAACAGCGTGAATCCCAGCGAAGCCGAAACTCCCGGCGGCGATGGCGGTGGCCATGACGTTCCCTCCTGGTCGGGGCGTTTCCCCTCTCCACTTAATAGAACGCCACAGCGGTTCGGATTATTCCCCCGTTCCGCACAGCGCAGAAAAGATCAGTTTCCCGAACGTATATCAGGCGATCTCGTCGTGGGCGTCGATCGCCGGTTCGGGATTGAGGCCGTGGATCCTCGCCCACGTCTTGTCGTCCATCGGGACGTACACCACTTCGGTGTCGTTGCGCTCGTCCATCTGAACGTCGGTGAGGAAGCTGCTGTCGGGCAGGATGTCGTCGGTCGGCCCGTAGCAGTCGTAGCACATCCAGCACGGCTCCCCCGGCGACTGGGACAGCTTGATGTAGTGGGCGAAGCCCCAGTTGGTGATGCACCGACGCACCGTGCCGGTCGGGTCGAACCCGGCCGACGAGCGCACTACGGCGCGGATCTGCTCGCGGGCTTTACTCATCGTCGCGCTGCCTCTCTAACGTGGTGAACAGGCCCGCCAGCACCTGGGCGAACTCCTCGCCCGTCTGCGTGGCATCCAGGGCCTCCGCAAGGGTCTTCGGGTCGTCATCGCTATCAACGAGGTAAAAACCGCCGTCTCCCAGGCATACCTCTCCGCGCAGGAACCGTTCCCACCCGCGCAGGAACTTCTCCCACGGCAGTGAGGTTTCGCCGCCGTCCGGCGGCTGCGGGCGTCCGGCGTTGACCCAGGCGCGGCGTTCCGGCACCCACTTCCACGGCTTCTCAAAGTAGTCGAGGATGTCGGGCGGATCCAGTTCTGCCGCCTTCAGGATGAGCGCGAACTCAAACACCGGCGCAGCCAGCACAAACCAGTCGTAGTCGGTCGTCAGTTCACCCATTTGTCCGTTCCTTCCTCGTACATGCCGTGATTGAGAATGGCGTTCCCCCACTGCTCCGAAGTCACCTTGTCGATGCGGACGTGGTCGGCCACCTGCTTGATGTACACCGGGCCATCCTGGTCGTGGATGTCCATGTGGACGTAGTAGAGATTCCCGCACTTGTCGCGGAAATAGTGCAGCGGGTACTGCTTGTACTCCGCCGCAGGGATCTGCTTTTTACCAGCCATGCTCTGTCCTTTGTTTACGAGGGAACTTCGGTGAAACCTTCACAGCCCGACTCGGCGTACTCGCCGGTGAGCAAATCGTGTTTGTCGGCCGCGTACCCGCACAGGCACAGCGGAGCGTCGAAGCTGGGGCGCTTCCTGGGGCCGTCCAGGGCGGCGAAGAACCGGTCGCGGACGGACGGGATGTCGGCCACTTCGGGGTGGCGCAACCGGCGGATCAGCGTCCGTCGGAACCGCAGCCTCTCCTCGACGGGCAGCCGGTTGAGGAAATGGTTGATGACGTACCACACCTCGTCCAGGCCGTCGAGGGAGTCTGCGACCTCTTTGGCGTTGGCCATTACTCTCCTTCACCGACCGCATCGGAGATGTCCGCAGCAACGTCGGCGTCGAGGGTGAGTTCAAGGAACTTCTTGATGCGGCCAAGCTCCTTCTCCATCTTCAGCAGGCGCAGGGTGGTCTTGAACGAGAAGATGTTCCTGGTTTCCTCATCCAAGTCTTCGTCGTTGAGGATCTTGGTGTAGGCAATGACCCTTTTGGCGTCGGCCTCCAACGTCGAGAAGCGGGTGGGGAAGTCCGCGTAGATGGGCTTCGTTGCCATTCAGACCACCTCCAGCCGATCTTCGGCACCGGGGATGTCGAGGCACACCTCGTCCACCACGATGCTGCGGGCAGGCAGGTCGATGATCTTCTTCGCCGCCACGATAGCGCGGCCCACGTCGGTGGCTTTCACCACCAGCGAGGGGTGGCTGTACAGCCCGTAGTCCTCGCCTTTCTCGTGATAGAACACCGTGTAGATGCGTTTCACGTTCTTGTCTCCTTCTGTTGGGTGGAACTCTGTCACTGGGTATAACGCGGGGGGCGCGGCGGTTATTCCGTAACGCCGGTGCCGTCGCAGCCGGGGCATTGGATCATCCCGTCGAAGTCGCTGACGAACAAACCTTCGGCGCTCGCGGCTGTCTTCGCCGCTTCGTACTTGGCTTCATCCCAGCCGGTGCCGTCCCCGCCGCAGGCGACGCAGGACTGCTTGCCGTCGAGGGCAAGCCTCAGTTCGGCCACCAGTGCGGCGGTGCCGCAGCAGCAGATCCCGACGGAGTGATCACACCCCAGATCCTCGCCCAGGTAGTCGATCAGCACGCCGATCAACTCTTTCGGCACGTCGCCGCGCCCGGTAGAGCCGACAGGCCCCGACAGGGCCACCAGTTCCTCCCCGATCTCGCGCAGCAGCAGGTCGGGGATTTCGATGTAGTCGCTCACTTCTTCTTCTCCTTAAAGCCGGGACGAACAATCCCGCGCCCGGTGTCGGGGTCAACGATCAGCAGGCCACCGGCCCACGCTTTGTTGGTGATGTGCGGGCCACCGCCGAAGGGGTTCGGTTTGTCCCACAGGACGATCAGCCGCCCGCCGTCCTCACTCATGCCGGGGATGTGCCCGACGATGGTGCCGAAGATCTCCAGACCAGGCTCGCTGAAGATCACCGTGGACTCCACCCTGGCTCCTCGCGGAAACATCTTCCGAACCTTGGCGGCGATCTTGTTCTGCCGCAAAGCACGTTTGTCCTGGGGCAGATCGGTGCGCGGCGGTGGTAGCTCCGCCATGTCTCCTCCTTAGTGGCTCAGTGCCCGGTATTGGGCGTAGGTTTCGATGCGGTCGTGGATGGCCACCGCGTCCAGGTGCCGCAAGCCCTCGTAGAGCTTGCCCAGTTGGCCCCACCGGCTATCGGTCGTCCCGGCGTAGTTGCCGCCGGACATCGGGCCGACGCAGTCGACCGGGGTGCCGTGGACGAACTCCAGCGGGACAAGGTGCGGGGTAGGGTCGTAGCCGGGGCAGCGCGACTCCACCAGCACCACGGCCGGGGCGTCGTCGTCGGCCTCAGAGATGCAGCACCCATCAGGCAGCGGTACCACCGTGTCACCGACCAGTCGGCCGACCACGGTGACGCGGGCATGCTTGCCGCTGATGCCGCCGTTGGTGCAGTCGGGGAAATCGACGGCGCGGTAGACGCTGAGTCGTAAACCTCTCAACATGATGTGTCTCCTATCGGGTGAGGGCGGGTTGCGCCCAACTGATTGACCATGCGCCGCAGACTCGCGGCACACTGACTTCGCGGGGTTCGCGGCCGGGTGCTTCGCGCAGTTCGATGTCGAAGCGGACGAGATCTCCGCCCCGCAGGCCGATGCGCTCCAGGTCGATGCGGTAGTCGTGAACATCGTCGTCGTGGTCGATGATGAAGTCCTCCAGCGCCTCGCGGGCGGCACCGAAGGTGTCGAACTCTTCGCGGTGGGATACCTCCCCGCCGTCGGCGTCGAGGCTGATCGACACCACGAAGGGAACGTGGACTCCGCCGATGATCATCATGGTTGTCTCCTCTCCATCTTGTGCAACGCCGTGCGGCGCAGGATTATTCCTACGCTTTGTAATCGGCGTCGGCGCAGTCGAGGCATCCGACATCGTCGGAGTACCGGGTGTGATTGGGGTCTGTGCAGGCTGGGCAGTTCATTTTTCCTCCTTCTAGGAGGGGCGGTTGCCCGCCCCGTCCCGTTACGCCGCCTTCTTTGCGGCCTTCTTCTTCCGCTTGATGACGGAGGCTTCCAGCGCCGCCAGCAGGTCGGAGATGTCCTCAGCGGTTTCGGCCGGGGCAGGGATGAACTCTCCGCCGTCGGCGCGGGCCGCGATGAACTCCTTGACCCGCCCGGTGTAGGTGTCCACGAAGTCCTCCGGCTTGAAGCTGCCGGTCATCGACTCCACCAGGATGCGGGCGGCGTCGAGGACAGCAGGCTCCAGTTCGACCTCTTTGTCGAGGATCGGGAACTCCGGCGTGCGGACTTCGTCCGGCCAGGCCACCGTGTGGACGATGAGCAGGTCACCGGAGGCCCGCAGGACACCCAGGCTCAGGCGTCCGGCGCGGAGCGAGAACCGCACCACTCCGACCCGACCCGTTTCGGTCAGCACCTTGTGGAGCAGCTTGTAGCCCTTCACGCTGGTCTTGTCCGGCGCGGCGAAGTAGCCCGCTTCGTAGGTGAGCGGGTCGATCTCGTCGGCCTCCACGAACTGGATGACCTCAATGGCCGACGGGGTTTCGCCTTCCAGATCCTTCAGTTCCTCCGGCGCGAGCAGCACCAGCGTGCCGTCGTGGTCGATGCCTTTGACAACATCACCGAACGGCACCGGCTTGACCTCGCAGCCTTCGCAGTACCGCTCCATCTTGATGGAGCCGCCGCAGCCGCCGTGGTGCTGCTTGAACGCCACGTCGTGGGAGTCCACCGACTTGTAGAGCTTGACCGGCACGGATACCAGGCCGAAGCTGATGGTTGTGGACTTCAGTGCCCGCATAACGTGTCTCCTTCCTGGGGGGCGATACTCGCCCCTCCACTTAGTAGAACGCCTGCGGGCGGGGGATTATTCCTCCCGCAAAAGGTGGGCGAGGATCGCTTTGGCGTCGTCGGCGTCGATGCCCAGCGCGTCTTCGACGCTGCCGTCGGCACGGCCCTTTTCCCCTAGATCAGCGAGGCGCTGGACGTGCGCCGCCGACAGCAGCAGGTCGCCCAGCTTGCTGGGGGCGAGGCTGCCGCCGTGGTCGGGCCGACGCCGCTTCGGGGTGGCGTAGAACTTCGTGAGCATCGCGATGACCGCTTTGGCGCAGTCGGCCACCGTGTCGTCGGGTTCGGCGTCCGCGACGAACTCCTCAATGGTGGCTTCGATGTCGATCAACATGCTCTGCGGGTCGAGTGTCATGCCGCTTCCTCCTCTTCGGCCAGGGCAGTCTCCAAGCGGGAGAACAGCGCCAGCGCTTCGTTGTTGCGGTCGACCAGTTCGCAGCAGGCGTAGGTCAACCGGGCCAGTAGGTCGCGTTCGCCTTCCAGCTTTGCTTCCTCTGCGGCGGCGTCCAAGTAGAACTCCGCACGGCTGAGGTGTTCGGCCGCATTGCGCGATCCCGGCACGGTGGCCGCTGACAGCAGATGTTCCAGTGCGGTGCGGGTCAGCTTGGCATATTCGGTTTTGATCAGTTTCATGCGATGTCTCCTTCGGTTACTGCAACGCCCAGCAGGGCGTGGCTATTCCTTGCGCTCGTTCGCCAGGTCGAGCCAGTACTTGCGGTCGCTGTCGCTCAGGTTGTACCAGAGCGCACCGGCGGTGTCGGGGTCATCGACGCCCGTCCAGGCGGTGAATAGTTCCCGCGCCACAGCGTGGCGTTGCACGTTGGCCAACGAGTCGTCGTCCGGCTCTCTGCTGTTGCCGCGTCGATAGCGCATGTCAGTCCAACCTTCCTTCGGGGTAGGCGGCGATTCCGGCCTCTTTAAGCACTCCGGCGTAGGCAGCCGCGTAGGCGTACTTGCGCTCGTAGCTCTGGCCGAACTCGTGGCACCGGATGTTATAGCCGCCGCCGTAAGCGGTGGTGTAGCCCTGTTTGCGCAGATACCGGCCGAAGGCGGTGTTGCCTTTGACGTTGACCCACGCGAAGCCGCAGACGCCGTCCATGATGGGGGCGTACTGCCGGACGATCGGGCTAGTCTCATCGAACGGGTTCTCATGCTGGACGACGACCATCGGGGCGGGCCGTGCGGCCAGCCCAGCCGCCATCCCGGCTTCGTGGGCACGCTCGCGCAACGCGGCGAAGTCGACCGTGGTGGGTGCGCTCATGGCACTCCTTTCCTGGGGGGCGTGCGCCCCTCCAATTATTACAACGCCCAGCGGGCAGGGACTATTCCTCTGCCTGGAAGGCGTCGAGGATCTTCTGCCGCACCTCGTCGGTAGCGGCGATGAGGGCTAAGAGTTGAAGCTCAGCCTGCGTCATCGGGACTCCTCTCCGTTCAAGAACTGAAGGGAGATTCCAGCCGACGTTCTCATTTGGTCTACCCTCACCGGATTGTGGCCACGCCCCGGCTACTCTCGACTACTTTGTGCCTCCGTCGTTCTCCTGCTTCTCTCTCGGCAGATTTCGCTCTCCGTGCCACCCTCGCGGGTGACTCCCTCACTCAAGAGGCTCGGCGTTCGTTCAGGGATCGCTCTCCAGGGGACGCACCACCAAAGGTGTCTGTCCTGGGCAGGTGCTGATGTTGCTGCATCAGAGTCGTGGTCGTTAACCGTCAGCGCCGCTTCTGAGTTACTTGCAAGGTACCTCGCAGGTCTGGAATCTCTCTTCAGTTCTCAAACATCACCGGGGGGAAGTTTCCTGGCCCCTCCACTAGATGTAACGCCAGGGTGGTCGGGATTATTCCGCGTCCGCGAAGGCTTTCCCGGCGTCGTTGAACACCACCAGTCCGGCGGCGTCGATCTTCGCGCCGGTGTCGCGCACCACGAAGTGGCCCGCCTTGTAGGGGTTGTAGCTCAGTTGCCGCAGCGGGCCAGCAGCCAGCGAATGGATCTGCCAGGGGCTGACCGGGATGCCGACGGCGAAGGCGTGGACGTTCTTCTTCTCCTCGCGGATCACCCGCGCCCGTCCGGCTTGGGACACGACGAACTTCACGTCGTGCAGCCCCAGTTGGGGGACGTGGCCGACCACGCGGCCTTTGTCGGGGCCGTCCTGGGCCACCAGCGACCACACGTCTTTGTGCAGGTTCCAGTACACCTTGTGGGGTGCGCCCTGGACGAGCTTGCGGCCCTTGAAGGGGATGAAGTCTCTCATTGCGCTACCTCTTTCCGCCACGCGGCTTTTTCCACCCGGCGCTGAGTGCGCCGATCGTCTATGCGCTTTTTTCGGCATTGGGGTCGCCCGCACCCGCAGGTTTCGTAGCCCTGGCGGATGTGTTGGGCGTGAGCCAGCATCTTGGCCATTTCGCTCCTTTCCCTCCACTTATTACAACGCGAAACCGCAGGGGGCTATTCCCACCCCGGCACGACCTCCACCGGGATGCCGATGCTGTCCCACAACGCGATGACGTTGGGGTTGTCGTCTATCGCACCACGGATGTCGAAGTGGCGGGCGAGGTAGCGGTGGATGTCCCGCTTCACCTGCACGTCGGGCCGGAAGTCGTCGTCGGCCCGGTGGAAGGGGCCGTCGAAGGGCACCGGCACATGCTGGTCGAGCCACGCTTGCGTCACGCCCAACCACTGCTGGCGGCGGGCGGTGACGACCACGATGACGTGTCCGGCGTCGTGGTGGCGCTGCACGAAGTCGATCGCCTGCTGGTTCGGGGGAACATCAGCGGAGGCGGCGTGGAAAGCGTCGAAGTCTTTGGGCTTGGTGGTGACGTGGTGGCGGATCCCGCGCACGTCCGCGAGGGTGCCGTCTACGTCTACGATGACAGCTTTGCGCCGGGTCATGGGGCACCTCCTCCATCTAGTACAACGCGGAGGAGGGAGTGACTATTCCGTCAGAGCTTGCGCACAATGCGAGCACGAGGGGTGGCGAACTCGGTGAACATATCGCCGTCCCCATTCCAAGGGAACGGGCCTTCGACTTCCGGCTCCACCTCGTAGATGTGCTCCCCCCACCGCTTGGCGAGGTCGGGACTGGGGGCTAACCACACCCATTTCGCCCGATTCTTGTGCGGCCACCGCTTGTAGAGGGTGTCGGTGTACCTGGAGTGTCCACCGCCGGGAGTCAGAACGGTTCCCTCTGGAAGGTCATGGTCGGTGCCGTGATACCACGGCCCGTTAGGGATGTATGGATCGCTGATGCGCTTCTTGCGGGGGATGTTGCTGTCGTAGGCGTCGACAGCGGGCATCGCGGTGCGCTTGAGGTACCGCTGGATCAGTGCGTTGCCGCCGGGGGTGACATTCTGGTTGTCCAGGTCGATGGGGACGTAGTCACCGAATCCTTCCGCTTCGGGGCCGTACTCCGCCATTGCGGCGTCGAGGAGCTTGGAGCCGATACCCTTGCCTTGGTGGGCGGGATGCACCAGCACCTGAATCCCACCGGGCTTTTCCTTAGCCGACCGGCTGCCGGTCGGGAAGTAGTGCAGGATCCCGGTGGGGGCACCGTTCTCGTCGTGGTGGATAAACGACACGAAGACTGCATGCTCCCCGGCGGTGTTGATGGTGCTGCCGCCCTGGCTGCGAATGAGATTGGCACGATCCGGCTTCCCGGTGATCTCGTCGCCGTAGTAGTGCAGGTTGTCCAGTTGCTTCTTGAACAGCCGGTCATCGAAGTGGTTCATCGGCGGGATGTGATTGAGCGGCATCGCCACCACCTGCTGGGCGTAGCGGATCACGGCGGCGGCGCGGGCAAGCTCCGGCGTGGACTCCTCGTAGCTCACCCACTTCGTGCCTAGCTCGCTCTTCTTCGGGGAGTGGTGCAGATCCGGTTCGACGTTGTCTTTCGCCCACCGGAACATCTCGCTGGCGATGGAGTTGCGGCGATGGTTGGGGTGGACGTAGATGTAGTACACCTCCCCCGGCTTGCCTTTGTCCATGAAGCGGTAGTGCTTGGCGGCGTTGGGGTACTTGTCGGTCGGCCACCATTCGACGTACGCGACCGGCTTGTCGTTTTTATACGCGGCGACGGCGGGGGCGAGGAAGGTGTGGGATCCGCCTTGGTTGACGCCGTTGTATCCCTCGGGGATGGAGTCGTTGGTGTGGTGGTACTTGAAGGTGACATCGTCCGGCAGAGGGGCGGGCATCGCCGTCTTATGGCGAGATTCTTCATAGTCACGCCACGATCGGCCATCTGCGCTTAGGAATCCCGAATGGTGGATCGCAGGCTCGTGCTGTTGCCGGACGTAATCGAACATCGCCGTCGCCACACTGTGGCGTCGATATTCGGGCTTGACCATAATGCCGTTGATTTCGCCCACCGGCCTGCCACCGTCTTCGGGGCTGCCGTCAGTCCAACTCAGGTGCCCGACGTAGTTGCCGTGGTGGCGGGCCTCAATCGCAGGTGCATAAAAGTCGTCGTAGTGTTCCGCCGGAATGGTGCTGTCGTCGGGGTGATAGTGGAAGGTGATGCCCTCCGGTAGAGGGGCGGGCATGGCGGTGCGGGTGTAGAGGCGAACTTGCCGTGGTCTGTTTTGACTTCGTTGACGATTCTCTTCGTGCATCCGGTCGACAAAAGCGTCCATCAGTTCTTGCTGATCTTCGGGCGTCATCTTGCGGATGATGCGGGCGCGAGGAGAGGTGTAGCCGTTAGCCCGACCGTCACCATTCCACGGCCACGGCCCTTCATCCATCGGCTCTACCTCGTAGGTGTGCTCACCCCACCCGCCGGAGGGGTCAAGCTCCATCCACACCCACTTGGTGCGCTCTTTCCAGCCGGGACGCCGCTCGTAGTCGTCGGTGAACTTCGACTCCCCCTGGTTGGGGAGGAGGATGGTGCCGTCCGGTAGGTCGTGATCGGATGAGTGGTAGAACGGCCCGACGACCGGCGGGCTGGTCTTGCGGTTCTTCCAGTTGCCGTCGTAGGCGTCTTCGGCGGGCATAGCCAGCCGGGAGGCGAAGTCTAAGACGGCGGCAGCCTTGTCGAGGGTGTCGTCCAATGGAAGCTCAAGCTGGCGGGGCTTGCTGTCGTATTCCTTCTGCATTTTGCGCCGGTTGCGGATGATCTTTAAGATGAGGTTGCGGTTGACGTGCTGGAATTGCTCCCGGCCGGGACGACCATCATTGTGGAGATACAGCATCCCGGCGGCGATCTCCGCCGGGTCGTAGCCGTGCTTTTCGACAGCCTTCCGGCCCGTCTCGTAAGGGTCAGCATTGCGGGGCACACCACCCCACTGGCCGTCGCGCTGATGCAGCAGCGGCTCCACCTGCTCCATGCCCATATACAGGCTGTCGCGGGACGCCGCCGGATACCGGGCCGACAGGAACCGCTCCATATTTCCCCAGTAGCCCATGGCTTCTCTGGAGGAGACGGGAGTCCAAAGGGGTTGACCCTTTTTCGGGGAAGTTCCGTCGGTGTTCCACCAGTCGTGGAACTCTCCGCGCAGGCGGTCGATGGTGTCGTCGGCTACGGCGGCGACACGCTGCTGCTCGTAGCCGACCCATTTGTCACCCAAGTCCGTACGGCGCTGCGAGTGGTGCAAATCCGGCGCGGCGTTCTCCTTAGCCCAGTCGAACATCTCGCTGGCGATGGACTGGCGGCGGTAATTAGGGTGGACGTAGATGAAGCTGACCTCACCGGGCTTGCGGTCGGTGACCATGCTGAGGGGGTTGCCTTCTTTCAGCCACTCCAGGTGGCCGACCGGATGGTCATCGACGTAAGCCTGGACTCGGCCTAGGTAGTCGGCGTGAGGGTGGATGAAGTTGGGGTCATACTCAAAGCGCAGACCCTTGGGGGCCGGGGCGGGCATGGCGATGCGCTTCCACCCGAACTGACCATCTTCGTCGGCCTGCAACTGCGGCACATAGGTATGCACTTTTCGGATGATCCGTGCGCGAGGCGAAGCGTAACCAGCGGGTAACATGCCGCCGTTCCACTCCCACGGCCCTTCGTCCAGCGGCTCTACCTCATAGACGTGACCGCCTTTACTGAACTGTTTAGCGATGTGGGCGTCGGTGTCCATCCAGACCCAGTCGGCACGGTTTTCTTTTCCTGGCCGATCGAAGTACCTCCACAGGCTTTTGTCTGGGCTAGGAACAAGGATGGTGCCGTCCGGCAGATCCTCCCTGGTGCCGTGATACCACGGCCCCTGAACCGAAACAGGTCGTGGAACGTGCCCCTGGCTCTTGTAGGCGTTGTCGTAGGCGTCTTCGGCTGGCATGGCGGCGCGTTGCATCTTCGTCCGCTTTTGCGCGATGTCGTGCAGCACGTCGATGTCGGCGTTGTCGAACTCGGCGTTGCGGGCCTGGGCGATCTCGTCCAGGCGGGCTTGGTCTTCCCCGGCCCGATAGCCGCGCAGCGGGTGCGTCTTGTTGTGCAGCAGCAGGAAAGCTGCCGCCACCTCGCGGGGGTCGTAGCCGTGCTGGGCTTGCGCTTCCGGCCCCGTCTCGTACGGCGGGACGTTGTCGCCGTGGGTCACCTGGAGCATGTTGAAGTTGCGCTGAGTCTGCGGATTAGAGTCCCATCGTCCCAAGGCTTCCTCGTCCCGCCCGACACCGTCGAGGAGGGGGCGGGCGATCTCTTGCCCCATCATCAGTCCACGGTGGGCGGCGGGATAGCGTTCCTCAAGGAACTCCTCAATGGTCGGCCAGTCCCCCATCGGGCCGCGCTCGTAGTCCTCACTCGCCGTACCACGCTCGTACGGATCCCAGGTGTAGCCGCTGTCCTTCCACCATTGGTGGAACTCGTCATTCAGTCGGGTGACGACGTTCTGGTTGACCGGCGCGGCAATGCGATACGCGAAGGTGTCGCGCTGGCGGAGGATGGGCCTCATTCGATGACCTTGCGGCGGATCTTCGCGCCGGGGACGACCCAGCCGTCGGCACCGGTGCCGTTCCACGGCCGGGGATCCTCGTGCGGATCCACTTCGTAGATGTGCGGGGCGCTCAGGGCTGCCGACCAGAAGTGGGCGTCGTCCAAATCCGGCGTCAACCACACATGGCCGGTGCGTCCCTGGCCCATGTCGGTGAGGGTGCCGGTGTCCTCACCCCAGCCGTCGTCGTAGAAGGATTGGGAGGGGGAGTCTCCGCCGCCGGGGATCAGGTCGGTGCCGTCGGCCAGCGCGTGCGGGGAGACGTGGTACCACTTGCCGGAGGGCTTGATGGGCTGGAACAGCTTCTGCATGTGGTCGTAGAGCATGGCGGCGTCGGCGTCGGACAGTTCGGCACCCAGCCGGTTGATGGAGGCGAGGTGTTGGTGCCAAGTGCGTTGGGCGGCGGTCTTCATGCGCTCGTCGTACGCCTTCTGCATTTTGTGGCGTTTCTGCGCGATGTCCATCAGCACGTCTTGGTCGGCGTTGACTTGCTCCCACCGGTGCGGGTGGGTCTGATTGTGCAGCAGCAGCAGTGCCGTCACGACCTCTTTGGGGTCGTAGCCGTGTTGGGCTTCGGCCCACGCGCCCGTCTCGTATTCGGCGTATTCGGGAGGGTAGGGCGCGTAGTCCATGAGATCTTCGGGCGGCTCATAGTCATCGGGGGCCAGCACCATGCCGGACGGCGCACCGTAGTCCCGCAGGGATCCGGCCCCCTCCAGGCCCATCTCCAAGCCCCGGTGGGCTTCGGGGTAGTTCTCTTCTAGGAACTCTTCGACGTTGGGCCAATAGCCGATGGCCCCGCGAGGCTTGCCCCAATATCCTAGGGAGTCAGGGTGATCGTTGGGGTTTTCCGCACCGTTAGCGGTGGCCCAGTCATCGAACTCTTTGCCGATCGTGTCGACCAGCGGGTGACTGAAGTTTTGACGGCCCCTCACAGGGGTGTAGGGAAAGGCAGCGACCTTCTGCTTCTCCTCATACGCCTGCTGCATCTGGTGTCGCTTCTGGGCGATGTCGAGCAGACGGGCCTGGTCGCTCTTGAGGTAATTCTCCCGGCCGGGGTGGGTGTCGTTGTGCAACAGCAGCAGGGTGGCCGCGATCTCACGCGGGTCGTAGCCGTGTTTAGCGACAGCCTCCGGCCCCGTCTCGTACGGATCCTTGCCGACGAGCCACTCCAGGTCGGTGCCGTCCTCGTGCTTCCCACCGCTATCCAGCAGCGGGTCGGCGTCCTCAAAGCCCATTGACAACCCACGGTGCGCGGCCGGATACCTTTCCTTCATAAACTCTTCGATGTTGGGCCAGTAGCCCACCGGGCCGCGAGGCTTCCAGTTCTTGGGTACCAGATCCCTCGGCGTGGTGAGGACGCGGTGGTCGTACGGGTTGCCTTTGTTGTTCGCTTTCGCCCACTCATCGAACTCGCTGCTGAGGCCGTAAATGATGCTGTCGGTGTCCGGCGAGGAAGACAGCGGCTCGGTGCGGTTCGGGGCGGCGGTGCGCTGCTCGTACTGGCGTTGCATCTTCATGCGTTTCTGGAAGATGTCGGTGAGCCGGTTGTGGTCTTCTTGCCGCATGTGGAACCGATACGGATGGGACTCGCTATGCAGATACAGCAGACCGGCGGCGACAGCCTTCGGGTCGTAGCCATACTTGGCTTCGGCGTCGGGGCCGGTTTCGTACACCAGATCGTCGTTGATCTTCCCGGTGCCGCTACAACTGAGGCATTTTCTCGGAAGGTCAGCGGGGTGCGGGTTCTCGTTTAGCAAGTACCCCTCGCCGGTGCAGTGTGGGCAGTAATCTCCGGCGTCACTGTCCAAAGCGGGGACGGCACTCTCCAAGCCACGGCTCAAGCCTTTATAGGCTGCCGGGTATTTCTCTTGGAAGAACTTTTCGATATTCGGCCAATGACCGACCGGGCCGCGAGGCTGACCGTCGGGATCGGGATTGACAACGTCGGGGCTGGTTGCCGCCCACTCGTCAAATTGCTTTCGCAGACCGTCCAGAAAGTCGTCGTCCATCGGTTCGTAATGCTCACTTGACGCTGCCACCTTTTGCCGCTGGGCGGCTCCCGGCCCGACGTGGCGCAGCATCAGTTCGTAATACCGGCGGCGATCCTCTTTGTTGCGCCAAGGACGTAGATTGAACCGGTTGTGCAACGTCAGCATGGCTTGGGTGACGGGGTTTCCGTAACCGACGTAGCCGCGCTCCTCCAGCCACTTCGGGTCGGGCCTTTCTTGGATGGCCCGCTCCAGCAGGTTCTGTGCTTCTTCGCCGCCGTAGTTCGCCCCCGTAGCGGCGTCGGGATACCGCTCCTTGAGGAAGTCCTCCACGTTCAGCCAGTGCGTGACCGGCTCTTTGGGGCGGTCTTCCCACTTGGTGCCAGACCCTTCGGGCTTGCGGATCCGCGAGGCTTCCGATTGCGGCCACCACTCCATGAACTCGTTGTAAAGGGCGTTCTCCAGGCGCTCCGCCCAAGGGCGCAGCTTTTCTTCCACGCTAGGCTTGACGAAACTGCCCTCACCTTTGCAGGTTCGGCAATCGTCAGCCCGCAATTGTCCCGGCTGGATCGTCTCGTAGCGGTGCCCCTTGCAGTCGGGGCAGGTGATGACGATCGGGCGGCGATTACGTCGGCCGCGCTCTTTGACGAACTCGGTGAGGATGTCGCGGGCGGGCTGGGCGGGCGGCAGGATCTCCGCTTTCTCCACCGCTGAGGGCCGGTTGGTGGCGCGGGCGTCGGCGGCGTCGTCTTCGTACTGGAGCCGGTAGAGGTCTTGGAACTCGCGCTCTTTGTCGGCCGGGTCGGGGAACTCGGCGTAGAAGTCGGGGTCGGCGGCGATGTCGCGCTGCGGGCAGGTGCCGGGGGCGCAGGGCGTGCGGTGGTTGCACTCCAAGGTGGGCGGATCCACCACGAGGGCGGCGGCGTAGCGCAAAACGCTGGCGGCATGCTGGATCACCCCGTCGGGCCACTGGTTGCGCAGGCGCTGAAGAAGCTGATCTTCGGTTTCGGGGGGAGTGATCTCCCGCGCCGGAGCGTCGTAGTCGTCTTCGATGTCGTCTTCGGGGGCGGTGTTGGCCTCTAGCTCCTCCATTTCTTCGTTGTCTTCGTCGCCGGAATAAGCCCGGTAATAGCCGCGCTGGGTGCGGTCGTAGAAGTCCGAAGCCCGGTCGTCCATGACGTTCGGGGTGTAGTCGGGAATCAGTGCATGCTCCGCGTCGGGGAGGATCTTGCGCAGATGCTCCGCGAAGCCGTTGCCGTGGGTGGTGGTCGCGCCGGGGTCGATCTTGTAGTCGGGGAAGTCGTTGTGTAACCGCTCTACGAACGACTGGGCGATGCCTTTCCCGCGATGCTGCGGGTGGACGAACACCTTGTCGATGATGATGCTCTTCGGCGGGCGGCGGTCGACGGGCCGGTGTTCGATTTCGGGCACCATGCTGTACTGCATAGCCCCGATGGTTTTGCCGTCGTCCCCTTTGATGCGGTAGGTGCCTTCGTGCCATCCGGCGTGGCCGTCCCGATGATCCTGCTCAATGCGTGGGTGCCACATCGTCGTATCGGCCATCGCCAAGGTGAAGCGGGCGGCGGCGAGCGCACGGTCAAAAGGGTGGCGGCTCCCAGCGTAGTGAGCGCCAGGCTCGGGGTCGTCGTAGTCGAGTTCGTACCCTTGAGGGTAGGTGACTTCCGCGTACGGCTCGTGGGGCAGAGTGGGGGCGGGGGGCCGCGTCATCGTGTACGGGTAGGAGTCCAGTTCCGGCTCCCCGACGTATCTGCGCAGCAGGTTGTAGTGGATTCGGTTGTCGGGGCGCAGATGGTTCAGATACTCCGCGACGGCTTCCTTCGGGTCGGGGGGCACCAGACCGGCATCTAAAAACTCTTGGAACTCCTTGACCGCCGGGTGGTCGAACTCGTTGAGGGAAGGAATCTCCGTGGTTTGGAGCCAGAAGGGCGCGTCACTGTCGGTGTGCGACGGCAGGAAAGCCAGCCGGTAGGCGAACGCCTCAGCCTGCCGTTGGATCCGTCTGATCACCACCCACCTCCACTTATTCAGGATGGGGGCGGGCGAGGCTACAGGTCAGTCGCGCTGAACCGGCGGGCGCAGCTTCGGCTTTCCGCGTCGGCGGGCGTCGGCTTCGTCGGCGTCTTCGACCTCAATGCCCATATCCCGCCAGCTAGGCTGCTGCTCCGGCGGGTCGTAGGCGAGGATGGCTTGGGCTTCTTTGATGGCGGCGACGGCCTCTTTGACGGGGTCTTTTTTCGGCCAACGCTTCAGGAACTCTTCGTTGGTGATCTCCCCCAAAGCCAGCTTGTCGGCCCACCAGCCTTTGGAGTCCTCTTCATAGTCGGGGGGACGAACAGACTTGTTGATGAGGTGCTGCAACGGGTGAACGCCGTCGGTGCCTTCGGTGCGGTCGCCAGGCATTATGCTCCCTATTTCTTGGGTCGCCAGATGTCGAGCAGGTCATCCAGTGCGGGGATCCCGAAGTCGAAGTCGGGGATGGCGTCGTTGAGGTTATCGCGCAGGTCGTCGGCCATCTTGGCTACGTCGGTGGTGATGGTGGCCAACTGGGGGATCTGATCGGTCACGGCTTTGGCGGCGGCGGCGGCGACGAGGGGCAGCAGCGGCAGGAGCTTGTCGGTCACGATGCGGCTGGTGAAGTTGCCGATCTCCTGCTGCACCTTTTCATTCTTCAGCGCGGCCAGCATCAGGCCGATCAGGAAGTTGTTCATGGGTTCTCCTTGGTCGTTGCACCCTTCACCTCTTCCCGCCAGCCAGCGGGGCATCTACAGGCCCCTACGGGCCTTCCAGCCATACTTGGCGATCACATCCTCGTAGGTCAGTCCGGCGTCGAGCAACCGGCGTGCCCGTTGGGCGTTGGTGCCCGACACGGCCAGCCCTTCGCCTTTGCAGGCGGCTCGCAGCGTGACGGCGTTGGTCTGGTAGGTCAGATCCCACTCGCCGGAGGTAACGACGCGGTCGTCAATCATGCGGACGACTTCCATTACACTCGTCCCCTCTCTTTGACTAGCTGCTCCTTCACGGAATCCAGCATGGCGATCATCTGATCCAGCTTTTCGTACCGGCCGGTCATGTCGGCGTACGTCTCCTGCTCAACCTCAAGCAAGGTGTCCACAATGATTCCCAGCGCGGCGACCTGTGACACCAAAATGTCCATGAAGTCCATCAGTATCCGGCCGCTTTCCAGTCGGCCTCAGCGACTCGCTCCGCTTCGTCTATCAGATCCCGCGCCTTCGCCTCCAGGTACAGGAACTCCTGGTAGGCGGCGTCGGCCTTTTTCTTCGCCTCCTCGTAGGCGGCGATGGCGTCGTCGTAGGTCATGTGTCTCCTTCTGCGAGCAGTTCGGCCAGGGTGCGGGCGGCGGCTTCGTCCTTCACGGTCGCCACCCACTCTGTGGTGGCTTCGATGAAGTCGCCTTTGTCCTCATCGAAGAGCCGCTGGATGACATTCCAGTGCGCCCCGAAGGGCTGGACAGTCCAGGTGCGGGTGTGCAGGGTCACGAGCCACCCGCCTCTAACTCTTCGATGCGAGCGGTGATGTCTTCGATGTCCCACGCGGCCTGCTCGCGGCCAGCCTCGCTACGGGAATCTGCGAGAAAAACCTGAGCCTCGCTCAGAAGCTGCTCAAGCTCTTTGATGTCTGTCACGTCTGCGACGTACATGGTGTCTCCTTCTGGGGTTGAGGGTTTACGCGAGTCCGTACTGCTCGCCGTTGAGGCATTGCAGTTGGAATAGCAGGTCGAGCCGCTTTTCAGCGGGGGAGTCTTCGTCTTGAGCACCGACGAGGTAGATGATCTGCACGGCCACCAGGGCGTGCTTCACCCGGTCGTTCTGGAAGTTGAACACGTCCTTGCCGACGGCCTTGACGGCGTAGTCGTGGGCGAGGGCGTAGATCCGCAGGGCGGAGGAACTGGCGGTCTTGGTCATCCTGCCGCCTCCAGTTCCTTCTCCAGTAGATCGGCACCGGCCTGAACGAGCTTCGCCGCGAGGGCGAAGGCTTCGCCGGAGGTGAGCTTGGCGCGGGCGACACGCGAAGCCATCTCGTGCTTGTTGGTGAACTCCGCGATGTACAGGATGACCTCTGCGTCACCGACGCGGATGCTGATGTCGTGCATGGTGTCTCCTTACCGAAGGGGATCGTCCCCTCCACTTGGTGTAACGCCCCGGCGGGGCGCATTATTTCCGCGTCAGGCGAGCGCAGCGCGGTAGTCGTAGGTCAAGCGACCAGTGAGCATGCTGGGATATGCCGTAAGCACGATCAGCCCTTTACGGTGCAGCGCACGAGCGGTGTCGAGGCGCAGGGCGCGACCGTTGCCCACTCCCGCACCGTAAGGTGCGGCGTCGATCAGCGCGGCCATGAAGATCTGCTGGGCCGGTGTCAACTCAGCCATTCGGTGTCTCCTTACCGGAGGGATGCCCCCTCCATTAGCTATAACGCCCTGGCGGGCGAGGTTATTCCGTCGGGCCGATCAGCCCGCAGCGGTTGCAGATGTAGTGCAGCCCCGGTGGGCTGTTGGCGTCCAGTAGGGTGTAGTCGATGGTGCCGGTCGCAGTGCAAGGGTCGAACCCTGAACTGCTGGGGGTGTTGCCGCACCAGCACAGCAGGGTGCCGTCGTGGGTGAAGATCATGCGGGCACCTCTTCCTTCGCGGAGAAGGGGAACTCTCCGTCGATCGGGTCGTACTTGTCGATGTAGGGCAGCAGCCAGGCCGGGACGATGTACTCCCCAATCCGGTCGAGGCGGTCTTCGTCCAGTCCTTCGGGGCGCATCCAGTGGCCGCATCCCGTCCTGCCGGTACCGGGCTTGCCGTCCTTGCGGATGGTGGTGCCGGAGATGGTGACCTCCTCAAAGCCCAGCTTGTCGACGTTCCCCCGGCTGGGGCGGTAGCGGATGGTCACCGTGTCGGGGGTGAACCGCTTGTCGCGCCACTCCACGAGGGCGGGCAGGTCGGGCACGTCGGCGTGGGTCAGGGTGACCTCGCGGACGGGTGTTCGGTCTTCTGTCCGCACCCCGTCGATGCACTCAATGTCGATGCGAACTTTGTCGCGGATGGTCATTGTCGTCCTCCTTTAAGCGAACCGGGCGCGGGCGGTCACGTCTTCGCCCCGCTGAAGGGCTTTGTCGATGGTCACTTTTCCGTCCTCATCGACGCTGGTGAAGACGATCTGGGCGATGTCGTCCAGCGCGATGCCGTACTCCGCCTCCAGGTAGGCGAGCATGCCGTCGCGGGCTTCCTCGTCGGGGAAGGCCATGGGCGCTTCGGTCATGCGGGGGTCGGTGATCTTGAACTGGAACTGCTTCTTCATTTCGCTTCCGCCGCTTCCACGAGGCCGACGAGGTAGTCGGCCGGGACGATGCCGGTGAACCCGGCGTCCCAGATCTGGACGAAGAACAGGTCGTCGCGCTCCAGGTCGCGTTCAGGGCGAGCGAAGATGCCGCGTGCGGCGGCTCGCTTGACAAGATCCTTCACGAGTCTCCTTCCCGAAGAGGGCGGGTGCCCCCTCCACTAGCTATAACGCGGGATGAGCAGTGATTATTCCGGCCTGCCCTTGCAGGCACCACGGTGCGAGCCGATCGCCAAACCGACTCCCCAGATGCGCTTGCCGCAGCCTAGGCACTCTATGCGGTAGCCCTTGCGGCCTTTGTCGTATCGCTCCTGCTGCTCCTCAAGAGTGGGGAGAACGTACTTGAAGCCATACGGGGCTTCGCGTTTCCGTGCCATGTCAGGCTCCTTCCGCGAGCGGGTGGTCGAGGATGAACTTCTCTGCGATGGCCAGGCGCTCTTTGGCCTTCAGCGCCTTGAGGTCGCCGGTCGAGGCGATGACCTTGCCGCACACGCCGTGCTTGAAGTCCACGCCGATGCAGTAGCCGCCAGCGTTGTAGAAGACCTCCAGCACCGGGCCTTGACGGCTGTCGCCGTTGAGGTGGTTCAGGCCCGCTTCACGCGACCAGTACTCATACACGGCAGGGTTGCCGTAGCCACCGGGATGACTGCCCGGTTGCGGCCAGCCACCTTTCCTGGCGGCGGCGTCGAGGATGCGCCAGTGCCCTGCGTAGTCGGGCATTAGATCCCCTTCCCGAAGGGGAGGATCCCCTCCACCTGTTACAACGCAGGTGGGGGTGGGATTATTCCGCCAAAGACTCCAGGGCGGCGGCGATGGTGAGGCGCGACGCGGTGACCCCAGGAATGGGGGCGGCGGAGATGTTGTAGAGGAAGTCGAAGAAGTCTTCCGTCCGAAACTTCTCGTAGCGGTCTTGCAGTTTCTTCGGCAGCGACTTCTCCGGCTTGCGATGCTCACCGACGTAGTCCTCCGGCGGGGTTCGCACTTCGTCGCGCTCGTGGGCGCTGGCCGCTCGTCCCCGCTGGATCTCCAGGCGGATCGCGTCGGACTCCGACATCGGCGGCTGCTGCGGCATCGGGTTGCGCTGCGGCATCGGGGTGGGCATCGGGGTGGTGGCGAACGGTTGGGCCATCGGGCGCGGCGGCGTCATCGGGGCGCGTTGCGGCTGAATGGCAGGGGCGGGCATGACCGGCATGCCAGGGTCGGGGGCAAAGCTGTAGCCCATTTGTTCGGCAAACGCAGGCCCGTTCTTCTGGATGTCTTTCCGCAGGAAGCTAGCATCGTCCATGATTTTCTGTAGCTCAGGGGAAGACTTGTCCTGTTGGAACTCCAGAGATTTGTGCATCCGCATGATCATGTTGGCCAGGTGGGGCTGATCGTTCTGTTCGGCATGCAGCGCCGTCATCCCGGCCGTCATCCTGTCCATGTTGCCGTCGTCCATGATGAGGTCGTTGACAACTTCGTCGCGGGTGCGCTGGTGCGCCGGAATATCCACAAACATCCGCTGCTGGGTGGCATTGGGATAGAACGCCGCCAGGTACGGGAAGATGCCTGACCCGAAGTGGCCTCGCGCTGACTCCGGTGTGTGAGGCTGGCCTGTAGCCGGGTTGATCGGCTTCTCCTTCAGCACCCAGTTGGCGTGGTGAGCTTTCAGGCCGGGAAGGTCGATGCCCGACGCCGATAGCCGCTTGGCTTCGGCATAGTCTTCGGGCGTGAGGGCAGCTTCCCGCACGCCGTTGTTCGTGACCTTCGGCCTTATCCCTTTTGCCCACTGCCGGACATACTCTGCGTCTATCTCGGCCGAAGACAATGCCGGTTTGGGCTGAGGCTCAGGCTCGTTGAAGATGTTGGGCACCGTCTCGCCCTGCTGGTGCTTGACGTTGCGATAAAGCTCGTAGCCCAGCGGGGTGTACTCCTGCTGGTCGAGGTCGACACCGAACTTGTCCACGGCAGTGTTGAGCAACTTCGACCCGACACCTTTATCCCGGTGGTGCGGATGCACGGTAACGGTGACCGACCCCGGCTTCTCAAACGGGGTGCCCTTGGGGAAGTGCGACAAGATGCCGTTGATGCGGCCGTCGTCGCCGTGGTGCAGCAGATAGTTCACCGGGATCTTGGCGTTGCCAACCTCCAGGTAGCGGTGCGAGATCCCTCCCGGCACGCCTTTGCCTTCGTACTCGACGGGCGTGTTGTACCAGCCGTTGGGTCGGCCCTCCTCTTCGTGCTGGAACGCCTGGGCATCGAAGTCGTCCTGATCCATTGAGAAGTTGGGTGTCAGTTCGACCGGCACCCCGGCCTTCTGCGCCTTCTCGTTGAGCTTGTCGCGCTGCCTCTGCCAGGTGCCGGGGCCGGACGGCACGCTGCGGGGCACCGGCATGGCGGTGCGGGCCGTCTTGCCCGCTTCACTCAGGCACTGCTTGCACAGCCCCTCGCTGCTGTGACCCTTCGCCTCTTCGCCGCACCACACGCACGGCTGCTGGATTGTCGGCCGGGGAATTGTCATGCCGCCGCCGTCGTCACGCGGAGAGCGTCGGCCACCGTTGGCCTCTTCGTACTGCCGCTGCATCTTGTAGCGACGGGCGGCGATGTCGTGCAGCCGCTCTAGATCCTCGTCTTGGATGCCCTGCTTGTTGCGGCGCAACAGCGAGGTGTCGTTGTGCAGCAGCATGAGGGCGGCGACGATCTCCTTCGGGTCGTACCCATGCTGGGCGACAGCGTCGATGCCCGTCTCGTACGGATCCTTGCCTCTAACGCTGGGCTTGTCCCACCCCTTGCCGGTCGGAAGTACGTCGAGCAGATACCCAGCGTCCTCCATGCCCAACGACAAGCCCCGGTGGGCTGCCGGATATTTCTCCTTGAGGAAGTCTTCGACGTGCGGCCAGTAGCCGATCGGGCCTCGCGCCTCGCCGTGCCAGCCAAGGGAGCCTTCTTCGTCGTACGGGTTTTCTTTGTTGTTCTCGTACGCCCAGTCGTGGAACTCTTGGTTCACCCGGCCCAGCACGTCGGCCTGAGAGATCTGGTCGTAAAGCTCCTGGCTTTCCTCGCCGGTCAGTTCGGGGGTGGGATCTCCCAGCAGGGGCAGGCCGGTGGGGGAGTTGGGGTTGGTGCGGAGGCCATCGCCGTAGTACGCCGTCTTCTGGCGCTGCTCATACGCCCGCTGCATCTCAAAACGCTTCTGGGCAATGTCGTACAGCCGGTCGATGCCCGCCTGCTCAATGTCCCCGCCCCGGTGGTCGTGAGTGCGGTTGTGCAGAAGCAGCATGCCCGCCGCGACCTCTTTGGGGTCATAACCGTGCTGAGCCACTGCCTCCGGCCCGGTGGCGTATCCAGGGAGGTTGTTGAGCTTTTCTTCAGTGAAGACCTTGCGTCGGTCGCGGCCGGGTTGGTCGCCGTAGTCAATCAGCGGCATCGCGCCCTCAAAGCCGGTGTTCAGCCCCCGGTGCGCTTCGGGGTAGTGCATCTTGAGGAACTGTTCGATCTGGTGCCAGTTACCTAGCGGGCCTCGTCCGGCGTAGTTCAGATGCTCCTGGCCGTGCTGTTCGTACCAGCCCATGAACTTCTTCTCCAGGCGGGAGAGCAGAGCTTCGTGCGGGGGATTGCCTGCGTAGAGGTCGTGGGGGTCGTAGTCGGCCGGGTCATAGCCGTCGGGGGCGTTCATCGGGACTACCGCCATCAGCGCCCGCGTGGCGATCCGGCGGGCCAGCTTGTCGCTTTCGTGTCCGGCTTCCCAGTCGTTGTACGCTTTGTCGTAGTCTTCCGACCACGGTGCTTCCTCGCGCTCCCGGCGCATCAGGATCAGTTCCTGCAACGCTTGGGTCATGGTGTCGGCACCGAAGCCGCTGATGCCCTTCTGCTGGAGGCGTTCGCCTAGTTCGGCGGCGAGGGCTTCCTCTTCCGGCGTCCACGTCGTCAAGCTGTAGTCGCGGGGGTAGCCCTCAACCTCAGCGACCCGATAGGCAAACGCCTCCCGTTGCCGCTGAATCCGCCGTGTCATCTGCCCATACCCTCCACCCCTTCCTGGTCGAAGGGGGGATGCACACAGCCCCGGCAGGCGGGTGCGAACGGAGTAAGTGCAGCAACGTCCGCTTTTCGCTCTGGCAAGCTAGCCGGGGCTGTGAACCTTCAGTTTATCGGCGGGTGTCTCACGCTTCCGGTATCGCCGCCGAACGCAGGTTGGTGAGGTGAGCAGTCGAGGAGTCCCAAAAAGTCCGTCCATCGAAGAGCCAGGCCGTTCTTTTGGCCGTCCTGGGCTGCCCGTCGGCCCGCTTAGTGATCAGCGGCGGCGGATCCAGGTGGTCGACAATGCTGGGTCGGCAGTGCGCCACGAGGTACCCGCGCTCTTGGCACCACACGCTGATCGCTTCGTCCACCGGCATGCCGTCCTTCGTCAGCGGCTCCACCAGGGCGAGCATGTCGGGGACGAGGTGGGTGCGGATCGCGCAGCCTTGCGCCGACAGCAGCGACTCGGCCGTCAGCCAGCACACGTCGGCGGTGATCTTCGCGGAGATCCGATTCTGCCAGTCGAAGGTGCCGCCGTGTGGGTGCCCCCGGCCTAAGTAGAGGGACACAACCGGGGAGGGCGCTGCGGCCAGCACCTGCCCCAGTTGGTGGGTGAACTGCCCGACCAATGCCACGTCGTCTTCCAGCACGACCGACCACGGCTGGGCGGATTCGGTGAGCCACCGCCAGGCTTGCATGTGGTTGGCTTCGCAGCCGATGCCGCCGGTGTCCCAGCACACCGCATCGGCACCGGACTCAAAGGCGACGACGTTGGCCATCGACGTACGCGCCGGGTGGGCGACTACCGCGACGGTGCTCAGCGCCATCGGGTGCGGGCCGTGGGTGTTGAGGTGGCTCCTCATCGGGCTTTGAGGTCGAGGTTGGCCAGGTAGTCGGGATCTTCAAACTCGGCCGGGGTGCCCTCCAGGGTGGACATGAAGATCAACCACGTCGGAATGTCGACCAGCGTTTTGAGTTCGCGGGCGTTCTCGCGGTTCGCTTCGGTCAACCGGCGGATCTCCACCTGACGGGCACGGATGCTGTTTTGCAATACGACGATGCGTTCGGCAGACATGCCCGTATTCTCCCGCAGGTCGTGCGGGAGAACGGGGCGACACGCCTAGACGAACTCTATGGAGTCGATGGATACCGTGCCGGTGGCATCGCCGGACAGCACCAAGCGGTCTTCGATTGCGACCAGCAGTTCCGGCACGTCGTCCAGGTCGATCCAGTCGAAGTCCAGCACGAGTGTGCCGTCGTCGGCTGGCCCTTCCGCACCTTCGATGGAGATCCCGCCGGTGTGCAGACCGTCGTGGCCGAACAGCGCGACGAACTCTTCTACCTGCTCGCGCAGTTGTGGGATGTCGTCGGTGTCGATCCAATCCAGTTGGATCTTTACCTTGAAGTCAGTCATTACTCGTCTCCTTTCAAGACGCCCAGCTTCCTCAGTGCCACCTTGACGGGGTCGTGGCCCGACAGCGCCTCGACTTCGTCGGCGGCTGCCAGTAGGGCGGCGGCGATCTCTCGCGCCTCAGCGGGGGAGAACTTGGACACCCCGCCATGGGAGTAGCCGCGAGCGCCGGGGGCATAGCCCTGCTCGCTGCGCACCGACAGCACGATGCCGTAGTCAGGCTCAGCCTTGTAGCCGGGGCTGACCAACAGTTCGGCCGTACCCTTGGTCTTGCGACCGTCGTGGTGGGCTTCCGCGACGACCTTTACGCGCTCAGGCATCAGAATCTCCTTTCATGGAGGGTTGCCCCCTCCATCTAGTAGAACGCTGAGGCGGGGCGGATTATTCCACCGCGTGCTTGGCTGCCTCGCGCTTGAGGATGTCGGCCAGGTCGCGCATGGCTTCATCGAAGGTGTCGAACTCACCCGGCCCGGTGCCCTCTGCATACTCGCCGTCCCAGCCGTTCTGGCGATCCCAGATGTGCCAGGCCACATAGAAGTGCGTCCCGCCGCCTTCGCAGCGGTACCCCTTCTTGAGCTTGGTGACCCACCGGCCACGGCTGTCGTAGTCGCCGTCCATGAACCACTTCTCACGCGGCAGCTTCACAGGGTGCGGTTCGTCGCAGGATGTCTCAAAGTCGTCAACCTTAACAACCTCAAACCGGCCGTCAAGTGTGACGTAGAAGCCGCCACCACCGACCACGGTGACGCCGTGCCGGGTCATCTTCCGCGCCATCTCAGGCTCCTTCCTTGGCGTCGACCTCAGCCCAGTAGGCGTCCTCTCGGGCCTTCAGGGCGGCGAGGCCGTCCAGCTTCCTCTTGATCTTCTCCAGGCGGTCGAGGTCGCGCTCCAGGTGGCCTTTGGCCTCTTCCAGGGCGAGAGCCGACTTTGCGACGTAGTCGATGGCTTCGGCTAGCTGCTCCCGAAGCTCCGCTTCGTACTTGGCGTTGGGGTCAGCCATCACTCATCACCCCAACCGCAACCGGGGCCGTGGCGGTCGGCTTCGCGCTCCGCCCTCGCCCGATCGGCCACCGGACGACCCTGCCAGCCACAAGGGCACTTGGGCTGGAAACGCACGCCGTTGCGAACGTGCATCTGCTGCCATGGCTTCTGCATGAGAACCCTTCCCGGCGGGGCCACCCGGCCCCTCCATTAGCTATAACGCCAGATCAGGGGTGATTATTCCGTTCTGGGATGACGGGTGGGAACACTCCGACTGGTTACGGAGGCGTTGGCCCGCCAACCTCGTTCCCGGCCTGCTGCCGGGTCTTCTTAGCATTTGCGTTACATCCCTTGCTAAACCTGGGTCAGTCGCCGCTGTCGATGGCGTAGTGGAAGCCGCAGTGCTTGCACGTCGATTCGTGATAGCAGTTGCGGGTCGTCTTGTGGGTGTACTCGTGCAGGCACGGTGTGCCGTCGGGGCGCAGCGGCACCTCGCCGGTGGCTTTGGAGAACATCGTCTGCCCGCCGCAGTTGTTGCAAGGGAACGTGCCGCCCTCTTCCCAGCCTTGTCCTTGGACGTACGGGCCGGGGCCGGGGGGCAGGTATCCGGCGGTACCCCAATGGCCCCACTTGGCGTTGTGCTTGATGTAGCGCCGGGAAGCCTCCGGCACCGGGCGGCGGGTGCTGCCCTCGCAGGCGGGGCAGACGCCCATTGGCTTGGTCATATCCTCACATCCACTTCGTAGTCGGCGGGGTAGGCGATGGGCTTGCCGCCCTTGAGGGTCACAGTGACGGTGTCGCGCTCGACCGTAACGGCGACGACGAGGCGTCCGTTGGACAGCCGCTCGTAGGGCTTGAGGTGGGTGATAGGGATGGTGGAGGTCATTCCGACTTCACCCCATAGCGTTCACGCCGTTCGCGCCGCACGATTTCAGCCCGCATCTCTTCGTAGCGGGCGCGGTCGAGGGCGAGTTGTTCGGCAGACAACTTCTCTGCGGCGATCTCAGCCAGGTTTTTGTTGAGCAGCCGTGCTACCAACGCAGCACCGTTCGGGCCTTCCAGTACAGCGAAGCGTTCCTCGCCACCGTCGGCGTAGAACAGCCACACCTCGTGGCCAACGACGCGATACTCCATGGGTGTCTCCTTCCAGGCGGATGATCCCGCCACTTGTTACAACGCCGTCAGGCGCTCTGATATTCCGCGATGGAGTAATACCAGAACGAGCGATCTTCTCGTTCCCCGACCGTTCCCGTCGTTGGGCTGGTGGGGCTGATCTTCTCGCCGTCGGCCCAGGCAACCAGGACGGCCTGCGCCTCTTCGGCGGTGGCATGGTCGGTGACCCGCCGGGTCTTACGGTCATCGGCGTGGGTGATGGTGAGGGTGATCATGGCGTTTCCTTTCAGACATTCCTGGGGTCGGCGGCAATCTGCTCTGCCCGCTCTAAGAGTTCGGAGGGCATGACGTGAAGTGCCGCAGCCAGCTTGCCCAGCATGGCCGACGAGGGCAGCTTGATGCTCTTCTCCACTTCGGCCAGGTAGGGATAGGAGATCCCGGCGGCACGAACGAGGTCTTTGCGACTCATCCCGCGCTCTATCCGCAGAGCGGCGATGGCGCGGCCTAGCATTGTTCTACCATCTCTGCCTTGGTTTTCGTAACCACCACATCCCAGCCACCGGGGGATCCAATAACCTCGCCAATCTGAGCCACCAGCCCCTCGACGGCATCGGTGAGGGATTCCGCCTCACCCTTTGCCTGAAGCATGTAGGCGCAGGCCCCGGTCGATACGAAGTAGTCGCCAAGAAGCCACATCTCCATCCCAACCTCTTGGCCGATTGGCCGTGCGGTCTTGAACTGGACTTCCAGTTGCACCATCATGCGGTGTCCACTGCTCGACATTCGTCGTAGCTCTCCTCGTAGCTCACGTTGTCCTCTAGGGCATCGAACCAACCGTCTTCAAAAGCCTGCGCTGCTTGCTTGCCCATTCGCTGGGTGAGGTCATCCACGCTGAGATTGGTGGGGGCTGTGGTGCCGTATATGTGCAGTTTTGCCATCCACGCTGGCGACCCGAACTTGTCGCGCTTGGGGAAGTAGGTATTGCCCAGCGAGGCTAGGTAGCCGCGCTCGTAGATCGGGGCGTAGCGGCCGGTGTGCTTGTGCCTATTCTGCTTGGTCATCAGTACACCTCCAGCCCATCCACCGGGAACTCGTCGCTGTCACCTTCGGCGTAGGTGACGGTGGCGTACTCAAAGATCCGGCCGAACTCTTCCAGGCCGTACAGGTCGGTGACGAGGCCGATGCGACCCCACTTACCGATGACCGCTTTTCCGATTCTCACGATTCCATCGCCCTTTCGTAGTCGTGCTGCGCGTCGTTGAGCGCACCTTGGAATCCCGGCGGCAGCCGCTTGATGCGCTTCACGCCGACCGACAGGGAGTTGACCATGAAGATCACGCCGCCGTCGGCGGTGCGCTCCGGCTTGGCGGGGCCGGGGGTCACCTTCACCTTGTAGGTGGCGAGGGTGACACCGACGCGGCCATCCTTCTCGCCATACAGGACGATGTACTGGCCTGCGTAGCGTTCCCTGTAGTGAACGACAGTCACGCCGTCGCTGCGCTTGATCAGTACGGGTTCACCCTTGAAGTCGATGAACCGGGCACTGAGGGCTTCCACGCCGTCTTGGCGCAGCAAGGCAGCCTTCGCCTTGGCTGACATGGCGTCGATGTGCGCGAGGCTTGGAGCCACGGTGATCCTTCCCGGCGGGGCACTTCGCCCCTCCACTAGCTATAACGCCAGGAAGGCCGGAGATATTCCTACGCCAGGTTGGTGGCCCGCCAGATGGACGGAGCGTGGTTGTCCTCCACCGCCGCTTTGGTGTCGGCGTCGGCGTATAGCCGCAGGACGTGGTAGCAAGGGTCGCCGCCGTCGTCGTACTCAGCCTCTTCGGCTGTGGTGATGCCGATGCCGTCGTGCGGGACGCAGCACGGCGGGCCACACCAGCCCTGCTCTATGCCGTAGCGCAGCCAGGCGTCGAAGTCCACGGCCAGGAGCGCAATGTCGGCCACCTCCTGCGGGTTGACGCCGTCAACGACGTAGTCATCCCGCCGGAGCATGGCGAAGTAGTCGCTGCACGCGGCGGCGATACGGGTGCGTAGGTCAGTCATCGTCATCCTTCGGGGACATCTCGTGGAAGATCGTGAACTTCGCCGCCTCCAGCAGCCCCAGCATCTCCACCACGTTGTATTTGTCGGGGGTGACCATGCGGAACGCCATCTTTCCGTCGGCGGTGATGTACCGGCTCAACCTCACCTCCAAAGTGGTGAGGTCATCGCCCTCTACACCCTCCACGCCGCCGCCGTCGGCGGGTACTGAGCGTGGCAGCGGGTACAGAGGAACATCAGCGGGAAGACACTGTCCGACACATTGCGGTGGTGACTGCACACCAGCTTGCGGTAGCCGCAGCAGCCAAGCATCACGATCCACTCCGCCGGTCGGCTACAGAATGGGCGGCGGTTGACGATGTGCTTCAGCGAGCAGCACGCCGTCAGGTCGAGGTCGACATCAACATCGACGGCGTACTGGAAGGTCGGCTCGCTCATCGGGTCACCCCGACGAGGTCGCGCACCGCCAGGATGATCTTGTACCACTCGTTGGGGGCGGTGATGTCTTGGTCGACTACGGTGCGGATCTGGTCGACCAGATGGTCAGCGGTTTGCGGCTTGCGATCTTCCATCTCACTCTCCCATCGGGGCTTTGAGCTTGTCCAGCATCTCGGCGGCGAGGGTGGCCAGTTCGTCGGCAGCCTGGATGACATCCCCGCGAGGCACGTTGTCGCCGTACTTCGGGTGCTTCTCCCACGACGTGAGGGCGTCGGTGAGCTTGGCCATCAGTTCGGCTCGGCTCTGCGGCTCCGTCCTGGGGATTAGCGTCATCACCGCCTTCATGGCGTCGCGGTATCCGGCCGACCACATCGCACTGAGCAGTTCCCGCATGGTGTCGTCGCCGGTCATGGCGACCAGTTCCGGCGGGGGGCAGTCCGCGAAGAAGTTCATGTCCCCCAGTAGCTCCAGCAGCCGGTCGGTCGGGATGGTGATGCGGTCATCGGCCAGCATCGACAGCAGTTCATTGCGGATCATGGCGTCACCTTTTTCGGCAGGATGAAGGAAAGCAGGGTGCGCTTCACCGCCGGGGTGGGGGCGACAGCGTCGCCTTGTTCGGCCAGCAGCCTGCGCATCGTGGTGAAGCTCAGGAAGAAGCGGCCGTTCTTTCCCCACGTCGGCCCCCAACTGTTGAGGCCGGTGATCTGCTGGCGCTCGTAGTCCACCCCTATTGCCAGCCACTGGTGTCCCCCTTCCAGTTGGCCGCGCACAGTCACCAGCCCGGTGGTGGAGGTTTTGTTCATCGACGTGTACCAATTCGTCCCTACCAGCAGCGGGCTGGTTTGCAGGACGGCGCAGAACTTGTCGAACCCGAAGGCGTGCTTGTACGCGCCGAAGTACTTCATCTGCACCCCGGCTTTAGCGACCGCTAAACCGGAGGAGCCGGTGTCGTCCGGCGGGAAGGTGCCGGGGGCGTCGTCCAGCATCGTCGCTCTGGCGTACAGCTTGATGGCGTCGTTTTGGGTGAGGTATCCCTTCGGGCGTACGGCGGCGAACAGATCGGTGTTGATCAGTTGCGCGGCGGCACTGCCGGTGCAGGATCCCATCTCCCCTTGATCCAGTACTGGGCCGTGGTGCGCCCACAACACCGACCGCTTCGTCGGGGGGGTGGGGGCGGCGAACATCCGGCTGCGGGGGTCGTGTTCAACGAATCGACCGAAGGTGCGTGTCATGGTTGCAGAACCTTTCCTACCCCGCTCAGGAGCAGTAGAACGCACCCGATCAGGATGACCGATGCGATGATGCCTAACGCCAGCATGTGGGTGTCTTCGTCGTGGCGGTACAGCAGCCAGATCCCGGCGAGTAGTGGGGTGACTCCTATGATGATCTGAAGCATCTACTGCTCCCTTGAGTTGTTGTGTCGACTTGGATTGTCTCCACCTATGGAATGGATGAACAACTGGATGAGGCTGTCGTGAGACTTACCCAGCCGCTCAATCCATTGGTTCAGCAGCGGTGAGTGGTCGGAGGACTGCTGCACCAACTGGGCAGCCCTCGTCTCCCAATACCCTTGCTTCACCGTGTCCTCCTGGGATTCGTGCTGTGGGATAACTTTAACACCCACACTGTCAATCATTGCGGCGCAACGCGCAGGCAGGGCAGGTCAGTTCGTTACGGATTTCCGCCCCGTACACCACCGTGGTGAGCCACCCTTTCCGGCTCAGCAGATACAGCGCGGTGGCGTCGTTGATGGCGCTGATCTTGGTGGTGTGTTCACATTCCGGCGAAGTCGTGTCATCGCACTCAGCGGTGTACTCCTGGCCGGGAGTCCTCAACACCTCACTCCATCCGCCCAGCGAAGCGGGCGTCGGTGATACCCAGCTTCAGCAGCCCCAGCAGGGCATGGGTGGTCGCGACGTTGAGGAGCAGGGCAGCGTCGGCCACGCCGAAGTCAGGCTCGTCATGCTTTTCCGCGATCTGCTGGAGGCTGGCAGCAGCGGAATTGTAGTGATCCAATGCGGAAAATTGGCGCTCACTCTTCATCGCCGCACCACCTCAACCATCAACTCCTGGTCACCGTCGGCATACTCGTACAGCCGGAAGCGCGGATAGTTCGGATTGTCTTCGTCGTACTGGCGCTCCACCGACATCGGGTGATCCCACGACCAGACGGTGCCGTAAATGCGGGTGACCCTGGTGAGGGTCTGCGCCGCCTTAAGGAAGGCGGTGTCATCGAAGCCGGACGCACCGGGGATGAAGCGCGGGTCGTATCCACCGATCCGCCAGAACGGGTCGCGTCCAGCCACCACGATGCCGCCGGGGCTGAGGTAGGTTTCCCCCACGATGGCCGCTTCGGAGAAGGCGGAGTCCCAACCGTTGGGAATGTAGCGGTACAGCGTGAACGGCCACACGATGTCGGCACGATCGTCTTCGATGAGTTTGATCGCGGCGGTGATCTGGTCGAGGTGGTCGGGCAGGGTGTCGGCGTCCGCGATGATCAGGATGTCGGTGTCGGCCAGCGCGGCGGCATTGTTGCGGGCTTCGTTGCACACAAACGGCCGGGATGGGTCGCTGTCGGCTTCAACCACCGGGAAGCCCGCCTCTTCCCAGTACGCTTTGCAGCGATCGTGGGCGGCGAGGCGGTCGGGCTGCGCCCGCCAGGGGAAGCACACGGTGGCGCTCACAGCGGCATCAACCGGATGTCTTCGTGGCCGCAGTGAAAGCACCGCACCCAGCCCATCTTGGGGGTGAGGATCACGGCGTAAGCGTTGCGCTTCGCCGCGCCTTTCCATCGGTGTTTAGCCACTACACACTCCTGTCGTCGTACGGGACGTAGTCGGTGTTCCACCGATACTTCTCAAAGAGCAGCCGGTTGGCGTCACGCATCGAACGGCGCTCTTCGGAAGGGATGGAGGAACGGCCGTGGATGTGTTCGTCCAGATTCCAGATGCCCCGGTTGTCTTTCAGCCCCTGGTAGGGGAAGCGAGTCACCCCGGTGTTCATCAGCCGGTAGGTGAGGTCGTCGTGTTCGTATGACCACCGGCCGTATTCGGGCCGGAAGCCGCCGACGGCATAAATGGCAGCGCGGGTGAAGTAGAGCATGCAAGCGGTGCCCCGCTCGGTGGCGATCATCTGGCCGTCGTCGTACACCACAGTGTGAGCAGCCGGGTCGAGGTTGGAGTGCAGGTACGCCAGGTGCTGTTCGGGGGAGTCGACATACGGTTTCCACCAGCCCCGCCGGGTCGGGTGGCAGTCGTCATCAAAAAGGAACAGATGCTCCACGGCGGGGTTGGCCATCAGCAGGCGAAGGCAGTGATTCTTCGCGTTGGCCACCCCTTTCGGGAGAGTGTTGTAGTGGTCGGCGTGGCGGTACGGCCGGTCGGATCCGTCATCGACCACAACGACCGGCACCCCGGCAGGGGTGTAGCGGGCGATCTTGCGCAGCGTGCGCTTCAGCAGGCGTCGCCGGTTGAGGGTGGTGACGGCGATCCCGATCGGCGGCGGGGTCGGCTTGCTCCTCCACTTCACGGCTTCTTCCCCTTCAGGTGGGCGTGGTGGCTAGGGCAGAACCATTGCGGCTTGCCGGTGTGGTCGAGGGCCAGCGCCGTCCCGGTGTCTTCGCACCCCGGCCACCGGCAGGAGGCTGCGGATCGTCGCTTCTCGCCGTAGCTCACTGGTCGGAGATTTCCCGGCACAGCCACGATGACGGTGGGGCGTAGTCGAACACCAAGTAGCCGCGAGGGGTGTCGTCATCCTCTATCTCCCCCAGGATGGCGGTGAGGATGTCGAGGCACGATACTCGTCGTTGCACGGCGACGGCGCTGGCCTTGATAGGGCCGATGAAGTTGGAACCGGGACATAACACAGGGGATTCGTCTGCCTTGACGCTGTACCCCTCATCAAACGAGCCACGGCGGTGCATCGCCGCGACCCGCTCGGTCAATGGGAACCCATGCCAGTCCCGGTCGCAGTGCGGGCAGGTGGGGAAGTCTGGATCACCAGCGTCGAAGCCTCTCTCCGGCTCCCCCTGCGATAGCTGCTCTTCGATGAGAGCGTCGATCGCGTTGACGATGTCGGACACCGCCCTCCTCCTCTATCCTGCCAGCACTGCCACCTAGATTACAGCTTTGTTATTACCGGGGGAGTGCGACACGCTCTACTTCAGCTTCACCCGGTAGAGGTCGTTGGAGGAGTACCAGCCGGAGTAGTCATCGGTGCCCCAGCGGACGCGGACGATGCCGGGGTTGGCCACCTCCAGTACCACCCCGACCAGGGTGGAGTCATCGACGCGCACGAGGTCGCCGCGCTTGAAGGCCCAGGAACTGTCGACGTAGGTCATGCCGCCACCGCCTCCTGCTTCTTGCACTTGCCGGTGGCGTGCAGCTTCACGATGGAGGCGTACGCCTTGCCGCCGTGGCTCATGTACCACTGGAAGCAGCGGGGGCACTGGCTGGAGCCGGGGTGGCGCTTGAGGTAGCACTGGGCGCAGTGGATACGTTGACGGCCTTGCAGTATCTGACCGCAGCGGCACCGTTTGGGTTTGGACATCGAAGGTGTCTCCTTCCGGCCACACTCTGTGGCCTCACCTTCAATTATACTTAGCGGCCTTCCTCATCATCGCTGCTAGAGGCCATATTTGGGGGTAGCTGAGAGGGTATGCCCAGGTCGTGTTCCGCCGATAATTGGGGGGTTGACACTGGGGCACAACGAGATTCGCCGCAGCAGCAGCCGGAGCAAACCATCATTTGTCCTGGTTGCGGGCGAGCAACGCGGTGGTGTCGCCGGTCAGAGCGGCAAACTCGACGTTGATGATCGCCTGCTCTTGCTCTTCTGGCGAAGCCGGACAGTCGTGAGCGAGAGCGAGGGCGTCGGAGTCGCGGAACGTCGCCCGCCCCAGCGCGGTGAAGCAGGCCGGACAGACGACGTTGTACACCCGCAGGTCTGCGATCACCGCTGGAGGAATCGGCGGATTCTCCCCCACCGCTTTACCGCCGCTTCCTGCCCAGAAAGAAGGAGATGATCTTGCCCAGGAAGCCGCTGTTTCCGATTGGGAACAACTCAGCGCCCCGGCAATCGACGGATGGTTTCTTCTTGTCGGTCATTATCTCTCTCTTTCCAGTAAGTCCCAGTCGGGCTGCCAGTCTTCATCCAGCAATGACTTCACCGCTGTGTACACGAACGTATAGGCGGCAACGAAGACGACGGCGCAGCCAGCCACAACCCACTTCATGGCGCGAGGGTGTCTTTGCTTGGGGCGGGGAAGATCAAGTCACAGTCGATGCGCTGCGTGCTCGTCGTCGGTGTGCCGTCGGTGCGGCCCATGATCTGATCAAGCTCATCGCTGGGAGCGCAGCCGGTGAGAAACACCAGGGCGACAACTGCGGCGATTCTCATTGGCCCTCCGGCGGGTAGGTGCTTCACCCTTTCCCGTCAGGGCCGCGAGACTTTACAGCTTCAGTAGATGTTCTTCTTCTTCGGTTCGGTGATCTGCCCGGTGTTGGGGTTGATCACGCCCACCTTGCCGTCGAGCAGGCCGGAGCGAATCTCGTGCTTTTGCCGGTCGTGGTCGAACTCCGTGACGGTCTTGTCGGTGCGGCCTGTTGCCACGACGTTGGGCACCCAGTACATCGCACGGTCGTTGGGGTTGGAGGACACGGTGGGGCTGAAGTCAACGAGTTCGCCGGTCTTCTCATCGAACTTCTCCCACTCCCACTCCACCTCTACGACGAAGCCGATCTCGGCGCACCGCTGGCGGATCTCTTGGGAGATCTTGTTCTTCATGTCGTCTTCGGCCTTGAAGGAGTCGATCGCTTTGAAGGAGTATTTGCTCATCATCTGGGCACGGATCCCGATGATGGCTTTGCGCTCACTGTCGTACAGATCGCTGACGCCCTCATTGGCGTTGGTCATGTCGATGGCCATCTGGCCCTCCTCACAAGAAGGTAGGCCGGTGGACGGAAGGAGACACCCGTATACGCCCACCGGCCCACGAGAACTATACCCCGTTGCTGGGGTGGCGGGGCCGCACGTCCCCGAATACGTCGGGAATCACGTCGGCTTACACCTCTTACTCGCTACCTAGGTTCGCTTTCGGAGGAGGCTGCCGCCCCAGCCTGTTGAGATTTTCGGCAATCGACACCAAGCTCAACGCGATGGACTCGTTGATCAGTTGGGCTTTTTGTGTCGGGTGGTAAGCATCCAAAGCCTTTTTCATGGCGACGGACGCCAATGTCAGGGTAGTTTTCACTCAAACCTCCAAGGGATGTTGACACGTTCCGCAGCGGGCTAGGATCCGCTCCGCTTCAAAAGCCATGGATCCGCCCAGCGCCTGGAGGCGCATGCGGGTGGCGTAGTTCACGTCGGTGTTAGCCACAGAAGTGAACGCCTGGTTGATGTCGTAGACCGTCGCGTTGTCGGGAAGCTGGTTGACTAGCTCCATCACCGAATCCAGCACCGACCGGGGCAGGTTGGCTTCGCGGGCAAGTTGGTGGGCGAACGCCTGCCGGGAGCCGGGGATGGGCTGGCGGGCGGTGGCGGCATAGCGCTCCAACCGATTGTCGAGGGTGCTGAGCATCATGCGGGCAGCCTGCTCCATCTCTTCGATGACTTCATCGACGGTACGGCCGCGCAGGCTGATCTGTCCGGCCCGCTCCGTGGTGGTCATACCGTTGGTGCAGGCCAGCCGCTCCAGGTAAGCCCCCACGCTGGGGGCTTTGGTTTGGGTGGGGTAGGCCAGGAAGCGCAAGCCCGCTTCGGTAATGTCCCCAACTTGGCGGTACACCGGGGACTGCACATCGACTTGATGCTCTGATGTAGTGATGTCGAGATGCACACGCTCGTCATCCAGATAGTTGTGCCGCACTTCAGCGTCGGGGCTGAAGACCCGCTCCGCTACCTGGACGACCTGGCGCACCGGGATCATCAGTTGGTCGGGGGAATGAATGGATACCACCGCACCGTTGATCAGTTCCGTTACGGCGTCGGCGTCGGAGTGCTCGCCCATCCAGAAGCGCAGCGTGGTTGCCTTGAAGTCGGGAGGGCACGCCGACAAGTAAGCCGGGGGGATCTTGAGATAGGACGCCAGCGTGCGCTCCACCCCTTCGTCCATCAGGAAGGTGTCGCTACCGATGGACAGGATTCCGGCATCGTCGGTGATGCTCATCTCGCCCACTTTGGCGACGACCCGATCTTCCTGGCGGTTAGCGAGGATGGACTCTAATTCAGCGATCTTCACAGCGGCTCCCTAGGTTGTGTAATGACTGTGTAGAAAGTCTAACACCCACTTGTTAAAAATTGCGGTCAACTTGCCACAAGCCCCACGCCACGTCGAGCGCCGACGAAGTCACGAAGATGTCGGTGACCGTCTCTTCGGTGATCGACTGCTCCATGGTGACGCACACTGGGATGGCACCGACCGCATTGGGCACATCTACCAGATAGTCGATGGCAGAAAGCTGCGGCTGGAACTGGAGGGTGCCGCCGGTGTAGGTGTCATCAGCCACCGACCCCAAAAAGATCTGATCCCCCACCGGCTGCCACTGGCTGACGGCGTTCTGAAGATACACCTGGGCGGAGCGGTCATCCCCGAAGGTGACCACCGCAGACAAAAAGACCTGCCGGTCGTACGTCGCGACACTCACCGGGCCAGCGGTCGTCAAGGCGGTGCCGGTCGTCGTCTGAAGTGGCGACACAGCGGTCAGGTCGAAGCTCCACCCGGCTCCGTCGAAGTACTCCCACGCCGTCGTCGGGAATCCGATCCGGCCCCAGTTCTTGCGGGCAACGCACACCCTGCCCGAATACGACGCCCCGAATACCACAAGGTTCTGGCCGGAAATGTAGAGGCCCCGATCGAAACGCACCGGGGTGACGACGGTCGCCGCGTTGACGGCCGTCCCCTTTCCGACGAAGCCGATCGACGCGGATGTCGCGGCGACGGAAGTGGCTACGTCGATCGCACCCACCCCGAAGCCTGTGTAGCTGGTCGAGGTGCCGGAGTCCCAATATGGGGACTCCGCCTCCAGGTAGGACTGAAACGCGGCGGTGTCGGCAGAAGCATCCAGATCGTAGATGACTTGGATGAGGGTGGAGGACGGAAGGTCGACGCCGGGGTTCAAATCCAAAATCGCCGGATCCGTCCACTGGTAGATCGAACCGGAGAAGATTCGGGCCAGCACGTCGGGGGTCAACACGATTTCCGCACCACTGGGAAGGTTGTAGACCACATCGACCGGGAAGTCGAGCAGCGCGGCGTTCGGGACGGTTTCCTCTTTGAGGACGCTGAGTGTTTTCATCGGCTGGTTGAACATGATGTGCTGCACCACCGCCGTCACCGACGAGCCGGACGTAACGGTGTTGAGCAGATAAGTGTAGGGCGGTCGGGCGCAGGCAGCGGTGAGGAGAACGGAGTCGTGCGCCGTCGCCATCGGGATGTCTTCGACGGGGCTGACGACACTTCCGTGCGTCCCGTTGAAGCTCACCCACCCTGGTGCCGGTGACGCAGTGTAGTCAGTGTAGTGGCCGGGTTGAGTGCTGGATTGAGTCGCGGCCAGCCAGCGCCGGGAGAACACCATCAGGTAGGTGTCGAACTCCAGCGAGGTGATGTACACCGGGGTGCAGGCGGCGAGGGTGGCAGGCTGGTAGATGCTTCCTGCCCGACTGTCGGTGCCCGACGGGGTGGCGGTGGCGGTACTCACGCCGAACATATCGACGGCCGTTTCGGAGATCTGGAGCATCAGTCCTCAAACTCGTCGTACTCGTCGTGGTCTTCAGACGGGTCGAACGGCTCCGTTACCCGGCGTGCCGCCACCGGGGTGGGCGCGTCGGGGGTGCCGTTGAGCTTCGCGCTCATCAGCGACAGTTGCTCGGGCGTGCAAACCTCTTTAACGACGGAGATGACCCTGTCCATTTCGGCCATCATCTGGGCCTGCTGGGTCGCCCCGGCGTCCTTGCGGGTGAGGTCGTTGAGCATCCGGCCAGCGTCCGCGCCGTCCCGGTAGCTCACCACAGTGTCCTCCGCCATCAAGGTGGCGAACCCTTTCGCCATCATGGTGTCCAGGTAGGCCAGGTAGGTAACAGCGGTGCCGACGCCGTTCTCCAGGTCGATGTTGGCTTCTGCGGCACGCTGCTCAACGATACGCCGGTAGACGGCATTAGCCGGGGATTGAATGTCGAAGTGTCGGCGGCGGTGTTCGCGGAGGTTGTTGAGGTTGATCCTGTCCCGCTGCGGCCGGTTGCGGTTGAGTGGCTTGATGACATCCTCAATGTCGCGCAGCGTCAATCCGTGCGCCAGCAGCTTGTTGACCAGGAGGCGCGACTGTTCGTCTCGACAGACCCGGCAGCGGGGTTCGGGGCGCACCTCAAGCTCCCCATTGGCCCGCATCTGGTCGATTTGTGCGGCGATGGCATCGTCAAGACCGTCGGTCATGCCTCCCCCTTTTTAGTCGTCGTGCGAGCGCAGCCGCACCGGCCGCTGTCCTGCCTCTGGGTTAAAGGCTCTGCGATACATGCCGCTGAACAGCCGGGAGTCGGGAACGCCGTGGTGATTCAACACCTCTTTGCTCTTCCTCAATGCTAACTGCTCGGGAGACAGGTAGTCGGTCTTGTCGGCCAGCTTGGTGGTGCCGCGTCGGCCGTCGGCCAGCAGCCGGTCGGCTTCGTCTTCAACGGAATAGTTGACTCCGCTAAGTAGGGGCATCAGCTTTGCTTCGGGGATCTCGTTCTTCATCGTGCTCTCCTGGTGAAGTGGGGCAAGCTCCCTCGACAGGCTTGGCCCCTTTTTTGATGTAGACGGTGTGGGTGTAGCTGCCGCTTTGGGCGGCGTCGTATGCGGCCACCATGCGGGCCAGTGCGGTATCGGCGTACTGCTGTATCGGGGTCGACCATCGGGAGTGGGGCAACATTTTGCGGGTGGCATCGGTTTCGGTGTACCCCAGTAGGCAGATCAACTCAAAGGCTTCGCGCTGGCGGGGTGGCAGCGAGTCGATGCCGACCATCAGGTCGAGAAGATAGATTTCCTCACCGGTTTCGGGCACGGTGATGAGGTGACTCATGTCGCCGGTTTCCAGCAACACTTTCCAGTGCTCTAAGTGTTGGTAGAGCCTCTTGAAGTGTTGGAGGCGGCGTTTGACCGGGTCGTCGGGGAGGCGGCGGGCCATAGCACTACCGTGGCTGGCTTCGGATCTGCCACTCGCGGATGTCTGCGAGCCGGTTGATAAACACCACGATTTCGCGCACCAAAGTGTTGGCGGTGGAGTAGAGAACGTAGCGGAAGTGGGCGTGGTAGCGGTCTTGGCGGCTTTGCCGGTTGGCTTTGGCAGTGCGGTCGCCTTGGGTGCCTTGGATGACGGTGCCCCAAGCGTCGTCGTAAGCGTCGGACGCAACGTGCTTAGCGTAGATGGCTTCGTTGAGGAGTTGGTTGACTTGGGGGGCGATAAGCATTTTGAGCCGGAGCAGATCCGCGATGGTCATCTCAATGTCCGGCCCGGTGAGTTGATCCCACCGTTCGATGATCTTTCCTTCGTCCGACCGCTTCCACACCACCCGGCCGTCCGGCCCTCGCCGCACCACCTCATGGTTGTCGACCCACGTCGTCTCCGGTATCCGAAGCTGCTCGTAAAAGCGGTCGATAGTGGAAATGGCTTCCCCGAAGGCTTCCTCCACCATAGAGTCCGACGCCAGCCGGATACGGTCGAGGATGGCACGGTCTTCGGGTCGCCACGAGAAGCGAATCTTAGAGAAGATGCTGGCCCGCTGGGATTCGATGGCGTCCTCTTCGGTGAGGATTTCCTCAGTCAGCGGGGCGAAGCTCTCGGTCGCTAGCTGTTCAGCTACCGACTCCGCCAGATCTCCTAGGGGTCTGTTCCCCATACACCTCTCCCAGTTTGGGGAATAATCTTGCTGCCGTCAAGATAACACGGTTGTTAGTAACCTGGGCGCAGGATCGTTCGCGCTGGGGGGTGTCGCAGATACGACACGGCCCGCAACAAACTGTCTTCGTCATAGCGGCCGATGACCACACGGTTACAGATTGAGCACAACAGTCCGCGAACGCACTGCGGGCAGCCCCGATCGGCAGGATGGGTGTTGCAGAGGTTGTGGTCGTGATCGACGGCAAGATTGCGGGTCGCCCCGGTGGCTTTGCGGCAGATGTAGCACGTCCCACCTTGATGGCGGTACAGCATCTGGTACTGCGCGGCGGTGATGCCGTAGAAGATGTCCACCCGGCGGGCGTGGGCACGCTTTTTGCGCTCCTTCTTGATGGCCCGGTGGTGCGTGACGCACCGGGGGCCGGGGTGAGGAGCCGGACGGCCGGTGGTGATCCCGTCGGCCACACAGTCCTTGCAGGGCTTACCGCTCATCTTTCATCCAGCACTCAAAGCGGGCCGGACAGCTAGCGACGGTCGAGGAGCCGGGGGCGCAGCAGTGCGTCGGCGGGGTGTTCAGGGCGATGGCTTCGCGTACCCGGTCGAACTTGCCGTAGATCTCCGACAGCAACGTGTCGTTGCGCGGCACGATGAACTCTTTGATGCCGTACGGATAGCCCACCTCCAGCAACAGCAAGATTCCGGTGTCCTGGCCGACGGCGTCGAGTGCCAGCGACAGTTGGGCGTCCCACTCCGGCTTGATCTTGTCCTGCTTGCCGAATATCCGTGCCGACATCGTCTTGAGTTCCACCGGGATGGTCTGGCCGGTCGGGTGATCCACGATGAAGTCGATCTTGCCGCGCACATGATGGTCGGTGTTGATGTATTCGACTTCGATGTTCTCCGGCGTCACCAGCCCCGCCATCTGGAACTGGGTTTGGACGACGGCGTGGATGGAGGATCCCACCGACAGCGTCACCTCCCGCTTGAGGGAGGACTTTTCGCGGATCATCTGGTCGCGGTGGTCGGGGTGGAACATATAGTAGAGCAGCCGCTCGCCCATCAGCGGGTGGGTGCTGGGGTGGAAGTAGCCATCACCTTTGCCGTAGTACGGCCGGGAGTCGATGGTGACGGTGTAGGAATCCGGCCACGTCTCCGACAGGATCTGGTTCTCCAGGTAGGGCAGCAGCATCTCCTTCTTGATGAGGCTGCGCAAAACACCGCTGTAAGCCGTAGTCATTCGACTGAGATTCCTTTGCTTCCGACGAGTTCGTCCCAAGCGCGGGACTTCTCCAAGATTTCCGCGAAGTCATCCAGTCCGATGACGACGTAGTCGTGGGGCAAATCTTCCCCGGTCGGCCACAGCCGGACGGGCAGGATGAAGCGCTTGCCCAGCGCCACCGCTTTGTCGCTCATCTGGCGGAGGAACTTCAGGTTCATGGAGTAGGAACCCTTTTCGGTGAACTTCGCGTCCGCCAGCAGCCGGAAGTCCGACTCGCTGGGATGGCGACGGTCGACGGCGTCCCCGATGTCGTGGAACTTCGCGCCGGACGCGGCGGTGGAGTCCAGCCCCAGCAGCTTCTGAATGTAATGTTCGTAGGCTTCCCACCCGGTCTTCATGCCATCGCCTCTTCGATCGGGGCGTCGGGGTCGGAGATGGGGGCGACTTCGGCGGCGTGCTCCTCCAGGTTGGCCAGGATCTCCGACACCAGCGTCTGCTTCAGCGACTCGTCGGCGTAGATCAGCTTCTTCAACCCGGCCAGGCCGTTGACTTTGTGGTCGCCCTTTTTGTCGGCGGGCAGCGCCGGATGGGTGTACCACCCGCCGGTCTGGTGAATCACCCTGGTGAGGATGCCCAGCCGAACGATCTCATCCAGTGTGTCCACACCGAAGCCGTAATCGTCGGTCGGCACGTTGTAGAACCACCACATCGCCGTGCGGCCGGGGGCGGCGAGTTGATTCTTCACCACTTTGGCGTAGACGGCATGGCCGATAGTGATCTTCTCGCCGTTAACGGCATGCTCCACGGTTTCCCGCGTCGACTTCTTGAGTTGGATCCGCAGGATCACCGCGTGCTTCCAGGCTTTGCCACCGGGGGTGAGCATCCGGTGGTAGCCGTCCATGTCAGCGCGGGTCTGGTTGATGCCGATGGTGAGGGTGCGGTATTTCGCGGACAGCGCCGCAGCGGTGCGGGCGAACTCCCCGACGCCCTGGCTGTTGCCGCCGTAAGAGGCCACTTCCGCGTTGTCGTTGCGCCGCACCGTCGGGGATCCCCCGATGCTGTCGAGGACGGCGATGCTGATCTGGCCGGACGTGACGGCTTGGCGGTAGATGTTGGTGGCCTGTTCGATGTGGTCGGGCTGGATGTAGATGATCCTGTCCATCCGCTCTTCGCCCACCAGCGAAGCCACCCAGTCCGGTGAGAGCTTGTGCTCCAGATCCATGATCAGCGCACCCCGGTCGGGCTGGGAGTCGAGGAAGCGGGTGGTGGCCAGCAGGCTGAGGGTGGTTTTGCCGCAGCCTTCCTCCCCGGCCAGTTCGATGACCCGATCCGACGGGAAGCCGCCGTGGCCGATCGCGAAGTCCAGCGCGAGGCTGCCGGAGGACACCGGCGCGTTGAGCTTGATGTCGGCGGCGAACATCACGGAGTCTTCACCGAACTTGGTGCGGAGGTCACCGACCAGCTTGGTCAGCTTCGGGTTGGCCACTAGCGGCTCCTCATTTCATCGAACAACAGATCCAGTCGTTCTACGGTGCGCAGGTGCGCCCCACGGTCGTCGCGCACTACATGGCACGCTACCGGCTTGCCCTCCTTGAGGACGGTTTTGACACCCAGCCACACTTCGGGAAATGCGGTGACTTCAAACTCTTCTTCGTTCCAAAACACCGTGAGGAACGCCATCGTCTTGCCTTTGTACCGGCCCGCCTTCTGGATGGTGTGGGTGCGGATTTTGGTCAACTGCCCACCGATGACGAAGTCATCGCCAGTCTGGATCTCTTCCATCTCCGCCGGGGAGCGCACCGCGCCGGTCGCCTCCAAAGCGTCCAGGTACCGCATCATCGGGTCGATGGTGACGTAGTTGCCGACCAGTTCTTGTTCGATCGTGTACACCACGTCGTCGTCGGCAAAGTCGGGGACGGCGAACTCTTTAACGTAGGACTCTTCCCCGGCGTGCTTAGCCCGCCAGGTGGCGACGTGGATGACCTGCTCGTCGGCGTCCATCTTGGCGAGCTTGCCCGGTGCCATTTTGTCGAGGATCCGCCGGTCGTGGTACGCCGTCATCAGTGCAGTGCGATCCCCGAAGGCGTCGAAGGCCCCAATCTTGATGAGGGCTTCTATCTGGGTTTTTCCGCACGCATTGGTGCGTACCCGACTCAGGAAGTCATCGAAGCTCGCGAAGGGGCGGCGGGCCAGGATTTCGGAGACGGCAGAGTTGCCGACGCCACGGATAGTGTCCAGACCATAACGGATCGCGTTATCACCCAACGTGAACTTGCGGCCGGAGGTGTTGATGTCCGGCGGCAGCACGGCGATGCCCCGCTTTCGGGCCTCTCGCAGGTAGCGGTTGATGTTGTCGGAGTCGGTCGCCATCAGGGCGACGATGTACTCCTGCGGGTAATAGTGCTTCGTCCAGATCTCCCAGCAGGAGATGGTGGCGTAGCCGACGGCGTGGGACTTGTTGAAGGCGTAGCGTCCGGCGGCACTGATAGATGACCAGATGTGGCTGATCGCGGTGCGGGCTTGCGGTTCGGAGGCGAAGTGGTCGCGGAACGCCGGGTTGCCCAAGCAGCCTGCGACGAACTTCCCTTCCCAAGCGGTGATCGCGGCGGCATTTTTCTTGCCCAGCATCTTGCGCAAATCGTCGGCGTCGTCGGCGGAGAACCCGGCGAGGTCGCGTGCCGCCTGCATCATCTGCTCCTGATACACCAAGATCCCGTACGTCTCTTCGGTGATCGGCTGCATCGCCGGGTGGTCGTAGACGACGGGATCCAATCCATGGCGGCGGCGCAGATAGGCTTTGTCGAGGTGGGCATCTTTCACGCCGGGGCGCACGATCGACAGCAGCGCCGCCACATCGACTTCGTTGCGCGGCTTCATCTCCATCGACAGCCGGGTCAACTCCGGTGTCTCCAACTGGAATATCCCGGCGGTCTGGCCCGCGTCGATCTGCCCCCAGATGTCGGGGTCGGCGTACTGATCGGGGCCGAAGTTGATGGTGCCCGACTCGTTGTGGTCGTCCACCCCGACGTAGTCCAACCAGAAGCCGTGGCGATCCCACACCATGTCGCGGGCCACCATCAGGGTGTCGAGGTGGCGCAGCCCCAGCAGGTCGAGCTTGACCGCGCCCAGTTCTTCGCACTCGTTCATGTCGAGTTGGGTCGCGGTGGTGGCGTTCTTGACCCGCGTCGGCAGCGCCCCCAAGATCGGCAGGTTGCTGACCACCACGCCGGACGGATGCACCCCGGCTTGGCGAACGATCCCGGCCATGTCGTTGATGCGCTCAAACAGGATGGGATATTTGCGTGCCCACTCCGCTAGCGCCCCACCTTTGCGTTCAACGATCTCCGCCCACGACGCATCGTCGTCGGTGCCGTCGTCGGCTTGGATCGCGGAGACACCTTCGATGATCTTGCCCATCGCGATCACGTCCGCAATCGGGATCTTCATGGCCCGCCCCAGATCTTTGAGGATCGCTTTGGGCTGGCTGCGGGTGAGGGTGCCGATCGCGCAGACATGGTCGGCTCCGTACCGGGCAGCCAGATAGTCTTTGATGCCGGGGCGCAGGCTCTGCGGGAAGTCGCAGTCGATGTCGGGGTAGCCTTTGCGGCTGGCCGACAGAAACCTACTGAAGAGTAACTTGTAGTGGATCGGGTCGATGGTGGTGATGCCCAGCAGGTAAGCCACCAAGGATCCTCCGGCGGAGCCACGGCCGGGGCCGACGAGCATCGGGTGCTTCTGACCGCCGGAGACGTACTGACTCCACGACCCGGTCTTGGCGGCGTGAACGTAATCGCGCACCGTCAGGAAGTAGCCGGAGAATCGCTTGTCGATGACCAGCCGAAGCTCCTCCTCCAGCCGCTCATAGTACTGCTCAGGATGGTCGACTCCGGCGTTGACGACTTTGGCGGCGAAGCCTTGCTCGCAGAAGTCAATGAGCATCGCCACGTCGTCGGCGTCGGTCTTGGTCAGCCGGGGCATGGTGAGGGTGGGGGTGATTTCAGCGGTGCAGCGGGCGGCGATGGCGGCGGCGTTGGTGATGGCTTCATCGACTATGTCCGCAGAGATACCGTGGCGGCTCATCCACTGGTGCAGTTCATCCCCGCCCATCAGGTGGTCGGCTTTTTGGCCGTAGTCCTCCGACGACTGGTCGGGGTTCTTGCGGGTGTTGAAGTCCCAGACCAACTCCTTTTTGTCCCAGTCGTCGGGGTAGGCGTGGTGGGAATCGTTGACCACCACCATCGGCAGCCCCATCTCGGTGGCAAAGCGCACCTTCGCCCGGTTGATCTGGCCCATCAGATCGTTAAGGCGGCGCTTCTCATCGGTGTCGGCGTCGATGAACTGCCAGGTGTGCAGTTCGACGTATAGGTTGTCGCGGTAAATGTCGGCCAGGATCCCCAACTGATTGCGGGCACCGGTGTCGTCCCCGGCTTCGATGTACCGGGAGAACTGGGTGATCATGCAGCCGTCGGAGGCGTAGAGGCCCTTGCTGTATTGGCGCATCAAGTCGGGGTCGAGCAGCGGCTTGTGGTAGCGGTACTTGTCGGTGTACGCCATCGACGCCAGCGCCCACAGATTAGACAGCCCGGTGTTGTCGGCGGCGAGTAGGCAGATGTGACTGCGGTTCGACGGGTACTTCAGGTTCTCCCGCGTCCAGCCGATGTCGGTGACCCAGTCGGCTTCGATGCCCAGAATGGGGTGGACGCCTTCTGACCGGCACGCCTTCTGGAAGGCCAGGTGGCCGTTGACCTCGTTGTGGTCGGTCAGTGCGACAGCGTCGGAGCCGACTTCGCGCACCCGGCGGGCGATGGAGGAGACGGAGGCGAAGCCGTCGAGAAAGGAATGTTCGGAATGGCAATGCAAGTTAACTTGAGTCACGTCGGCCCCTCGCGGAGTATGGCACCGGGGGAGGGTTCTCCTGCCCTCCCCCGGCGCGGATTACTTAGCGTGAGGAATCAGGCGGTCGCGCAGCGACGCGAAGTCGGTGCCCCCCGGTGGGGGTGCGGCCTGGGCCTCGTCGGTGTAGGTGGTGGTCGTGGTGGACGACGACACCGGGGCGTCGTTGCCGACGAGGAAGTGCCTGATCCGGTCTTCGCCGCCGTAATACTCCACCCACTCGTCAATGGTCTGCGGGCAGTACAGGAAGCGTTCGGGGTCGGCGGGATTCCACGGCTTACCGTAACCGTAGTGAGCTTGGACATCCTCCAGCTTGCGCAGCGCGTCGATCGGCTCGCACGCCAGGATGGAGTAGGTAGTGTCCAGCCCGCCGCCGATCCGCTTGACGACGTAGTCGCGGTCGCAGAAGGTGCCGTACCGGTTGCCGTACTCCATCACCTGCTGCCAAAAGTTCCGCAAGCCCTGCCGGACGATGCCGAAGGTGCGGGCCGGAAGCTGCTGGTTGTTGCTGCTGCGTTCGGTGAGGGCATCAACCACTTCGGTGCGCCCGCCGCCTAGTGACCGCTCTTCGCGCAGCACCGCCACCAGTGCGGCCCGCTCGCGCAGCGGGGGTTCAATCAGCGGGGAGCTTGGGTCGATGTAGCGCTCGCGGGTTTTGCCGCCGTACTTCTTGACCAGATTGTTGTCGGGGTCGACCAGGAAGTTCTGGCTCTTGCCGTCGATCGACAGAACGAACTCGGCGTACAAGTTGATCTTGATGTCATCGGTCAGAAAGCGCAGCACCTTAACGTCGTCAGCTTTCCAACTGAAGTAGCTGAGGCGGTTCTCCCACTCACCAGCCGGACGCGAAGTGCGGGATCCGCGATCTTTGCCTGCGTCGATTGCCCTACGGAGGGCTTCCATTCCAGATTCCATGTCATCACCTTTGTGTCATCATTTCGTTGGCACCACAACGGCGAAGAGGGCGAAAGCGTTACCGCTTGTCGGCTCCCAAGAGCGGGGGATGACCATCATTCCTGCATCCCCGATCCACTTAGGCCCTTCGTCGTGTAGCAGTACACGGATTGCCCTGGTGTAGTTGAACATCGGGGCTACCGCTACGAAAGAACGGTACCAGCGCTGTGCGACATTTCCGTCAGTGACACGCGGGCGGGAAGCAAACCAATCGTAGTGAGTTCCCATTGTGGAGACAGGTTCGGTGATGGTGTTGATCGGGATTCCGGCCTGGTCGGCTTTCTCCCGCACGCGGGAGTCCACCAGCAGCAGACCGTCGGCCAGCCGGTCGTAAGCAGCTTTGCGGCCGGGGTGCAATAGCGTCTCCGCGATCTCCGCATACCGGCTGTAAAGGTGGGGGTCGGGGTCGGTGCCGTCGGGGTGGTATTGGCGCATCTGGCGGCGCAGCGTCCGGTGGATGGCGGCGCGGTCGGCCCACGGCGCAAGACCCAACTCGGCGTAGTAGCCGTTGGGGTCGTTAGTGTTGGGCGGGATCCTCGCCAAAGCGCGGTTGCAACTTGGATAACCCAGCCCAGGAACGTGGTCGCGGGATGAGTACAGAATTAGACGAACCGCTTCTCCGGCGGCACTGCGGGGTGGGCGGCTTCAGCCTCGTTCTTTTCCCGCACCAGCGAGTGGTGGAAGACCTGAAGGTCGGACAGCGTAGCGGCGTTGGCGTCCTGCTGCTCCATAATGCTGTCGGCCAGTTCGTCGTGTGGGATCAGCACCATCCGGCCGTCGGGGTGATCATCGTCCGGCGGGTAGTGATGCACCTTTTCCCCCGACGACAACGTGCGGATGGTGACTTTGCTTTTTCCCACCGCTAGCTCCTTCCGTACCGTTCGGCGCGGGCATATTCGGCCCGCATCATGGTAGCCGGTACCGCACCGGCGATGGCTTTGGTGACCTCGTCGGCGTCGTTGTAGTCGCCCAGGTCGCGTTCGGCTTCGGGCACCACGACGGACACTACGGTGTGGGTGTGCAGCCCGTCGACCAGCTTGCGCTCACCGGAGCGCCCCGCCGGGTCGCCGTCGAACCACACGGTGACGCCGGGGTAGTCGCGCAGAAGCTGAAGTTGAGTGTCGGTGACCTTCGCCCCAAAGGTGGCGACGACGTTGGTGATCCCCAAGCTGTAGGCTTTGGCCACGCTCATCGGGGACTCCACCACCACGACGGGGCGGTGGCGCTGAGCCAGATCCATCGCGTACAGCGTTTCCGCTTTCGGGAAGCCCGACGACGATTTGTATTTTGGCCAGTCGGGGTCAGTTCCCGGCCAGCCGTCCCGCGCCGGAATGGCGCGAGTTTGCCACCCCACCAGATCGCCGTGGACGAAGTGCGGGAACACCACCCGATTCACGTCGGCGTCGTATCCCAGCCGCAGCATCTCGTGGGCACCTTGGCTGATTCCCCGCTCCTCCCGCAGGTAAGGGTGGGACACCATCCACGGCGTCAAGATCCGGTCGGAGTAGGTCGGCAGCGGGGCGTCGGTGTGGGCGTGCTGGGTGAAGTAGCTGTTGATTTCGGCTACCACCGCATCGGAGTCCTGGGTGGATCCAGTAAGCATCGACCCGACCATCGGGGTGACATCGGCCAGGCTGGGCGCATCCTCCAACTTTTGAATGAGCCGGAACAGATCCCCACCCCACCCCAGCGAATAGCAAACGTACACCTTTTTGTCGACGTTCAAGCAGGCCGACGGGTTCTGGTCGCCGTTGGAGTGGTGCGGCTCCACCCGGTCGAGGAGGCAGGAGTGGATGATCTCGGTGGTGCCGTCCGGCCCTGCCTGCTCACTACAGTTCTGCGCCCCATAATGCTCCAGCAGCAGCCTGCCGTCGAGGCGGCGACGATACTGCTGATACATCCGCCGACTAATCATCGACCCGCATGTCTCTCACCATAGCCTTGAACTTCAGGTCGAACACCGCCTGCTCGTAATCCTCTTTGGATGCGGTGCAGACTTCGTGGTGAGCGTAGGCCAGGCGGGTCATCTCCTCTTTGGCGCAGCCGAACCCCAGTACTGTCCGGCACGCCGCGCAGATGATCCTGGTGGTGTCGTCTTCACTCATCGGTCTTCCCGCAGCAGCAGGTGGTGGGGGTGGCGTGGCATAGAGAACACCGACCGGGGTCGTCGTCGCGGTAAGAGCAGTGCGTATGAGCAGCGCACCGGTCGGCCATCGGGCGGGGTGGCAGCCCCGGCGGATCCCACCAAGGGGCGGGAAAGCAGGCGTGCGTCCAATTCGTCAGCATCTTCCCGCAGTCGTCGGGGCAGGGACGAGGGTAGATGGGGAGTTCGCGGCGGGGTGCGGGGGCGAGCTTGACTCCTCTGCGAGTCACGACCGGATCTTCTTCTTCTTGTTGAGCCACCGGATATAGTCTTCGGCCAGGTCTTTGTCGTAAAAGAGCGCGATGGTTTTGGCTGTGCCTGGGTCATACACCTCCCAGGTGTCGTCGTGGTAAAGCTCCGCATCGAAGTATTTGTTCATCGCCACCTCCTTGGTGTCACCCTTTCTAGTCGTGGATCTCTTCATCCACACTGATCCGACTTTGGTGGCTCAGATCCCACCGCAGCAAATAGCTGGCAATGTCGGAGCGGCGGGCACCCAGCACGTCGAGGCGCATCAGCCGGTTGGCCCGCATATCGGAGGTGCGGCTCAAGCCCAGCGCGAGGTCGACCGTCTGTTCGATCGCGGAGGTGTTGGCGAAAGACTTCAGGCTGACCTCGTTGAGGGAGTCCCGGTTGAACTGGACGGCCAGCAGGCAAGGGATGGCCCCCCGGCTTTCCCGGCTGATCTCATCTTTCAGCGCGAACACGATGTCGGAGTGCTTCTGGGTCAACGGCCGGTCGCCCCGATAGTTGTCCTTCTCCCCGTCGATGAAGCTGAGTTGGTCGATGATGACGTAGTCGGCCCCTAGCTGGCGGGCACGGTTGACCATCAGTGCGACGGTGCGCTCGCCGCGTTCGGGGCGTTCGACGTACAGCGGGCCTAGCGTCTGCATCTCGTCTTGGCTACGGTGCAGCAGTGCGATCTCGTCGGGCGACAACTCGCCGTGGATGAACCGGTTGTACGAGACGCCGGAGTACAGCGCGTCGATCCTGTCCTCCACCTCCCGGCAACTCATCTCCAGCGTAAAGATGATCGGGGTGCGGCCGGAGCGGCGGGCGGCGACGGCGGCGTTGACGAGGAACATCGTCTTGCCAACCTTGCTGAACGCCCCGACGGCGCACAGTTCACCGGGCAGCAGACCGTTGGTGTGGGCGTCGAGTTCGGCCAGCCCTAGCGTGATGCCCTGACCGTGGTGGTCGACCCGCTCGCCGTAGCGTTGCCTGCGCTCGTGGATGTTCGACATATCAGAACGGCTATGCCGGGGGGTGACCACTTCGGTCGCGGCGTAAGTAGCCGACTGGAGAGACTTGAGGGTTCCGACGGGATCTTCCGGCGCGGTGACGGCGGCTTCGGTCAGCATTTCGTTGAGCCGGTTGGTGGCGTAGCGGCGCATCAGTGTCTCGGCCAACCACGAGGTTGCCTCATCTAGTTCGTCGGTCAGCTTGAGGCCGGGGAACTCCGTGACGATCACCAGCGTCGTCGGTGCTTTGTCCATCTGGTTGTACAGCCAGTAGTCGATGATGAAGTTGTACGCGGCCTGGCATAGCGGCTCTTCAAAGACTTCGGAGCGCACGCCGATCTCCCAGACCCGCGCTATCTCTGCGGCGTCAGTCAGGTGGGAGAGCAGGCGGTGTTCCAGACTCATACGATCGGCCTTGTCTCTTTGGCGCGAATCTCCGCCATCACCCGGTCGTGCGCTTGGCTGCGGAAGTTGAAGCCGGTCAGGTTGACGGTGACGGACTGCTCCACCAGCAGCGACAAGATGGAGGATCCGTAGCCACTCTCCAGCCCGCTGGGGGTGAGGTTGGTGGTGATGATCGTCGGGCGTCCGTTGTGAACGCGGGTGCGCAGAATATGGTCGAATGTCGACTCGTCCAGGCGGGTGGTGCCGGGGCGCAGTTCATCCAGCAGCAGCACCCGGCTGCGCAGAAACTTCTCTTGGAACCACATTTTCTCGTCGGTGTTCCCACCCCACCCGGCGGTGAAGGCTTCGACGGTGGAGGCTTGGGAGGCGGAGAATCCGTAGTGCCCCTTGCCGATCAGGTCTTTGAGGATGAGGGTGGCCACCATCGTCTTGCCGGTGCCCGGTGGCCCCCACAGCCACACCCCGATTCCCCGCGAGATGTACGGCTCAGGGTTCTCCAGAAACTCCATAATCGGGGCGAGCCGGGTGAGGACTTCGGGGTCGATGTCAACCCACGACAGCCGCTGATACGGGACGCCGATGCCGCTGGCTAAGTATCGCTTGTAGAGCCGAAGCTGGGTGGCGCAATCGCACAGATACTCTTGGCCTTGCCAGCGGTAGGTGCCGACTTTGGCGCAGGTCGGGCAGTATTCGTCGGGGTCGGCGCGAAGCTCGGGGTGTTCTGCCAGCAGCCGACGCAGTTCGGCGTCAGAAAGCAGCATGCTGTTGAGTGTCAAGGGTGTCTCCTTCTGACACAGCATTTTACTGGCTCAGGTCGGGATCTCCGTGGCCGACTCGCCAAACTCTGCGACAAATATCCGCGTCAAAACTGTCTTGAGTTCGTCCTCTTTGAAGTTGCCCAGCCGGTAGCACGACAATGCGATTTCGCGGATCACCGGGAGGGTGAACCGCCGCCGGTTGGTCAGGCCGATGCGAATCGGTTCAATCGGATCCGCAAAGTATTTGAACGTCAGCGTGCCCGCTTCGTTGCGCCACTCCATGTGATGTTCGGCCTCGCCCAACACCGTTAAAGTGAGGTCGGGTTCAGTCACCGACGTGAATCGGCCCCGCAGTTCCTCAAAGGGGTGCTGGGTATAGCGGTGCCACTCAGCTTTTTCGCTGGTGCTGCGAACATGCCACACCGGCGCGTAGGTGAACCTTCCGTTGCGCATGCAGTAGTACATCCACTGATTGCTGCGTCCGAAGAACTCAGCAGCCTCCGCCGTGGAGTAAAACTTGTCTACGCCGTCCATCAGGTCGTCGGCCACAATGTCCTCTCATAAGTCACGCACCACGAACCGGGACGACTTGAGCGCACCGGGTGTGAGGCAGTCGCGGAGGATTTCCATCACGGCAGGGTCGCGCTGGCCCAGCCGGAGCGCCTTCTCAATGGAGAAGACCTCTTCGGTGTGCGCGGGGATGATCTGCTCCGGCACCTCTTCAGTGTCGAAGATGTCGGCGGCACGCTCGCCCAGAAGCTCCTTGAGCCGGACGGTGTCGAACTCAGGATCTTTGTATCCCGCACCTTCCCGGCAAAACCGCTTGCCCAGTTCGGGCACCTCCAGGGAGCCGTTGTGGGCTTCAGGATCCTCCACGTCGCTGGCTTCCAGCAGGGCGTCGATGTGCCCGTACACCGTCTCTTTGATGAGGTCGCGCACCACCGATGTCAGTTCGTCAATGTCACGCTGGTCGAGGAAGCGCTTCATCAGGTCGGCGGCGCGGGTGCCGTCGAGGACACGCCCACCGTTGGTGGTGGCGATACTGTCGCCGGTCAGGATGTCGATGAACGACGACATTTTCTGCTGAAGTTCCAGCAGCCTGTCTACGTCGTAGTCCTCCAAAGACTGGCGCAGCTTATCTTTGCGCTGTGCCACTGTGGTGTGCGCCGACTTCTGCGCCGCCGCTTTGCTGCCGACAAGTTCCAGCAGCGCCTTCTCCTGAGCCACCCGAAATACCCGGTTGAGCGGGTCGTTTCCGTCGGGGAATCCCACCAGATCTTTTGCCATGATCGCGTCTCCTTCGATCCTCCAGACGGAGCGATTGTCTCCATCCAATAACCATGCTAACAGACGGCTATAACAGTTGGGGATCGACAGACCAACCGACAGCAACGCAGGACGCGATGAAGTCCTGAATGATGGCGATGACTTCGTCGTCGTCCTGAAGGATAATCACCAAAAAGGGTTTGTGGTCGGGGTGCGACAGCATGTACGACGTAGTCATTTGCGGATGAACTTGTGGTGCAGCAGCATCCCGGCAATGACGACGGCAACGACGACGAACTCCATCAGCGACCCTTTCGTGCTTCTTCCAGCCGGTCTTGGGCGGTAACGATGATCTCTTCCAGAATGGGCGAGAGCACTTGGGTTTGAATGAAGGTGGTGGCCAGCCGGATCTGCTCCTCGCTGGGCACTCCAGACCACTTGATGGAGTAGCTGGCGGCGGGCTTGATCCAGTCGTTGTAGCCGTTGCCGCCGGTGACCGACAGCGTCGCCCCGAAGTGCAACGTGAGTTGGGTGTCGATAATGTCGGGGTCAGCCACTGCGGATCACGCTTTTGTGGGGGAAGAGGTTGTTGGCGAGATGTTCGGCCCACCCCTGGTCGTCATCGAACGACTCGCCGCAACCGCAGAAGTTGTCGTCGTCGCGCATGTGTTCTTTGATTTTGTCGACGGCATCCCAGTACCGACCGATCTCCAGTATTTGCGCCGGATTCAGCGACCGGAAACCCTCCAGTGCTGCGGCTGAGTGCTTACCCACCATTACCATCCCTCCACCCGGTCGAGTACATCTTCGGCTCTCTCCACCCACGGAGGTGAAAGCACGCCGGAGCGCACCATCTCCCGAATGAACAACGCTAACTCTTCGGCCGTCACGATGACGACCGTGCTTTTCCGTGCCAATCTTCTACTGGGCTACAGAAACTTAACGCCGCTTCGGCGGCGGCTCGCCACTGCTGGCGCTGATCCCACGGAAGCTGGATCCAGTTCACCGGGGACTGTCCCCCCGGCCAGATGTGATGATCTCGTTTTTCGGCGTCAGAATAGGCTTTGTACAGGATCTCCGCGACCACTTCGGACTTCATCATCACCGGCGGCTTTCCTCTACGAGAAGCCACGCCGACAAAGAAACCAAAAATACGACCAAAAACGTGACAACGATATTCATGGGGTGTCTCCCTTCTGTCACATCAACTCTAACATCATTCCTGTAAAAGAGGAACGCTATCCTGCACCGGCGCGGCGGCGGACTCTTCCAGTTCAGCGAGCTTGAGGAGAACGGTGTCTTCCATCAGGCGGCGCTCTATCGCCGTAAGGTTTTGTGCAAAAACCTCACCATGCACCCAGTGGGATACCGCAACAACCATCATCTGGCCGACGAACGCGCACGCAATCCTTCCTTGGCGTCCTTCCACCAGGGTGAGGGATTCGCGGAAAGCATCAGCCGCCGGAAGGTCGGGCTGTAGATCCATCGCTCGGTCGGCTGTCCCCACCCAGTCCTCAAGGAATTGCAGGAAGGCTTTCCCGGTGTCGTCGGCAGACAGTTCGGCTTTCTGTTGGAGCCAAAGCTCTTCGTCGGTCACTCTCATCTGTCTCTCCTTCATCTGGCATCGTCTGGAGGAGGGCCGAAAAACGGCCTTGCCCTCCCCTCCCCCCAAAGCCCCCCTCCCCGCAAGGGCGTAGTGCGCCGGTCGGACGACGACGACAAAGCGGAGGGAAGGCAAACACCTATCGCCGCACGTCCACCAGGACATGCGGTTTCGGTATTGCCAAGACGTGGCCTTTGCCTTGACATCCTGCCGGTACAGGATAGTGACCGGGGCGGTCTGGTTACGGTGGACTCGCCTGATAGCACCGTGCGAAATAGTTCTATCGCGTGAATGACACGAGTGCAACTACATCAGTGAAACACCTGCTCATCCGGTATGTTGGTGGGGTGTATCCGATCACCGATGACCTCGCCGCAGCGGTCGAGGGCGTCGACCCCGATCGCCTGGTAGTCGTTGAGCAGCATCCCTCCTACCCCGGCAGCCTGCTGTTTCAAACCGTCAACCCGCCGCCGTTCCTCGCCACCTACAGCGAGTGGCTGTCGCGGCATCTGTGCCTTAACGAGCTATTCCTGCTGCACGACTTCGTTGAGCTTCTGGAGAAGGATGACTGGACGGTGCTGTTCGGCTCTTCCTGCGCCCCCATCCTTGAGGCGGTCGCCCGGTGGGAGCAGCCGCTGGACATCGCCGGGTTCGTCTGCCCCGGCGAGGGCAGCCTGTACCCCTACCAGACTTTCACCCTGAACCGGGCGCTGGAGCGAGCGCACGCTTCTCGCCCTGACGAGCGGCTGACCTTCGTCGGGTGGGCCACCGGGACGGGCAAGAGTTGTTTCGCCGCCGCCGGTGCCCAAGAGATGGTCAACCGGGGTCTTGTCGATGTGATCCTGGCCTTCACTCTCGGCCCCCTCAAGACCAACCTGTGCCGATTCATCACCTCCACCACCGGGCTGGACGCCGTCGTCAACGACGGCACCCCGGCGAAGCGCCGGAAAGGCTACGCCGCCGGACACGACGTGTACGTCCTGAACTACGAGAAGGCCCGCGTGGACTTCGGCGCTCTGAGTGAGTTGACCGCCGGACGCCGGGTGCTGATCATCGCGGACGAAGCCTCCAAGCTGCTAACCGACGACAAGCCCAACACGTTCCGCCGCCGCTTCGATGATCTGGTCTTCAACTGCCACGCCACGGTGTGGCCGATGTCGGCGTCGGTCGTCGCGGCCAGCCCCCTGCGGTACCGGGATGTGTTTGCGCTGTCTGGCCCCGGCGACAATCCGCTGGGTTCCCGGCAGGGCTTCGTGGAGCGGTACGCCGCAGAAGTCAGAGTCCACAACATGCCCACCCGGTACGGTACCTTCCCGGTCACCTTCTACGAGTGGGATCTGGCCCGGTTGCACGAGGTGCGTCACCGGGTGTGCGACCGCACCCAGTCGGTGCGCAAAACCGACCCGGCCGTCCGCGACAACTTCAAGGGCCTTCAAACCGTGACCGTGCCGGTGCAGTTGAGCCGGGAGGATCGGCGGCTGTACGACGTGATCGTGGAGGAAGCACGGCTGGCGGCGGCGGTCGGGGAGAACCTGATGCCGTTCTACCGGCTGCTGCGGTACGTCTGCAACAACCCCGAAGCCCTCAGATGGACGACAGACCCGTTCGGCAAGCAGTTGGCAGAGGATCACCCCACCCTCGTCAGTTCGTCGCACAGCGTGAAGCTGGAGGCCGTTTTAGACCAAGTGGAGGCGATCCGCGACTCCGGCGACAAGACGCTGATCTTCACCCAGTGGGTGACGATGAGTTTGGATCTGATCGCCGCCGGACTAACGAGCCGGGGCATCAAGTACGTTACCCACCACGGCGGGCGCACCGCCGGGGAGAACCAGCAGGCCCAGGAGGACTTCAAGTCCGACCCGGCGATCACCGTGTTCCTGTCCTCCGACGCCGGGGCTTTCGGGCTGAACATGACCGAAGCCCGCTACGTCATTCACTACGAGTCGCCGTATTCGTGGGACATCTTGATGCAACGCTCCAACCGCATCGACCGGGCCGACAGTTACCTGGACGGGCTGACGGCGTACGTCTACGTCACCGACGATTCCGTCGAGCAGCGGGTGTGGGGAATATGTAACGACCGCCGGGAGTTGGCATCAGTAACGCTCGGTACGACGGAGGCGATGTCCTACTCCTCCAGCCGGTCGGAGAACGACAACCTGGAGTTTCTGATCTTTGGAGGGTAGATGTTCCCTGACGAAACGACGTTAGGCGAAGTGCGCCGGTGGATCCTTGACCGGCTAATTCCAACAAAGCGTGGGCGCACCGGCAGGCTGAAAGCCAATCCTGGGGTGGAGTGCCCCGCTTGCCGACAAAATGTCGCCATGTCGGTGCGTCCCTTCGACGCCAAGATGGCCCGACTAATGGTGGCGATGTATCGGGAAGACCCTCACGGTTGGCATCACACTCCCAGCCTTACCGGCGATAAAGGTGGAGACTCTGTGAAGTCTCAGCATTGGGGCTTGATTGAGGGGCGCGACGGCGAGAAGGCCGACGGTAATCCGCGCAATGGGTTTTGGCGGCTCACCGAACTGGGGAGGAGATTTGTTCGGGGGGAAGTCACCATTCCCCGCTGGGCACTGTTGTACAACGAAGAGCGGCACGCACTGGATGGGCCACCGATCACTATTCATGTGGCACTAGGCACCGACTTCAACTACAACGAAGTGATTCGCGGAGCCTAACGCGGGGCGATAGCTCTGCCGCGTGCGTTCATGTAAGCGACGCCGACTTCGTGGTACGTTGCTTTCGGCGCGAGGCCCAGCCCGGTCGGCAGGGTCGGCGGCGAGAGCACCCCGTACAAGATGTGCGGGTTCGGTGTCGGTGCGGAGAACGCCCCCAGCCAGTCGGTGATGACCTTAGTGACTTTCGGCTGCGACAGCGTCTGGAGCAGCGAGGCAAATCCATCCCAGGTGATCGCACCCGGCTTGAGGAACGCACCCGCGATGTTTCTCATCATCTCCATTGGGTCAATGCCGCCCCTGATGCCGACGGCGACGCGGGCAATCTCTCCCATCACCGCACCGGCGATTGTGGTGATCGGGGAGTCGGCAAAGAAGTCGTTGGGTGTACACATTTCCCACCACCAGTCGGGGGTGGTGACACTGCCATTTCCTAGCAGCATGTTCTGGGCGAGAGCGGCCGGGGTGGTGGCGGGAGGTGCCGACGAGAACAGCCCGCCGCCGACATAACTCACCCCGCCGACGTTGAGCTTGAGGTGGGTGCCGCCGGTGAAAGACGCCCCCGGCTTGCGGTGCGGATTTCCATATGCCAACCCGGCGATGCAGTCCCCCATCCGCGCTGACAGCGCCGTCCCCGGCGTCATCATCGCGTGCAAAACTTTGGTGATGACCATCGCTCCTTGGCTCATTCCCACCAGAGCGAAGGTTCCCGGTGTGGCTAAGATTAGGCTGGTCAGTTCCTTCACGCCCAGCGTGACAGAGTCGAGGAAAGAGATGTTCTGCGGCTGCCAGTCGTTGTCGAGAAGGCCCGCACCAGTCGGCATCGACGCCGGGTAGCTCACCGGCACCCAGTTGAACAGCGCCGGGTCGGCGTACACCCCGACGACGGCATCGGTGTTGATGAGGTTGATGTTCGGGCCGCGCTCTCCATCCACCGGCGGAGGATCGGTGCCTCCGATTGAGTAGTACAGCTTGTAGAGCGCCGCTTTGGCTTCGGCTTCGTACGGGATGTTGACGATGCCCCAGCCGTCTTGGGTGGTGCCGCACACCGTGTAAAGGGTGTGGCGCTTCACGCCGTCATTCCATCGGGCTACCGATGCTGCTGCTTTCTTAGCGGCGTAGTTGGAGTCAAAGAGTCCGTAGCTGTTTTGTGTCATCAGAAATCCCGGTATCCCGATACGACCATGCCGGTCACATAAGTGCGTTCGTGCGCCAGCCACCGCATCGTGTCCAGGTATGCCTGCTGCTGGGTTTGGGTGATCAGTGCGGTGTTGTAGCCGACTTGCGTCCAGTACATCGGCTTGGTGCCGTCGCCCTTCGCCACCATCAGGGCGTTGATGCTGTCGGACTGGGCGATGAGGTTGACGCTCGGCGCGGGCGGTTGAGGTTTCTGTCGAGTCGCCATCGACAGCGGATGGTAGGCCATCACATCGAAGAAAGGCTTTGCCCCGGCGGCGTAGCAGTCGGTGAGGAAAGTAACGGGGTCGATGTTGGCGGAAGTTGTCAGGGCGGCGCGGGATACCCGGCGGGCAGCGGCGATTGTTTGGGTGGTGCAGGCTTGGAGTCCGGCGAATACCACCGTGGCGGTTGGCTGCTCTCGCTTGATGGCGACGTACGCTTCCCGAAGGTAAGCGACGTAGCCTGACGCGGTTGGATTATCGCCGGTCGTTAGGTTCTCAATGACGTTCGGCTCGTCCCAAACTTGGTACTCCTCCGCACCCTTCCCGGCGTTGCTGGCGATGACCCCGGTGCCGCCGGGGCGGTAGCGGGACACAACAGCAGCGGCAAAGGTGCCGAAGCTGAGGTTGGACGTAGCGACGGTCGCCCACTCCGGCCGGGTAGGGGCGATCACCAGCAGGATCCGCAGTCCGGCGGTGAGGGCGGCGTTGACGGCTTGGTCGAAAGGTGTCCACGCGAAGGTCGTCGCGGAAGTCTGCGCTGCCCCCCACGGCACCGGGATCCGCACCGATCCGATGTTGAGGTTTTTGATGCCGGTGCAGGTCTTCGTGAGGTCGTCAACCGACAGCGCCGGAGGGATTGCAATGTAATGCCGGGTCTTCGATGACGGTGCGCCGACGATGGTGGCGATGTCGTCTATCGCCAGTTGCACGGAACTCTTCGTCCCCCCGAACGGGAAGAAGTTCTGGTAGGCGTTGTGCTTGCCGGTCTGGTTGAGCATGTTGTTGATCAAGTCGTTGATGAGCGACACCAGCGTGGATAGGTTGGCGTTGGGTTTGAGGAGCAGCGTGGAGATCTGCGCCGCCAGCGTCGAGACGCTGGTCGCGTTCTGGTTGAGGATGCCGAAGAAGCTCGCTGCCCAGGTGCCCTTTTGGTCGTCAAACTGGATTGCCACCGGGTCGCCGGGGTTGGCAAACTCCCACACGACAGCCGGGTCGGTGTTGGTCAGCCGAAGGTTCGCTGCGGCGCAGCCGTGCCCACCGGGGTTACGGGTGCCGCGAAACATCTTGGCTTGGCGCAGCGGGTTGCCGTAGTGGTAGATGCGGACGAGGTCGGCACGGCGGCTCACCAGACGGCCGGTGGTGAACTCCCGCCAAAGCTGGCTGGTGACGTACGCACCCTGGCTGGTTCCTGCCAGGAAGATCTTGCCGGGGTTGGCGAGGATCATAGAGACGGTGCGGTTGACTGCGGTCGCTACGGACACATTCATCGGGTAGGCCGCTGCGGCGTACGCCACCGGCACCCACTCCACCTGGCGGGGGTTTACTCCTTGGGCGATCTGCGCTCCGTAGCCCGCCTGGGAGTAGTCGACGGACGCCGTGCTGTAAGTGGGGTCGACGGCCGTCTTCCCCAGCGCGACGCTAAGGTTTCCGGTGCCACCGAAGGTGTAAAGCCGGTAGGCGGGCGGCATAAAAAGAACCCTCCAGGGTGGGCGTTGACTTCACCCTTTCCCTGGCGGGTTCTGCCGTTTTACACCACCGCGCCCATCTTGTCGTGGTCGATGACGCCCCTGGTGATGACCGTCTGGTCGACACCTTCGTAGACCTCGTGGGCCTTGACCGTTGCGGCCTTCAGGAAGAGGGTGTCCCCCGGCTCCAGGTCGAGCGAGCCGGAGGCGAACCACTTGACCGTGTGCCCGGTGGCGGCGCGGCCGACCAGGAGGGTCGTCCAGCCCCACTGGCCTTCCCAGGACTTCACCGTCCGCAGGGCCAGTTCCAGATCCCGCACCCGCACCTTGACCTCCGCGAGGAACCCCTTCGCCGGAGGCGACTTCGCTTCCTGCTCCCGCTTGACGGCGAGTTCCTTCTCGCGGGCGTAGACCGCGACCAGCGAGGCGAGGATCCCGACGTTGCGGCCGGAGACGTACTCCCCGGCGAGGATGACCTTCATGTTGTCGCCGTAGTCGGTGCCCGCCTCTAAGGTGTCGGCGGCTTCGCGGATCCCGGCGATGAGGGCGGCGTCGGTGACGAAGACCTCAGCCAGGCGCACCTTTGCGAGGAAGTCTTCGTACGCCGCGTGCTCGCGGGGGCTAGCGCCGGAGCGGGGAGGCCGGGGCGGGAAGAACAGTGCGCTCCGCACCAGACCGCCGGTGGCGTCACCCACCCCGGCTTCCGCCGCTTTGACGGAGACGTAGCTGCGGCCTTCGTCAGCGAAAGCGAAGGCTAGCGCCAGCACCTTGTCGACCGGCGCACCGTAGTCGCGGTCACCGAAGCCGCCGCCGGTGTCTTCGTCGGCCCAGCCGCGCAGTTCCTTGCCGAACTCCAGCGCCCACAGGCCCTTGATCTTGAGGCCGGTGTAAAGCTCAATGCAGGAGTGGCCGACCTGGAGGAGCTTGCCGTCCCGGTCGTCGCGCACGATGTAGATCCGGCGGCGGTCGCGCTTCAGGCCGCAGTGATCGCAGTGAATGTCGTCCACCGGCGGGCGCACCCAGCCGTCGAGGCTTTGGCCGGGAGCGCAGTGGACGGTGTAACCCGCCTCTTCGCCCACCAGGGCCGCAACGAAGGTGTGGTCGCCGCCGCCGATCTTGAGGGCGTCGAGCGTGATGTCCAGCCAGGGTTCAACCACTTCGGTGCCGCCGAACAAAGTGCCGTCGGGCAGTTCGATCGCGCCTTTGCGGATCTTGCGCTCAACGGGCACCGCGACGTAGCTGAACCGGCCGTCGACACCACCGCGCTCTAAGCGGCGGTTGGCGATAGCCAGTTTGTGGTCGAGGTCGTCCCGCCGGTAGGCGGGGATGTGCAGCACCACGGCTTCGTCGGCCGGGGCGATGATGATTGGGGCAGTCATTCTGTTTCCTTCCCTCCACCTAGTCCAACGCTGGGAGTGCCGGGGTTATTCCCTCGCTTCCGCGAACCGCTTCGCTTCCACTTGCTTGCCGAAGTGACCCAGCGTGATCCGCCGGTCGTCGGGCAGCACCAGTGACAGGTAATAGCCGTCGACCGGGGCGAGGGTGATGTCGTAAGACTGTTTGTCGGGCAGGCGGGCGTACAGCCCACCCAGCCCTTTGCGTCGATGCCAGATCAGGCGTTGACGAGGGCTTTCTTCCATGCGTTGCGCTCCCCCTTACCGGGGCGTTTGGCGGCGCGGCCTTTGTCCTTGCTGCGCGTAGTGCGCTGGGCAGGGGAGCGCCCCCGCTGGGTGCGATCCCGGCGGCGGATTTTTTCCGCTTCGTGCGGTGTCATAACTCCTCCTCTCCAATCAGTAAGCGGCTGATGCCGCTGGGTAGTGCGCCCGACCCGCCGCAGCCGCACAGCAGTGCGGCGGCTTGGTGCCAGTCGCGGCAGCAGGCTTCGGCGCGGAAGTGCTCCCACCACTCTTCGGCGGTCACGAGTTCGCCGTCGTGGTCGAACGGACGGTCGTCCACGTCGCGCTCAGTGATCCTGTCCATATTTCTCCCTCCACTACTTACAACGTAGCGGGGAGGCCGGACATTCCCTAGTCGGGCAGCGGGGTGTATTCCGCGTGAAGGTCGCAGTGGCTGAAGCCGTACGTCTGACCGGGGATGCGGAACTGCGCCCCGCAGTGAGAGCAGGTCACCGGCTCCCGTTTGGAGCACAGGATGCTGTGCGGCTTCGGCTCGTCGGCCAGGTGGTAGCACTCGCGGCAGGCTTTCATCACATATCCATCGGGTAGTGGCCGGGGCCTGCACACAGCGCGAGTTCCAGGCCGTGTTCGCATTGTGGGTAGAGGGCTTCGATCAGCCGTTCGTAGGCCCGGTCGATGGGCAGTTCCCGCACCTCTTCAGCATCTTTGCGGGCTAGGAAGGCCAGCGCGTGATCTTCGGCGTCGGGGCCGTAGAATCGAACGATGCCCAGTCCGTAGGCGTCCAGCGCGATAGCTGCGCCCTTCAGTTCGGGGGCGGGTGGTTCGGGCGGGGCCGGGATACCGGCTTCCACTTCGTGCTCGCAAGCACCGCACAGCACACCTAGGACGCAGAGGCTGTAGACGCCGCCAGATCCTTCTTTGAGCCGGTGACAATCCGCGCAACGCCAACCGTCGCAGCAGAACCAACCCAGGTCGAGCTTGGCAAACCTTCCCATGTCGATCCCTCCCGGCGGAGCCACCTGGCCCCTCCATCTACAAGAACGCCGGGAGGCGGGCAGATATTCCCTACTTGAGGTACACCGGGGTGACGGTTGCCCCGAACGCCGCGACCCGATCCGACAGGACGGTTACGTTGATCGCCATCTCTTTGACCGGGCTGGTTGCGGTGACGATCGCGTCGGTCGTCATCGCCGCGCCGGTCACGTCGAACGAATAAGAACTGCTGCCGCCCAATTGCATGTGGTACCGAACGTGGGTCGTTTCGGTGTATAGATCCGACAGGTAAAGTTCTTCGGCGTCGGAGCCGCTGCTGTAGAAGCCGACGGTGTACGCCTGGTCGAGGGAGGACGGGATCTCAAACCACGGACTGGTGTAGGTGTACCACCGGCCGATGTCGGGGTCGGGGATGATGCCTTCGTCAATGGCCCCACCGTAAATGTAGACGCCGTCACTAATCCGGCGCAACGACACCTTGATGGAGTTGGTGTTGGCTTCGGGCTTGTAGAACACCGCGCTGATGCGGGCGAGGCAGCCGGGGACGTAGTTGGTGCGTTGCACTACGGTGACCCCAGCCTGTCCGGCGCTGGCTCCGCGCATGAAGCGCAGCACCCGATTGCCTTTGTAGACCCGGTTGGGATCCACGATGATCGCCACCGTCGCTTCGGCGTTACCCCACTTGACGTTCTCATCGGCCCAGTCCGCGAAGGTGTCACCCCACATCCCCGGCGGCATCGTGGACGGCGTCGTGTACCACGTCAACTTGGTCTTGTCGATGGCGGTGTTGAACGGATCCATCCGTGCCCACATCGCGTCCGACCTCATCGCGCCGGTGTCGCGGAAGTCGCAGACCACCTTGGAGAAGTCGGAGGTCGTAACGAAGCGAGAGTACAAAGTCCCGCGACGCTTCGCGATGTCCGACGGCACCACTTTGGATTCCGCAACCCACACCGAACCGCCGTCCACGTTGGAGACGGTGTATCTCACCGCGACCGCGCTCACGCCGGAGCCGGGGACGGTGTAGGTGCCTTTCAGTTCGGTGAAGGTCACCCCGTCGGTGTTTTTGTATACGTCCGTCAGGCTGGTGATGGTGGCGGGGACACCGGCGGTGGTGGACGGCACGGCGGTCAGTGCGGCCGACCCGGTCGCGACTCCGGCGCTGTTGTAGGTCACCAGATCCAGCGTGATCTTCCCGGCGCGGCGTACCACTACGTCATCGAAGTAATAGGTGTCGCCGGAGGTGACGGCCGACGTGATCTGCACGAAAGGGGCAATGGAAACGGTGTTGGTCGGAGCGGTGAGGTATCCCGATATTTTCGTCCATACACCCTTGCGTGAGGCGTCGGCGGTGATGCTCGTAACGACGTTGGTGAGAAATCCTCCGCCGGAGTTGAACCCGGTCAGACCGATCTGGATGGCGTTAGCACCACCGGTGGTCTGGGTGTTGCCGCCAACACCGGACTTGCCGTAAACATACCCTTCGACATACCACACATCGCCCGCCACCGATGGGATGAAGGTGGTGGTAGTGGTGGCGTCAGGGGCGATATACGAGTAGCGGGCGGTGCCGTTGCTGACCAGCCGGAGGGAGCGGGTTCCGGTGCGGGCCTGCTCGGTGGAGTACGTCCCGCCGTTGTTGCCGACGAGCAGCGTGGTGTCCTCAAAGCTGGGGTTGGTGGCGACGTTGGTGAGGTTGGCGTTGATGTACTTCGTGAAGCCGGACACCACCAGGACATCCCCGGCGGTTACGTCGATGGTGTCTCTGGCCACGATGGTGGCAGCCGCCCCAGCGGCGGGGGTGAGCTTCGCGGCCTGTATCCGGTTGCCGGTGTAGCCGTCCTGGCTGTTGTCCCACGTCCACGCGCCGGTCTTCGTCCAGGCGTCCAGGTCGAGGGCGAAGTCGATGTCGGCGTTGGCGTACAGCATCGGCTGGGCGGTCACCCCGGCGTAGCCGCCGCCGGTAGCCGACAGCGTTTGGATGTTGCTGCTGAACGCCCACTGGGTCTTGTCGTACAGGTCGAAGTGGAACGAGACGGGGTCTTCGTTGTCGACGTACGCGGTGCTGTAAGCGGCGACCTCGCGGATCCCGGCGAAGTAGCCGATCGCGGCATCCCGGTTGGCGACGAGCTTGCGGTAGATGTGCGTTTCCGTCGTCTCAAAGCGCACCCGCCGGGTGGTGGAGGTGCTGCTGGCCGTCGTGGTGGAGGTGTTGTAGCCCAGCACCGTTTGGGTTAGGCCGGTTAGTCCGTTCATTACGGCCGCAGGCATAGTGAGGTTGCCGCCGGGGAATAGCCATTTGTCGGTGCCTTGGGTTGGCAGGATGGCGTTGTTGACCCTAGACGGGGGTAGCGCCACCGGACGGCGGGTGGGGGAAGCAACTGATGTCGTCGTTGTCGACGGGGAGAAGGCGCTTTCGATTGCTTTAATGAGCGGCGGGGGGATGATTTTCTCCACGACTTGCTGCACATCGGTACCCAACAGGGTGTTTATTGACTGCTTCGCCAAGGTGATGACATCCAGCAGCGGCCGACGGTGGACGAGGCTGCTCGTCATCTCTTGCCGGATCACGCTCAGCGCCGACGAGCCAGCACTGACGAGTGGAGATCCGGTGTTGATCAGTCCGGCCAGCGACGAGGTTAGCGTTTTGGTGGCGTTGTTGAGGGTGTTAGCGATGTTGACTCGCGGCAGTCGCGGGTTGACCGTTCTTGCCGGGAGGTTGATGCTGAGTTGCCGGTTGGATGCCCTCGCCGCCGCCAGCGTGCTGGGGGTGACGGCGGAAGTGGCGGTGGCGGCTTGAATTGCTGCCGTCCCGATGGACGACACGGAAGTCAGGGTGTTGCTGGCGTTCGATGTCGACATGAAAGTGTTGCTAACGGTCGATACCGCAGACAGCAGTGTGTTCGGCAGGCTTTGGATAGGGTTGCTGTAGCCCAGCGCGGCGACGATGGGCTGCGCGACGGCGGTGAACGGCGCTTCGATTGCCGCCCTAATGGAGGTCGTGTCGAGCCAGTTGACGCTGGAGATTCCCCCCACAAGGCTGCCGATTTTCCCCAGCACACCGTTGACGGCTCCGCCGATTGCGTCCGCCGCCCCGGTGATGGTGCCGATGGCGTTGCCGACGAACTGCGTGGTGGCGTCACCGACATTTTCCAGCAGGCCGGGGACTCGCCGGTTAACGGTGTTGGTGATGGTGGTCGTGCTTTTGTAGTCGCCGTAGACGGAGACGGGGAAGGTTTCGTAGGTGACTTGGATGCCGGTGTCGTAGATCGGGTACGGCTCGGGCGTGAGCTTGGAGAACTCCAGCTTGAGGTATTGCGCTCGGATCTGGTGGGGCAAAAACATCTTCCCCTTTTTGGTGACGTAATCGCGCCACACCGGCACCCATTTGCGGTCGGCGTGGGCGCTGGTGTGGCTGCCGCCGATTGGGTACTGCTGGGTCGTCCAGTCGCACGACAGCACCGCGTTGTCCAGGCTGCTGGATCCGATCTGTCCGTCGGCGTCGGGGATGGTCGGCTCTGGGTCGACAAACGACATCGGGTTGGCTTGGAAGTCGGCTTTGCCGCTAGAGTCCGTCCACGACGCCAGCTTGACGACGTGCGCCGTCAATAAACCTTTGAACCGGGAGAATCCCACCTTGCCGTCGAAGGTGATGAGTTCGGGGATGTCTACGACGGACGAAGTCGTGAACGCCGCAATTTCGGTGCCGTTCTGATTGCAGACCGACACGACAACCGCTTCCCCCGGCATGTTGTATGCCCACCCGGCGACGATCCTCAAGGTGGTGCCCGCCGCGAAGGTCGTGCTGAACGGTGCAACGAACTGGTAGGGGGTGGAGGTGCCGTTAGTGAACTCCAGCACGAGCCGCGACGGGGAGGTTTGGTAGTAGACGCGGGGCCAGAACTGTCCCGGCTTGGCCCCCGACGGGGTGACCTCAAAGAGTACCGGGTTGTTGGCGGGCGGCGCGGCGGAACTGAAGTTGGGTGCCCATTCGATCCCGATCCAAGCGTCCCGGCGTACTTGCGGGCCGATTCGGAAAGGGGCCGACCATGTTGAGGCGGAGGTTCCTGTGGTGATGTCGGACAAGCCTTTATTTATCTTCCACGTCGTGCCGGAAGGTGCCGTCGTGGGGCGCAGCGAGATAGGCGAGAGCCGCAGCGTGCTGTTGAGGTCGTCGTTGGAGTAGTACAGGTTCATGGAGTTTCCGGTGTAGACCGGATCTAGATAGAGCGTGTCGATGAGCTTGGCGGTGCCGTCGCTGTCGCGGACATCCAAGCACAAGTAGGCCACCGCGTCGGGGTCGGGCATCGCCGCCGACTTCCAGAACGTGCCGGGGTTGTTGTCGATCGCTTGGGGTGGATCCCAGTCTTTGATGGTGGTTTCCACGACGTTGCCCATTGCGTCTTCAGTGATGGTCGTAGCCATGATCCCGGCCGGACGCGAATAGATGTTGCGCCTCGCCAGTAGGTTGCGGATGCCGACGCAGTACGCCGTGTTGCCGACGCCGGAGTCGTAGACCCTCGTCAGCCGTAGTTGGATCGCTTGGGCGACGATCGGGGATACGTCGGCGCGGTAGGCGTACCACTTTTCGGTGGTGGCCCGCGACAGGTTGACTTTGATGGGGACTCGGTTGTCGTCCAGCATGGCCCGCCAGTTGTTGTAGCGGTCTTTGTACCAGGCTTCGATGGTGACGGGCACCTGCACGGCTTGGAACGCCAGGTCGTTGATCGGCATCGGCATTTTGAAGTTGACTTGCACCACTTCGGTGGTGTTGCCGAAGGTGCGGCTGGCCTGGTAGTCCTTGCCGACGGTGTTCAGGTAGTTGAGAGCGATCTGGTAGCTGGTCAGACCATTTTGCGGATTGCCGGTCGGGGGCGATGTGGCGTAAGTGCTGTGCCCGCCGCCGTCGGATCCTAAGATGTCGGTGACTTGGCTGATGGTCGACGCCGCCGACGTGATGGTGTCCCACGGCAGGTTCAGGAGGTTGGTGGAGATGAAGGCCAGCAGGTCTTTGCCGGTGAAAGTTTGGGTGAGCACGGCGGTGAGCGCCGACAAGTTGGCCCCGGCGGTGGTGTTGCCGACGGACGAGAACACGTCGTCGGAGTTGGCAAAATCCCACCACACAGCGGGAGTGGAGGTCATCCGCCGATCCGACGGGAAGACGCCGTGGCTGCCGGTGGTCGTGGACGGGGCATCCCACGATCCAATCGGGGTGGCCCCCGGCCACAGGTGGGATGCCGCTCTGGCGGGCGAGCCGAAGGTGACTGCGGCGATCAGGTCGTTTTTGCGGCTGGCGAGGGTGCCGTACTGGATTTCGTCCCAGACCCGCGACATCACGGCTGCGCCTAAGCCGTAGCCGCCTAACGCGAACTTGCCGGGGGTGGCTTTGATCGCCGCGACGACCGCTTCGGCTCCCGCCGCGAGGCTTTGGAGGTAAGGGAAGGCGGAGGCGGAGTATTGAACCGTCTTGACGTTCCAGTAGGTGGTGTCCACCATCGCCGGGAAGGGGTCGGTGCCGGGGGCACCGTTCCAGGTGTAGGTTTTGCCGTTGACGCCGGGGACGGTGAGTGTGCTTCCGCCGCCGACGTTGGCGATCCCCACCCCAAAGAGGCTGAACAGATGCGAGATGCCGACTGCGTGGAAAAAAGTGGGCTTGGTGATTTCGCCCTGGACGGCCGATCGGGGCTGGGAGAACCATTGCCGATCCGTCGTCGGTGGGGTGATGACGTTCGGGGTGTTAGGGGATGCCTGCTGCTGACGGAGCAGCGTTTGGATCGCATCGTAGAGTCCCAGCGGGATGTGGAACTCGTAGAACATACCGTCGGTAGCCATTACCTGCTCACATAAGCATTTGTGTCGGCCCAGTCACTGGCAAGAGTAGCCGGTCGTCGGGTGGTGATGCCGGTGGACACCGTTGATTCCTGCGACGGAGCGGAGTAGGCCACGGCATACTCGGGGAAATAGGTCGTCTTGGGGCTGCGGGAGGCGGTCAGTGGCAGTCGATAGCGGATGGCGTCTGCGATACCGCCCAGTTTGAGGATTTCGTTGATCTTCTCTTCAATGAACGCCAACTGGCTGGCCCACGGAAACTTGTAGGGCGTGCGGTCGGGGTTGAGGGCGGGGAGCCTGGTGGGGGTTAAGCCAAACTTTCCGCCGGGGAAGTTTTGGGGGCAGTCGGCTAGCTCGTAGCTGTACCAGTCGGTGAAGGCTCCGCTGTTTTGGTGTACCTCAAAGTTCGATTCGGTCGTCACTTCGCCGTCAGCTTTGAGGGTGCCGTAGGTGACGTTGTCAATCGGGCTTCTTTCCCCGCCGCCGACGAGGTAGTAGTAGCCGTATTCCGACGTGATGTTGAAGGCGGCGTACGGGGCTTCTTGCGCTTCGGTGGTGGCGTCGAAGAGCCAGAAGTGGCTGCTGTTGAGGTCGGAGGAGGTGAGGTTGAGGTCGGCTGCCGACGTGATCGTCTTGATGACTGGGGTGGCTTTGATCGACTTGACGACTTCGTAGTAAGTAGAGTTCGACGCCGCCGCAGAGATGCGGACGGGGGTGAGGTCGGACAGTCCGTTGATGTTGATGGTGACGATCGTTTCGACCGGGCAGACTTTGTCGAGCATATCCCGCACCAGCCGCCACTCTTCGGGCAGCAGGTAGGCTTTGCCCTTCGGCCGGATGGTGATCTCGTTGCGGGCGTTGGCCCGCCCCAGCGAGTTGGTCAGGCCGAAGTTGTCAATGTAACGCCACGACTCCAAGATGGTGCAGTCCACACCCAGCGCGGCTTGGACGATCATCTTGACCCCTTCGGGGGTGCCGCCTAGTGATGCCCCGACGAAGAAGTTGCGGATCCGCTCCCGGTACCAAGTGTCTTTGACTTTGACTTCCGACCATTGGTCGGAGGTCAGCATGTCTTTCATCGGGTTGTAGGAGTAGCTTTCCGCCGGGGAGCGAGAGAGAAACCTGATCTTGCCGAAAATATAGTCGAGGTCGTTGAAGTAGATGGTTTCCAGCGCCGTGGATAGCCGCGCCAAAAAGGCTTCGTTGAGCAGTGCGCCGACGCCGGTAGTTCCGCAGATGGCGTCGACATACTTGTAAAGCAGCGTTTCGGAGGTGCCCCGATAGATCTGCTCATCGAAGTGAGCCAGCCGCAGTTCCGTCGAGATCGGCGGCATCAGTGGGAACGGATTTTGACTTGCCATTAGGTGGTGGCCCTCCGTAGCAGCTTCACCCCGTAGTACATCAGCACCTGGCTCTCTGCCAGCGTGAAGTCTTCAGTCTTGATGTAGTCCGGCACGGTGTCGGAGGAGTTGTTGTACAGCCTGATGCCGTAGTGCGCCCAGTTGCGGGCGGTGGCTTCCGCTGAGGTCGTGACTTTCACGTCGATCACGCCGATGACTTGCTGTACGGCCATGCAAATGTTGGACAGCTTGATGGACTGGCCGAAGCCTTGGCCTTGGAAGTACTTCTTCAATCTGTCGGTGATGGCGATGTCTACCACCGACCGCTGGTATGCCTTGTCGTATTCGATCGACAAGCACGGCTGGATGTACTGGTAGTCCGCTTGATGCACCAGCACGTCGGTGGCGATTTGCTTTGTTTGGGAGATGGTGGTGTACAGCACTTCGGGCACCCGGTTGTAGACGAAGACGACGGTCATGGGGGTGCCGTTGGCTTGGCTGGGGCCTTTACCGGTTGGCCACTCCACACCGGCGATTTCCCGGTGGGATCCGGTCAGTAGCGTCGTCTCGTTGAGGACGTTTTTGAGGGTGCTGCGGATCAGATAGTAGTCGTCGCCTTCGCGGTACACTTTGCCGTTGATGGTCAGCGCCGACGGGAATGACACCACCGGCACGCTGCCTAGCCGCATAAACCGGCTCCCCACGACCGGGTCGGTGCTGGGGCCGACCCGCTCAAAGTTTTTGTAGTACAGCGTGTCGCTGGCGAGGTTGGTCATCAGCGCGGTGGTGCTCACCCCGGTCTGCCCCAGCACGGTCTGCTCGGCTACCGGCATGGGGTCGATGCCGTCGACAAACACATCAACCTTATTGGTTTTGTTGTTGGCCGGGTCGTTGCGCGACGACCGGGAGGTGTATTGGAACTCTAAGTCGACCACCTGGCCATCAGTGAGCAGGCTTCCGGTGGTGCGGGTGAAGGTCGGCGCGGTGGTGGTGCCGCTGGATAAGGTGAAGTCGGAGCCGGGGATGTAGAACCTTTCATCTTCTTCGGGCAGGTCGGATTTTTGCCCTAAGTTGATGAAGACGCTGGCGGAATCTTTCCATACATACTTAACTTCAGCGACCGGCACGGTCAAGGAGGCACCGGCGGCAGGGACTTCGATTTGAGTGGAGTACTTCGACACCGGCCCGACGACGGTAGCGCGGGATACGCTGTTGCTCAGAAGACACAGCGAGAGGTACCAGTCGCGGGTGCCGGAGACGTTGCGCAGCAGCGTGTCCTTAAAGCGTTGCCGCAGCGCGGCGTCAGATTCGGTGTCGACGCCGCCGGTCATGGCGGCAAGGTTGGTGACCGATGAGGATCCGATCATCGTGCCGGTCGAGACGATGGAGTCGGGAGGTAGGTTGCCGATGGTACCGGATTCGGTACAACTGACGGGGATGTCGAGGCTGTAGGTTCCGGCCAGCAGCACAGCCTGGGCGGTAGTGGCGAAACGCAGGTTCCCATTGACCCCAGAGGTTCCCGGCCTGGCGAAGAATTGGGTGCCGATAGGAATCTGGGTGTCGATCGTGCTGGGGGTGGTCATGCTGATCCGCACCACGCCGACGGCACTCCTGCCTTGCAGCCGACCGAAGCCGAAGATCCCGACGAATTGCTCTAACTCCAAGCCCACCTTGGTGTCCATGTCGAGCAGGCTGCCGACGAGATACTGGTCGATGTAGGCGGCGCTGATCGCTTCGGAGCAGGCGTCGATGATTTTGCGTTCGGGGGTGCCCAGTTCGCACGAGAGTCCCGGCGCGGTCGTCGCCAAGGTTGCCAGGATGGCCGATGAGATGTCGGCGGGAGTTTTAGACACTTTGCGCCACCGCCACTGCCGAAGGGGTTCCGTCGAGCGCACTGACCTTAATGGAGGCGTACACCGTGTCAAATGATAGTGCCACGTCGATAGCGTTGATTGAATACAGCATTTCGGAGTAGCTGAAGTTCTGCGGGGCACGCTTGAACTCGTACAGTCGGTATGCCTGGTAGCCCTGGAGAACTCTTAGGACTTCCCCTTGGATGAGGGTCTTGGTCGATTCGACAATCAGCGAGCCGATGAAGTCGGGCAGGATAGTCCCCATTGTGGGATGAAAGCGGTCGATGCCGCGCCGTTCAGTCATCCACAAGGTGAGGTCTTGCCGGAGCTTGTCGACGCCGTAGACGATCGCCAGTGAACTTCCCTGCTGGGCAAGATCGCCGTCTACCACGGCAAGGCTGTACGTCACTATTTCCTCCTCTAATCCTTCTCGTGCCAGGAAAGGGCCACCACAGGGTTCTAGTAGGCGCGGATCCAGACGCGACCTCGCTCCCCCACGCCACCGGGGCCTCCCGGTGGGTTGCCGCCACCGCCGCCGGTGCCGGGTGCAGCAGGGAAGACGCCGCCGCTGTAGGTCTGGCCTGCAACGGTAACGGTGCCGGGGGAGCCGCCGTTGTAGTTGGAGGAGTTTCCGCCTGCCCCGCCTGCCCCGGTGACCGTCCCCCACGTCCCGCTGACCGTGGATGCCTGCCCATCACCACCGGGAGCAGGCCAGTTGCCTTGCGATCCGGTGCCGCCCGCACCGACCGTCACCGCCAGTGTGGCCGTAGAGAAGGGGATGTTCGACCCGCGAGTCAGCGTTGACGATCCCCAGCCCCCCGCTTTGCCGCCGGAGCCGGTGCCTAGAAGCCACGCCACCCCACCGGCTTCGCCGCCACCTAAGCAGATGATGTCGAGGGTGTTGCACCACGTCGGGATGGTGTAGGTGAACGCCCCGGCGGTGGAGAAGGTCGTGAGTTCGGGGGTTGACTTGTAGATGAGCGTGCTACCCAGGTAGACGGCGCTGACGGCGGTGCTCCCCAGGTAGACCTTGGAGGCGGAGGATCCGGTGAACAGCATTAGGTCACCACATACACGGTTGTTGCGCTCTTAGAGGCGATGGCTGTGTACTGCGCAGCGGTGCCTACCCAGAGGGTGAGGTTGGTGGCGGTGCCGTTGCTGGATCCGGCGACGTAGCCGGTCGGGATGGCTTGCAGGGCGGTACTGGCTTTCGTCAGGTTGGTCTGCACTGCCGCTGCGAGGTCGGTCGCCGGGATGCCGGTACCCGGCTTGGCGTAGGCGGCGTTGGCCAGCGTCAGGCTGGATTGCACCGCTGCGGTGAGGTCGGTGGACGGGATGCCCGTTGCGGGCCTGGTGTAGGCGGCGTCGGCTTTCGTCAGGCTCGTCTGTATCGCCGTGGCAAGATCCGTCGAGGGGATGCCGGTGGCGGGACGGGAGTAGGTTCCCGACCCGGTGCCCGCGCCGATCGCGGTGCGGGCCGTCGCCGCGTCGACCGCCGTGATGAGGGCTTTGCCCACGGTGGTGGCGTCAGTAATGGTGGTCGAAGAGATCGTCGGTGCGGTCTGCAACGCGGTGTTCGCCAGCCCTAGGCTGGTTTGGACGGAGGTCGCCAGGTCGGTTGAGGGGATTCCCGTCGAGGGCTTGGAGTAGGTTCCAGCCCCGATCGCCGTCAATGCTGCTGCTGTGCTGCTGGCCGTCAGCAAGCTCCGGCCGATCGCGGTCGCATCGGAAAGGGTGGCGGAGGACACCGTTTGTAGTGCGGTGTTTGCCAACCCCAAGCTGGTTTGCACCGCCGCCGCGAAGTCGGTCGCCGGGATGCCGTTTGTCGGCTTGGAGTAGGTTCCGGCCCCGATCGCCGTGAGCGCCGTCGCCGCATTGACGGCGGTGATGAGGGCTTTGCCTACGACGGTGGCGTCGGAGATCGTTGTGGATGACACTGCCTGGATGGCGCTGTCGGCTTTACCTAAGCTGGTTTGCACCGCCGTAGCGAGGTCGGTGGCGGGGATGTTGGTACCAGGCTTAGAGTAGGTGCCCGCCCCGATGGCGGTGCGGGCAGCAGCAGCGTCAGCGGCGACGAGGACGGCCCTGCCCACCGTGGTGGAGTCGGTGAGGCTGGCTGCCGTGACGGTCTGCAATGCGGTGTTGGCTTTGCCCAGACTGGTTTGGACGGCGGTCGTCATGTCCGTGGAAGGGATGCCGGTACCGGGCTTGGAGTAGGTGCCGGTTCCCGCCCCGATCGCGGCAAGGGCGGCGGCAGCGGAGGCTGCTGTCAACAGCGATCGGCCGACGGCGGTGGAATCGGAGATGCTGGTGGACGAGATGGTGCCGGTGCCGGTGCCGGTGCCCGCTCCGATTAGTGTTCGGGCGGCGGCGGCGTCGACTGCCGTCAGCAGTCCACGACCGACAGCGGTGGCGTCGGTGATGCTGGTCGAGGTCGGCGCATAGTTTCCGGCCAGCGCGGTGGATGCGGTCGTCCCCAGCGCCAGGTTGGATGTTCCGGCTCCGATGACTGCTCGCGCCGACTCGGCCGTCGCCGCCGTGAGCAGGCCGCGTCCCACCGTGGTGGAGTCGGAGATGCTGGCGGAGGTCGGAACGTACGTTCCACTGAGTGCTGTTCCGGCGGTGGTGCCGATCGCGACGTTAGAGGTTCCGGCCCCGATGGCACTGCGGACAGCCGCCGCGTCGGCGGCGGTCAGAATTGACCTACCGATAACGCTGGCGTCGGAGATGAGGTTGGACGCCACCGCTTGGAGTGCGGTGTTCGCCAGCCCCAAGCTGGTCTGGACGGCGCTAGCGAAGTCGGTAGATGGGATGCCCGTCCCCGGCTTAGAGTAGGTTCCGGCGCTGATCGCCGTGCGGACGGCGGCGGCGTCGGCGGAGGTCAGCACCGACCTGCCGATCGCGGTGGCACCCAGCGCCGTCTGAGCCGCAGTGGTCGACGCGGCCAGCAGCAGGGCGCGGCCGGTCGCGGTGGAGTCCAGAATGTCAGCGGCCTGCACAGAAGTGCCGGTGCCGACGCCCAATGCGGTACGCGCTGCGGCGGCGCTGCTGGCCGTCAAGACGGCAAGGCCGGTTGAGGTGGCGTTGCTCAGGTTGGCCGCGCTGATCCCGTACGGCAAGGTAGCCCAGGCGGTCAGGCCGTCGCCGTACTTGAACTTTTTAGTGTCGGTTTCATATCCCATCTCCCCGACGGCCAAGATCGGGTTGGCGGAAGTCCATTGGTCAGCGGTGCCCCGCCGTGGCTGAATCAGCATGTCACTTCATTCCTTCTCATGGTGTGCCGCCGGAGGCAACGATGTCTCCCGACACGGACGGCGAGCCGCCATCCAGGTCGGCTCCGACGCGGGGGCCGGACACGGTTCCGCCGGACACGATCGGGTCGGTGTTGGGGCTTGTTGCGGTGCCGCCGTCCAGTCCGGCACCGGCGATTGCCAAACCCAGGATCGTCAACACTTCGTTGACATCGCTGGCGGTCAGCAGCGCCTTCCCCAGTGCGGTCGCGTTGGTGATCTGGTTGACGGTGACTGCGGCGATGTTCGGGGTGATCGGCGTCCAGGTGCCGTCGTCTTCTTGCCGCTGAAGGGCACCATCTCTGTCGCGGTACGGCGTGCCGTTGAGGGTCAGGTAGGGGGCTTTGACGTTGACGACCGATCCGTGAAGCTCCGTTGGCCCCGCCGCACCGATCTGTGTCTGCCCTTGCTCGGGCTTGACTAAAAGGTCGGCGGTATGGTGCGGCAGCCGCGACGTTAAACGCCATTCGCCTCTGATGCAGACGACCTGCCACTGATCCCCGACGGAGGGGGTGACCTGGCAGGCACCGACATGGTAGTTGGTGGAGATCGGGATCATCGCACCCCGGTTGGTGCGGCCGGTAGCGGAGCGTTTCGCGACATCGACGGACACGATGGCCACCGGTTGAGTGTTAAAGTCCTGAATCGGAGCGTTAGAGAAGCCGGGTGAAGTCATCTCAGCCTCCCGGTACCGTGACTGTGCTGGTGCCGCCAGCGCCGTTGACGGTGCCGCCTTGCGGCATGATGTCGAGGTTGTCGAGGAAGTTGTCGATCGGCCACTGCCACGAGGACAGCGGGTTGGTGCTGCCCGTCGCGGCCTTCGCCCCGTCGGCTGCTGCTGCCGACGACAGCCTCGCCTGGGTGGCGAAGCCATTCTCGTAGTCGAAAGTGTGGACGACTTCAGAGCAGTACAGTTGCAGGTTGTGGCCGTTCAGTAGGACACGCATGCCGGGGAAGAGTTCCGGCATGAAAGTGAAGCTGATCGAAGTCTGATACATCGCTGACCATTTGCCCATGAACACCTGAACGGCCAGCAAAAACTCCATGGCCGGGTTGCCCGCAAGCTGATAGTTCTGCTTGAGGGGGCGCACGCCGAACTTGCGCATGATGTCGTCGCCGGACAGCCCTTCCATGTCTCCCGGCGCGGTTTTGCGAAGCTGACTGAACAGCGCGGAGTTCTCCACAGTCGCCACGCCGGAAGACATCAGCCACCCCAGTTCGCTGTCTGTCTGCCCCATCATCGTCTGATTTCCTTCGACGTAGACGTGGGTCGCCAGCGGGTCGTCGGACAGGTCGATCTGGCAGTCTTTGATTTCGACATCTTCTAGTGACAAGATCGCGGGCTTGCCGAACATCCCGAACTCGTCGGGGGTGTAAGCAATGAAGTCACCGTTGGGGGCGCTGGCGAAGTTTCGCATCCCGGCGCGAGCGACGGCCTGGACGATCTGGATGAGCGGCTGGCAGTCGATGAACGCCTTCTCCCCGGTAAAGAAGGAGGCGATGGAGGCGGCGTATGTCCACGGCTCAAACTGATAGGCAAACAGGTTCCTGGCGATGGGTTCAGTCACGTTGGATTGCGCCCCTTTGGATCCACTGTCGCCGGTTCCGGCCGGGGTTCCTCGCGGCAGCCCCATGATGGGGGCGGTGAACGGCGCGGTCGGATCCGGCCCACCGTTGTCGACTATCCGCATGACGGCCTTGACGGACTCCAGCGGCTCGGGCAGGACTTGCACCGACCCGCGCAGCGGCCCGCCGTTTTGGATCCACATATTGGCACCAAGATAAATGCCGGTGTGTTCGTGGCTAGCTAGCTGGATGATGTCGCCGCGTCGAGCTTGGGTCGACGGGACGACGCGAGGGTTGCTGAGTTGTTCAGAAGCGGTGATGCCGACATCTTTGCCGATGCACCGGAAAGCCCACTCCACCAAGCCGGGGCCGTCCAGTCCGACGCCGGGGGTTTTCCCACCCGACTTGAAGGGGGTGGTGGCGATCATCGACATCGCGGCGTTGATCGCCCCTTCGGAGTCGGGGACGGGCTTGCCGACGCGCAGGTTTGCCCCGACCGGGGCCGCGCCGGTGCTGGAGGGGGAGGCCACACCGGCGGTGTTGACGGCGGTGGTGACCGCGTTGGTTACCGAACCGGCGACGGAGCTTACGAGGGGCACCGCACTGGTGGCGGCGTTGGCTACGGTCGACGCGCTTTTGGCTTGGGCCTCACGGAACGTCCGAACAATCGCTTTCGCAGCGGGGATCTGGGCGGCGTACAGTGCTGGGGTGGCACCGACCTGCACTTTGAAGATCGCCGCCCCTTCGTTCATGTTGCGCCAACCGAAGTCGTTGAGCTTGTCGAAGAACATTCCGGCGGCGGCGTACGGATTCATCCGCTGGGCGACAACGCCCCAACCATTGCGCTGCTGGAACAGTCCGACGGAGTCGAGGTTGGGGTTGGGCGGGTAGCCGTCGTTGGGGAAGGTGATGGAGTCGGGAACTGTCGGGTTCGCGAAGTTCTTCCACGTCCCGCCGGTTTCCACCAGGATGCAGGCCACTGCGAGGATGGCGGCGTCGGAGGCGTTTTCGTTGGCTGTCTGGTTGCGCCCTTGGTTGGCGATGATCTCCCACGCGGGGGCGTCGTACTGGCCGGAAGACTGCCCGGTCACACCGGCTTGCGTTAGGGCGTCGGACTGTTGAAGGTCGGCGGTTTTCGGCCCCATCCCTCGGGCATCGCACGCCGCGACGATGAACGGAAGATACACGGCTTCCCCTGCCACCGGCCCCGCCAAACCGGCACCCGGCGGTGGCCACGCACCCAGCGGGGCGGTGCTGTTATAGCCCGCCATGGCTTTGGGTGGGGTGCTGTGATCCTGCCCCAAAATGATGGTCTTCATTGCCTTGACTGTCGCCTGATTCTCAGGGAGGGTGCGGGCGATGTATTCGTCCACGAAGGGCATCATGGCGATAGGGAAGTTTTGGATCTGGACGGCCGACTCATTCCACTGGCCGACTTTGACCACAAGGTTTCGCAGCATCCCTCCCAGGCCGGAGTCGACGGGAAGCTGCCCGTCCCCGCCGACGGACTGGCCGAAGCTGAACTGGTCGAGCAGGCTGGCGTTTTGCGGCAACGCCGGGTTCCACCAAGTGTGCATCAGCTTCTTGAGGGTGCAGGTGGCGCGGAAATCGACGGTGCCGGGGTAGATCTGCTTGTACGGGATGGTGTCGAGGAAGCCGGTGAAGATCTGCACCCACTCAGTGCGCTTTAGCCAGAGGGTGACGACATCCATCCGGCTGAAGGCGAACGCCTCCCCGGCGTTGTAGCGGGGCTGCCCGCCGGGGACGAGGGGCTTGTTGGCGAGGGTGAAGGCGAGCGACGACGCGCTGTTCTCTTTGCGAATCACCTGGCCGCGCACCAAGTCGGCCGACACGTCGTATTGGACGTTGTTGTGGATGATGTAGATCCTGGCTTGCGGCGCGTAGATGAGGGTTTTGATCGCCGGGGGCGCTTGGGGGTCGATCTGGGGCTGAAAGTTGGTCATTGCAGACCACCTAGGATGCTGATGATTTCGGGGGCGAACTGGAGGGCCGCGCTAGCGGCGGCGCTGGGTGCGATCAGGAAGGACTCCCCGACGCCGCCGCCCAAAACCCCGCCGGGGGTGTTGATGCCAAAAATCTCGTCAAACGCCGACGCGAACGAGGATGCCGTGGTTTTGGACGACAGCATAGAGTCCACGAGGTCGATGGTGAACTTAGCGCGGGGCATGAAGTTGTTGCGCTGCCCACCGGCGCGGAAGGCTTTGATGACCCCTGTCCAGTTGTAGATTGACCGCTGCGGCCAGTACAGGGTGACGCCGGGGGTGGCGTCGAAACTCTGTGCGTCGACCTGGATGTTGCGAACGTACCGCTGGAAGTCTTGGTATTCAGCTTCGTTGCTGAACACCACCTCCAGTTCCAGTTCGGGCTGTAGGGCTTTGATGGGGAAGTACTGCACCATTGTCCTGGTTTGAGCGGCGTACATCTGCCCCACCAACGGCGAAGAGAACGCGACCACCTTGAGTCGTCGCGTTCCGCATCGGGGGTTGCTGAGGATGAGTTCGCTCACAGGTCATGCACCGGTGTCGGGGGCCGTGGCATCGGAGGCGTTTCTTCGGCAACGTGGAACATCATGCCGATCTGGAAGTTGAACGACATTCCATTGAAGTGAACATCCGGCGTGTAGTCGGGCAGACGGATCGGGCCGGAGATGACGCAATTGCTGACGTATTGGGACACGGTGGTTCCTCCTACTCTTTCTACAGCGGGCCGGTGAAGAAGTTGAGGGTGTTTAACAAACTGTTGCCGACTCCGCTGGTGGGGGAGTACTGCAACAATCCTCCCAGATCGACGGGCGTCGCGGTGGCATTGCCTGCGAGCGTCGCGGCTCCCCCGATGAAGTCAGTGACGTTCGGTATCATGCCTTGGGCGTTATTGGCGGGGAGAACGTCCCACGAATTGTATTGGCTGCGGGCGAAGCCGATCCCGGCGGTCAGGCCCAGCAACGCGGAGGAGATGGTGTTGGTTGACATCATTCCGGTCACATCCTGCTGCACCTTGAAGTTCAGGGTCAATTCTCGGGTGGTAGCGCTGACCTGATCAGCAAAGGGGATGGAGGCGGCGAAGACGTTCAGCTTCCAGTTGCGGGTGGTGTACTCAAAAGTCGCTGGCTGGCCGTTGCGTTGGGATACCATCAGATCCCGAACGAAGGTGACGACTTTCATCAGGTATTCCCAGCCGCCGTTGCCGCAGTCGACCTTGACGGTGAGGTCGTCAATCTTGGTGCCCAAAATCTGCACCACCCGCCCGCCGTAAGTCTGGTCGGTTTTCGTGATGAGGCTGTAGTTCCAGGTGATCTCGTTGGGGTTGGTGCGGAACCGGAACACCTTGTTGCCCCACGACAGCGTGGCGATCCCCCGCTGCATCGCGGAGTCGAGTTGGGTGTCGACGGTGGCGGTGGTCATCGGTACTTCAAGTCGTTGTAGCCGTTAAGGCCGGGGGTGTCTCCCGGCGGGGGAGCGTTGAGGGTAGCGCCGCCAAAGCCTTGCTGTGCTGCCTGCTGGTTGGCGGTGAGCTTGACTTGGTCGGGCACCCTAATCCCTCTGGAGTCGCCGGTCACCTCAATCTTGAGGACGCCGCCGACGCCGATATTGACGGGGCCACCCTTTTCGTTGTTGAACATATTCGGCGCACCGCCGTCGCTGACGCCTTGGCCGTTGGCGGTGTTGGCCAGGGACTGGCCGCTGCCGTTGTCGTTTTTGTGTCGCCAGTTCATTTTGCCGTCCCGCAAGGCTTCAAGCTGCTTGCGGTCGTTGGGGTTGTAGGAGGCCCATTTGTCGCCGGAGCCGACCTGGATGTTTCGATAGCCTCCCTGGTCGGCCACGATTGCATCCATCAAGGGGATGTGGCTAGCAGTGGAGGCGGCATCGACCCGATCTATGTTGGCGCGGGTGTCCGCATAGTCGAACGCATCCTGGCCATCCGGCTGGGTCTTGCCTTGCAGCATGTTAAAAATTCCTTCGGCCGTATCACCGATGGCGCTACCTATTGTCCCCAGCGCACCGATCTTCCTGGTGAAGTTTTGGTTCATGCTCCCCCGCTCCTTGATCTGGGAGGCTGCGGTGGTGGCCTGGCGGCTAGCCTGCTGAGCGGCGGGGAAAGGGTTGCCGTTCTGGATGAGTTGGGTCATAAGCTGTTGGGTTTTGTTCTTCGTCCACTCTATGTCGGGGAACATTCTCTGGAGAAACATCTGAAAGGGCTTGACCGCCCTGCTCTTCTTGCCCCCGGCTTGGCTGTAGAACATCTTGGCGAAGTGAACCAACGTGTTAAAGATGGCGTTGGTGCCTTTGTCGCCGCCTAACGCTTCCATCACCCCGCTGGGATCCACCCCGGCCAACTCGCTGGCGTAGCCGCCGAACTGCCGGATGTACCCTTGCGCTACGTCGCTGTTCGACGCCGATGCCTGTAGCTGACTGCCCACCTCTTTGAGGTTTTCGATCCCGGCGAACACCTGGGTGCCTGCGGCGGCGGCGGAGGACGCCGACGCGCCGGACACTCCGGCGTCGATCATTGCGCTGGATGCGCCCGCGTAGCCGGACGTAATGTCGGCTTGGGTCATGGTGGTGCCGGGGAGTCCGGCCATGGCTTTCAGTCCGGCCATGGTGGCACCCAAACCTTCGGAGGTCATCCCCCCTTCGGTGACGTTCTTCTTGAAGACGGCCATGCTGTCGGCTACCGACATATTCATGTCTTTGAGGTTGTTGGCCATGAACTGGGTGACGGTATCGAACTCTTTGCCGGAGTAGCCGGAACTGAGTCCTTGCGAGATGATCTGGCGGGCCTGCTCAGTAGAGATGAACGGATTCATCGCCATCGACCGGATGGCCATCTCGTAGCCGACGCCTTCTTCAAACCCGCCGCCGCGAGTCTGCCCCATCTCGCGGTAGCCTTGGATCGCCCCGCCGACACCTTGATAGAGGCCGTATCCGGCGGCGGCGGCACCCAACCCCAGCGCGGCGGGGCCAGCGACGGCACCTAACGCACCGACCGCGCCGGAAGCCCGCGCCATCCCGCTGAGACTGCCCAGTCCGCGCTGGAGCATCCCCATCGGCCCTTGGACGCCGCCGCCGGGGGCTAGCTCGTTGACGAGTTGGTTAGCCCCGGTGGACATGGCGGAAATCCGGTCGGACAGGCTGGAGTAGGGGTCGCCTTTGGCGTTGCGCCGGTTCTGGACTTCTTCGCGATCGACGTGGCGGCGGGCGATCCGCTCCAGATCCTGATCGCCGGGGGATTGGGCGGGAACGTCCCCGACGCGCAGATTCCCGCGCTGGTTCTGCCAGTTGAGGTACTGCCGGGGATCTTGCTGGGCCATGTCGCCCAGGTAGCCTTGGGCACCCAAAATGGTGGGGGAATAGCCCCCGTCGGCCCCGGCGGGGAGTCGTCCCGACCCGGTGCCCATGCCGGAGAACGGGTCGATGTAGCCTTGCGGAACTCCCCGGCTGACCTGGGAACCCTGGTTGGTCATCGTGGTCTGCTGAAGACCGGTCATCAAGTTCAGTTGGGCGATGAGGTTCTTTTGGGCGTCGGCGGCTTGGTTAGCCACCGTCGCCATGTTCTTGAGGTATTCGATGAAGTCTTTCGACCCGCGAGCCGCCGCTTCGGCTTCGGTGCGGTACTTCTCTAGCTGGTCGGACAACTCCTTGAGGTTGTTGACGCCGGTGGAGTCGATGTCGAAGCTGACTTTGGCGGCAACATAATCCGCTCCAACCTCAAAGCCTTCGTTGTTCATGCCCAGCTTCCCCACTTCTCTTCTTGGTGGAAGTCGTTGGGGGTGTCAGCGCCGGACATAGAGAACGTGCTTTGCTGCTCCAGCTTCTCCATGAACCTGTCGAGTTCGTCCAGGTCGTCTTCCATCAGGGGGATTTCGCCGTCGTCGTTGGCGATCCCCATCCCGGCCAGCAGTTGGTCGCGGTAAAGCTCGTTCCAGCGTTGTGGGAACAGGTTGAAGGTTTGCCGCTCCAGCCTGGCTTCGGTGTCTTCGATCTGCTCGCGGCGCACCATATAGATCCAGTAGAGCAACGCCCACTTTTGGTAGAAGTTCAAGCTCTGCTGCTTGAGCAGTCCCTGTTCGTAGGCTAGACGCACTTCAACCTCCGCTCGTGCGTCTAGCCGGTGAGTTTTCCCAGTTTCCTGGCTAGCTCCGCGAACTCACCGTCCAAGTCCATAATGGAGCGGTAGATTTCAGCGATGACCACCGGGTAGAACTTGCTCATCCGCTCCACTTTCTCCATGAAGACCGCCTGGGCGTCCTCCTCTTCGGAGATCGGCTGATACAGCGGCCGGTTGTTGACGGTGCGGATCCCGGCGGCGCAGACGGCGATCTGGTAGGCGCGGGGGTAGGAGTCGCTGTCTTTGTAGACTTTGGTGTACAGCCCGATGCGTAGGTCGTCGTCGGCATTGAGCGTTTGGATCGCCACTTTGTGGTCGCCCATCACCGTGATGGTTTTGTGCCGTCGGCCGCAGGTGAGCAGCGACGTGAACCATCCGCGCTCTTCTTCGGTCAGTTCGGTGACCTTCTCGACGGCAACGACCTCCTCGACCTTCTGGCGGTCGTTTTCTGGGAAGATCTCCGGCGGCGGGGCGATCTGGGATCCGTCTTCTGCCCAGATCTCCGGTGGTGCCGGTGGGGTACGTCGTCCAGCCATAAAACCCTCCTCGTAAGGTTCGTTAGCGGTTGGTTAGCCTGCGGGCTTAAAGGCGTTGTCGGATCCAATCCCGTACTGCTCGTCGGTTTCATCGTTGATGTAGTCGAGCATCATATCGACGCCAGCCCCAAAGCTGGGGACGACCACTCCGACACTCTTAGGGGCGTTCTCTGGGCCGACGGCGAGGGCCATGTCCATCTCTGAGGCTCCCCCGCCACCTGAAGGGTCGCCTGGGGAAGCCACCGGGGCAGCGGTGCGGAAGCCTTCCCGGCGGCGCTCCACCAGATCTTCGGGGACGTAGCGTTCGCGAGACTCCAACTCGTCCTCTAGGTCTAGCTCTTCGGCGTTGGGTTCGTACACGTCTTCGTCTTCGGGCACGAAGTTCTCCGGCGCGTACGTCCACTCCTGGCCGTCACGCCAAGCGGTGCGGGTGTTCAGCAAGCCGGGGGTGATCTGCGGGCCGGAGATGAGCGCGGCGATCTGGTCGGCCGTCAGGTGGGCCTGCCGGGGTTCTGGCCGGTCGAGTCCGTAATAGTCGGACTGTCGCTGAATCTCCACAAGACCCTCCTAGAACCGGGTAACCCCTTCACCTATTCAGGGAACCGGAGGGGGGTTTACACAGGTCAGGCTGGGGTGCTGTAGCAGTACTGGAAGGTCAGGGTCTTCGGCAGCGTCATGCTGCCGATATTGACGTTCTCACCCTCGTCAATGTCGGTGATGACCACTTTGTGGTACACCCGCGAGCGCATCATGCCGGTCGGGGACTTGATGACCTTCTGCATGGTGACGTTGCCCAGGTTGATCTGCTGGCGCAGCACCGACAGCAAGTTGTGGGTGTTTTCCAGGCCGGGGAGGGCGTTCCACGCATTTTGGTTCCACAGTTCGTAAAATGTAGCGCGAAGGGTGCCGACGCCGACCGCCATGGAGGTCACAATCTCCATCGGGATTTCGGAGTCGATAGGCTGGACGGCCTGGGCCTGCGCCACCGGGGTGGGCGGGGTGTCCTGCATAACCTGGAGGTATGCCAGCCGCTGGCCGTTCCACATCATGGTGGTAAAGCCAGATCCGGCTACCCTTGTTGCGCTCGCTACCATTTAGGTCACCTTTTCTTAGAGTGTGGTGTTCAGGGTGTTGGACGAACCGCCGAAGTCATTGAAGATCGGGGTGGCGGGAGCGGTGATGTTGCCCGCCTGGAGGTTGCCGATGTTGCCGCCGTTGGCGGTCGCGCCTTGGCTGTTGATGTTGCCGGTCGTCAGGCTGACGGCGAACGACACCACGATGTAGTTCAACGGGAACGCGGGCAGCCAGGAGAACCCGACCTCAATCACGTCGGGGTTGGTCAGCAACTGGCGGGCCTTGAGGCCGGTGTAGTCGACCATCAAGCCGTCGCGCAGCAGCGACTGGAGGGCACCTTCAGCGGCTGCCTTCACGTTGACCAGGGTGTAGTCGTAGATCGGCTGACCGATGAGGTTGGCGTTCTCCAGGTAGTCGCGGAGCCGGTAGACCATGGCGTCCTGCTGGCCGGTGATGTTCCACTCCCGGTAGAGCAGTTCGGTGTTGTCGACGGTGACGCCATGGCGAACCCAGATCTTTTGGCTGCGGGTCTTTTCCACCACCATGACGCCGCCTTTGGACTCGTCGTTCTTGTCGCCCTCGCGGTAATTCGTGGGTGTCAGAACGTCCCTCCATCCGGTGACTGCTTTGTGAGTCAGTGGCTGGGCGTAGCTCAGCCTGACGGACATCCCGGCGAGCGACGCGGCCATGAACTGACCGCCGACGGTGATCTCTTTGTTCACTTCGGGGCTGTAGTAGGAGAACCGGTCGGGGCTGACCAGGGCTACTCGCTCTCCGCTGCCGTCGGAGCGCAGCGTCGCCGCTAGTTGCAGGCGCTGCTCTTTGTGGATCCGCAAGGTGTCGTTGCTGCCGTCGACCCCGATGATGGCCCGCCGCTCAAAGCGGTTCTCGGACTGCTGCTTGATGTGGGCTTTGACCAGCGCGGCAACCTCCACGCCGCCGCCGCACGGTACGACGACCGCTACGTTGTCTTTGTCTTGGAGGAGATCCAGCGCATTTTCGTAGGCCGCGACGGACGTGGTGGCGGAACTGAAGTCGACCGCGACGGTCATCACCTCGTAGGCCCCGTTGAGGAAAGCGAACTTTGCGGCCAGCGTCAGTTCGCTGAGAACATTGCCTTTAGCCACGCCGTTGACGGCGTATTCGCTGGTGTTGAACGGGTCGCCGTACCACCGGCGGATGTCGTCGTAGTCGTAGAAGGTTTGGGGGGCGTAGTACTCGTCGTCGGTGTAGCGGTAGGACACCTGGACGACCTCCCCGGCGGCGATGTCGCCGTCGATGATCCGCTTGATGCGGTAGGTCGCCTGCGAGGTTCCCTCGGTGCCGCTGTCCAGCACGACTTCGTAGTCCGAACCTTCCTGGTAGACGTACCCGGTGCTGATCCGCTTGACGAGGAAGGGGACGGGGTTGAGCGCGGAGTTGGAGGTGTCGGAGTCGGTGACGA